ACGCTCAGACCGCAATCATTACTCAGGTCGATGCCAACGAAACCAAGATCGACGCAATCAAAGCCAAGACCGACAACCTACCGTCAGATCCAGCGGACCAGTCAGCAGTCGAGGCGGCGATCACAGCAGCGACTAGTTCTTTAGCAACACAAACAAGTATTGATGATATTCCTACAAATTCTGAACTTACGACAGCTTTAGCTGCAGCAGACGACGCAGTTTTAGCAGCTATTGCCGCCCTAAATAATTTAAGTGCAGCTCAGGTGAATGCTCAAGTATTAGATGTCCTATCTGTTGACACCTTCGGGGAGCTAAGCTCCCCACCGGCTGCGACAAGTAGCCTGAAGGACAAAATCACTTGGTTATTTATGTGGCTCAGGAATAAGGGAACAGCCACTGCTACTCAGAGGAAGCTCTATGCCGATGATACCAACACGGTTGTTTCTACTGAGGCGATAACTGATGACGGTGTAACCTTTACAAAGGGAGAAGCCTCGTGATTGACAGTAAAAGTAAACGCTCTGCTGTATTATCTTTCGGAAGGATCTATCTTAGAGAACCAATTGATATTATAGGAAAATTAGACAGGGCTACTTTATTTGGCCATTATTTTATTGTTAGCCAAGCGATTGAGACAGTAGAATTTGGACTAGAGATAGAACGTGTAATAGACATAAATCTAATAAGTAAGCGTCTTCTTAGTATAGAATTGATTAGATAGTGATACTCCTAAAAGATAGGGTAAAACAAATATCATCAAGTACTGGTACTGGGGTGATATCTCTAGCTTCTGCCCCAAACGGGTATGAGGCCTTTTCTAATGTATTTAATAGTGGAGATCAAACCTATTACTGCATAGAAAATAGTAATAATTATGAGATTGGCATTGGCACTTATGGCATCAATGGCCCAAATACCCTCTCACGAGATACCATATTAAAGAGTTCAACTGACTCTCTACTGAGTCTAAGTGGACGATCTACTGTATTTGTAGTACTGCCAGCTAGCAAAATCCCATTCATAGATAATAGTGGGGAGCTATCTCTTTTACTAGATAGTCTGTCTAATGTTACTTTGACCGACCCCGCTATCGGAGACATTCTTTCGTACAATGGATCTCAGTGGGTTAATGAAGTCGCTGGCGGAGTAGGAGAAGAGCAAGCTCAAGACGCCGTAGGAGGCATCCTTGTTGATACTTCAAGTATAAGCTTTGCTTATAATGATGGGACCCCCTCCATAACGGCTTCGGTAAAAGAAAGTGGCATCACTAATCAGATGCTGTCTTCAGGGCTCGAAGCGGGTAAGTTGGGGGACGGCACCGTAAGTAATCTAGAGTTCTCCTATCTTAATGGGGTAACTTCATCTATTCAGGGGCAGATAGATGGCAAGTATAGTTCTACTAATCCAAGTGGTTTTATATCAGCTTCTGAAGTTTCTGCTAATTATCAGCCACTTGACTCTGATCTAACTTCTATAGCATCTACTGGAGTTGATCCATACGGAATTGGTTTACTAACTAAGACTAGTGGGTCTGGAGTAAGGGACTATATTGGAGCTGGCACCTCGTCATTTGATGGAGCCTACGGCTCGTTATCTGGGATTCCTTCCACCTTTTCCCCATCTGCACATACTCACAGCAATATTCAGGTGATCGCTGGGACTGGTCTCTCTGGTGGAGGTGATTTATCCACCAATCGCACAATAAATTTGGCAAATACTACAGTTGTTCCGGATAGTTACACCCTCTCTTCTTTTACTGTGGATGCTCAGGGTAGGATTACCGCTGCTGCTAATGGGTCGGTTGACCTATCTTCTTATTTGACTTCATCGGTGGCGTCAGTCACTTATCAACCACTAGATTCTGACTTAACTAACATAGCTGGTTTGTCTACTACATCATTTGGGCGATCTTTATTAACTGAGGTAGACGCTTCAGGAATTAGATCTACTATTGGGGCTGGAACTTCTAATTTTGACGGAGCTTATAGCTCCTTATCAGGTGTTCCTTCGACTTTGGCGGGCTATGGGATTACTGATGCCTATCCTCTAAGTGGAAATCCTTCTGGATTCTTAACTGCAATTGTGGATGGCTCTGTTACTCTGGCTAAACAAGCTAATGTGGCGACTGGAACAGTATTTTATCGCAAGACTACTGGTACTGGCGTTCCCGAAGTACAAACGTTGTCTACATTAAAGACAGACCTTGGTCTTACTGGAACAAATAGTGGTGATCAAGACCTGAGTTCTTACGCTACAACAGCCGCCGTTGCTGCTGCATATCAGCCTATTGGAAGCTACGCATCTTCGTCTCATAATCATTCTCTCGACTCTCTAAGTAATGTTACCATAGCTTCAAACACTTCTGGAGAAATCCTTAAGTGGAATGGTTCTGCTTGGATTAATAGTACATTGGCTGAAGCTGGCATTCAAGCCTCTGGCAGCTACGCTGCTGCAACTCACACTCATATTTGGACAGATATAGTTAGTGGTCTACCAACAACTCTTTCTGGGTATGGTATAACAGACGCTTATCCACTTGTTGGTAACCCATCTGGTTTCCTAACGGGAATAGCCGATGGTTCTGTAACTCTCGCTAAGATGGCAGACGTAGCCACTGGAACAGTCTTCTACAGAAAGACAGCATCAACTGGTGTTCCAGAAGTGCAGACGTTAGCTACTCTGAAGACCGACCTTGGTCTCTCTGGTACAAATACTGGAGATCAAGATCTCAGTGCGTATCTAACTTCGTCGACTGCTTCATCTACATACGTTTCACTTTCTGGATCGTACTCTGATCCGACTTGGATAACTGGTCTAGCTTGGAGCAAGCTATCTAGTGTACCTGCTGCCGTTACAGCATTGTCTGGAACTAATACTGGCGACAACGCTGTCAACTCTCTGTATTCTGGACTCGTTACCAATGCTACGCATACTGGCGACGTTACTGGAGATACTGTACTTACAATTGCAAATGAGGCTGTGACTCTAGCCAAAATGGCTAATGTCGCTGCTGGTACTGTTTTCTACAGAAGAACAGCAAGTACTGGAGTACCTGAAGTTCAGGCGTTGTCTGCACTAAAGACCGACTTGCAGTTGGTAGGGACTAATACGGGCGACCAGACGATCTCTTTGACGGGGGATATCACTGGAAGCGGACAAGGCGGCATATCGACTACTCTAGCTACAGTCAATGCCAATGTCGGGTCTTTTGGAAGTACAACTCAGGCAGGAACTTTCACGGTCAATGCGAAAGGTCTGGTAACCGCTGCTAGCAATGTCACAGTCACTCCTGCAATAGGTTCGATCACTGGATTAGGCACATCGGTAGCTACTGCTCTTGGTGTAGCCGTAGGGTCTGATGGAGCCTTTGTTACCAATGGTGGAGCCCTAGGTACTCCATCTGCTGGTGTGTTGACAAATTGTACTGGGTATCCTACTACTGGACTTGGTTTGACAGCTAGTCCCCTTTCTCAATTCGCAGCCACAACTTCTGCTCAACTAGCCGGAGTGATCAGCGACGAGACTGGTAGTGGTTCGCTGGTATTCTCTAATAGTCCCACTTTAGTTACTCCAACTCTTGGCGTAGCTGCAGTTACTAGCGTTAACAAGGTTGCAATTACTGCTCCGGCAACTTCAGCGACTTTGACAATTGCTGATGGAGCTACACTAACCGCGTCAGCGACTGCAAGTGTAAGTGGAACAAATACTGGTGACAATGCAGTAAACTCATTGTACTCTGGTTTAATATCGAATGCAACCCACACTGGTGACGCTACAGGTTCTACTACGCTAACTCTGGCGACTGTAAATTCCAATGTCGGTTCGTTCGGTTCTGCTACACAGGTTGGATCTTTCACTGTAAATGCCAAGGGCTTGATTACGGCTGCAAGTAATGTAACCGTAACTCCAGCCATTGGATCTATTACGGGCCTTGGAACTTCTGTTGCAACTGCTCTTGGTGTCGCTGTTGGATCTGTTGGTGCCTTTGTAGTTAACGGTGGAGCGTTGGGGACACCATCAAGTGGTGTCGCTACAAACTTAACCGGAACTGCATCTGGTCTGACGGCTGGTAATGTAGTTACCAATGCTAACTTGACTGGTGATGTTACATCGGTTGGTAATGCGACAACTATCGCAAACTCTGTAGTTTCATTAGCTAAGATGGCAAACGTAGCAACTTCAACTGTATTCTACAGAAAGACTGGCGGTTCTGGAGTTCCAGAAGTACAAACCTTAGCGACTCTAAAGACCGACTTAGGTCTTACAGGAACAAACTCTGGCGATCAAACGATCACGCTCACTGGCGATGTTACTGGCAGCGGTACGGGATCATTCTCGACTACGTTGGCTACGGTCAACGCAAACGTCGGACCTTTCGGCAGTGCTACGCAAGGTGTTGTCCTTACAGTTAACGCGAAGGGTCTAGTCACAGCGGCAAGCGTAGCGACTATCACTCCGGCAATCGGTTCAGTGACCGGACTCGGCACGGGTGTAACGTCAGCTTTGGCTATCGCGGTCGGGTCCAGCGGTGGCCCGGTGATAGTCGGAGGGGCGTTAGGAACCCCATCGTCTGGAGTAGCCACGAACTTAACCGGCACGGCAACTGGACTAACCGCTGGGAACGTGATAACAAACGCGAACCTTACAGGAGATGTGACGTCAGTTGGAAATGCGACAACTTTGGCGACAGTGAATGCTGATGCGGGATCTTATGGAGGGCCGACTACTTCACTGAGTATCGTATGTAACAGTAAAGGTCTGATTACTTCAATCAGTGCCCAAACTGTCACTCCTAATATTGGAAGTGTCTCTGGGCTTGGAGTTGGTGTGAAGCCGGCTCTTGGTCTTAACGTAGGTTCTGAAGGTAGTGTGGTATTGAATGGGGGAGCATTAGGAACACCCTCTTCTGGAGTGGCCACTAACTTAACTGGAACGGCGGCAGGATTGACTGCCGGTAATGTGACAACGAATGCGAATCTCACGGGAGATGTCACTTCAGTTGGTAATGCGACAACGATTGCTACCGCTGCTGTATCTCTCGCGAAGATGGCTAACATGGCGACAGCGTCACTCATCTATCGCAAGACCGCAGGCAGTGGTGTCCCTGAAGTCCAGACCCTCGCAACACTCAAAACCGATCTTGGGCTGACCGGCACAAACTCTGGGGATCAAGACTTGAGTTCGTACCTCACCTCCGCAACGGCAGCGTCTACTTACCTACCACTCACGGGAGCATCTTCCCTGCAGGTACAAAATACCTTCTTTCTGACTAATACCTCAGGCGATGTTCTTACTCACGCTTCTGGTCAGTTATATCTTTACGGCACGTCAGTTGACCTCGGAACGGCTACTATTCCCTCCGGTGCAACTACACTGGGCATTTATGCTACAGCGACAACCGTAACGAACTTTGAGAAGTTCTCAATCAAGCCAACAACCACTGACGTGAAGATGGGGATCGAAGTCGGCTCGGCAGGAGGAACTCCTACCAGAACAATTCGTATGGGTCACTGGAATGACGGGGGGACGTGGGTTAATCGGTTCGGTATAAACGCTACAGGAACTGCTGCGTTCTATTACGATGATTCAAACTATTTCACGTCCACAGTTAGTTCAACGGGTGCGGTTACGTTCAACGCTGTCGGTGCTGGTTCCGCCTTCACATTCTCGGATGCAGTGACCCTTAGTTCGACTTTGGCTGTCACTGGTGCAACAACTTTCAATAACTCAGTGATTGCGGAATCAGCAAATGTTTTCATTCGCACGGCAAGTCTGTATTTCGACAGCTATGGTACGCATAACGGTATCCGTCATCGAAGGGCTAACGGAACGCTCGGTTCGCCAACGCAGGTTCTGTCCGGTGACTTAGTGGGATTTTGGAACGCTGTTGGTTATCACAACGGGGGAGCGTTTCATACTAACGCCACCACGGGCATCTCTATGTATGCCTCGGAGAATTTCACGTCTACAGCTTGCGGCGGGAACATAAGGTTTACCACTACGCCAATTGCTTCAGCGACAGCAGTACTTCGTATGCTTGTCGATGAAGATGGGCGGGTGGCGATAGGGGGCAACAATGTTAGTCCAGCATGTCTACTCCACCTCATCAGCACAACCGAACAACTGAGAACTGGTTATGATACTTCCAACTACTACTCAACCACGGTCAGTTCAGCAGGGGCAGTTACCTTCGACGCAGTTGGTGCATCTGCTGGGTTCACGTTCTCTGACGCTATCTCATGCACAGGAGCTATTAGAAGTACAGGAACTGGTGGTGTAGGGTACACTACAGGTGCTGGCGGAACAGTTACGCAAGCTACCTCGAAAACAACCGGGGTCACGCTGAATAAAACCACCGGCACAATCACGATGCACAATGCTGCGATGACCTATAACACCAAGGTCTCGTTCACACTGACCAATAGCACTATCGCAGCGACTGACCACGTAGTTGTGCAACATGAATCCGGTGGAACTGTCGGGTATTATTTCTGCACGTCAACCCCGGCAGCAGGGTCAACTGTAATCACTGTATATCTCGTAGGATTTACCACAGGTAGCTTATCAGAGGCGATAGTGTTGCGGTTTACTGTTATCAAAAGTGTTAATGCGTAATAACAAGAGGTGATAAATGTCTGAACCATATGAGGTTAGAAGGGTGCTTCCACTGCTTGAATCTGAGGTCGTAACACTACCGGCTACAGCAGAGAAGCGGGCGAGTCTGAAGTGGCTCACGGCGATAACAGTGGTAACTCCTTCTCCACAAGAAGAGGGACGATTTCTAGTCGAGTATCGTCCAATGACTGAGTCGGGGGAGATCCTCTATAACGACGCGGAAGGGAAAGACACGACGCGATCCATCTCGGTGACTAACCTGTACGCATTCAAAAAAGAGGTCCCAGAGCTTGAGGCAGCGTTTGCCGCTGTATTAGCCTGTGTCAATCCGGTTGAAGCAAAAATGAAAGAATCCGTTGATGGCTTTAATTAGATCGACTATACTAGAATGGGACGAAATCGTATGGGGTCGTACGATATTATGTATTAATAAGTAGTTACTTTAGTGGGTGAATTATGAACAAGACAGAAATTCAGAATGTTGTTGTATTGATCGAGGCTGGGGCTAGAGCGTTGGCGAATCAGAATCCTTTAAATAAAGCTGCTGAAATCATGTCTGCAGCAAATGACCTTATTCAAAAGGTTTTACAATTAGATGCTACTGAATAGCCCCATTTCTTCATCTCCTCTCTCTGGAGGTTCATCTTCTGATACACTAGAAATCTTCTTGTTTTCAGTATCAGTGAGTGAAGTGTCATTATTTGAACTACCAATTAGTCGCGTACTAATATTCACTTTACAGGCATTATACTAATGTCAGAAGAAATACATGCATTAGATATAGGAACAGAACTTAGAATCACTATAACTGATGATGGTGTTGCGGTAGACCTTTCTACAGCCACTACTTTGGAATACCTTATTAGGAAACCAGATGGATCTCTTCTGACGGTGAACGCTGATCTGTACACAGATGGGACCGATGGTATACTTACGTACACTACCGTAGATGGTGATACTGACATAGCTGGTTTATATAAGATTCAAGCCAAGGTGACTATTGGCTCAGGCACATTCTATAGTAGTTCTGCTGCATTTAAGGTTCATTGCAATGTGTAGGCTGTCGCCTACGAAACGGTGCGGGATGACTCCCGCAGGGGGGCATCATGTGGAATAGCGAAATAACGACGATTGTCAGATATCTCGTTAATGATACGGATTTCTCTAACCCATCATATCCAGATGAGAGAATTGAGCAAACTATACTGGTTGCTGCACAGTTGGTATCTACAGAGATTGATTTTGAACAAGTGTACACTATTAATGTGGAGCGATGTTTAATTTCGCCAGACCCGACAGAGCCGACCAGTAAAGATGATGGCTTCATCAATCTGATTTCCCTAAAAGCGGCCTGTATTATAATTGGGGCAGAGTATAAGACTCACAGCCTTTCGGCGGTTAGGGTTAGCGATGGTCCATCTAGCGTCGATATGGGCGGCGTAGCTACTAACTTCAAAAGTCTCTATGCAGACATGTGCGAGAGATATGAACGTACTAAATTGAATTTTGCTACTACCAACAATAATGTTGGCGAAGCTATCTTGTCGCCGTATGGGTCGTATTGGAGCAGATCATGAGTTTTACCTACGCTACAACAGGAACGGTATATAACAATGGTGGCATGACTATATGGGCCGACAAAATTGGCAATACTCAGTCTACTACTGTAGATAATGATGTAAGTGAAGTTTTCTTGTCAAGCGAAGCAGACCCATATAAAGTTTCATCAATCAATTCGTCAACTGAAATTGTTGCTTCTGGTGCATCTTTCACCGGAACATGGGAAGATGTAAAGAATTATAGTTCCTTAGTCGTAGCCGTAAAGACCGACTCTGACGGGACGTTGGCGGTTCAATACTCCCCAGATGGAATAAATCTAGATTCTTCTTTACTGAGGTATTACCGTACAGATCAGATCGAAGCCCCACATAGATTCACTAATTCAAGACGATTTGCTAGAGTAGTTTTTACCAACACAGGCGGAACCCAAACCTATTTTCGTCTTCAGACTATGTATGGGGAAAAGGCCCCACTTAATGCTCCTTCTGATTCGGTCTTATCTCAGGATTATGATGCGACAGTAGTAAGACCTACTGATTATAAATATGAGACTGCTTTAGGCAGGAGACAAGGTGCTACTACGTGGAATAAGTTCGGGTATAATGCAGATCTAGATATAGGTACTGAAGTAATTGCCTCTTTTGGCGGGGCCTTTGTTCCATTAACAACTGGAGCGACTATTTCTATAGTCTCTACTTCAGCAGACGATGATGGCAGTCCAGCAGGAACTGGGGCTAATTCAGTTGTTATTTATGGAGTCGATAGTAATTGGGAGTCGCAAATAGAAGTTGTAACTCTAAATGGGACCACCCCAGTAGTAACAACAAGTACTTGGATAGGGATAAACAGAATTTCTGTATATTTAGCTGGAAGCAATAAGGCTAATGTTGGAGTCATTACAGCTACTATAAGTGGAACTACACAAGGACAGATGCCAGTAGGTGAAGGGACAACGCAGCAATCTATATTCTTTGTCCAAAATAATCATACAGCATTGGCGGATTATTTAAGATTCAACGCAGAGAAAACTGGTGGAGGAACTAGCCCGAAGGTAAGGGTTAAGGCATGGGTTTATAGTGCTGTCAGTAATAGTAAGTATAATGTATTCAATGAGCTAATTGATACAGCAGCAGAAAATACAACTTATTTGAGCCCTTCGCAGCCATTTATAATTGGTGAAAAGAGTTGTATATGGTTCGAGGGAACAACAGATATTAATGATACCTTTGTAAGTTGTAGATTCAGTCTGATAGAATTCAGAGACGTTAACGCATAGGAGTTTTTATGACAGATGTAATAGCTTACGCCTCTACTGGTGTCACATATAAGAATGGGACAACAGTAGTCTGGGCAGATAAATTGGGCAATACTAAAATAGTTAATGCTAAAATAGAGCATAACGTAGTTGTTGCACAATCTGGGATTCTCAGCACCAGATTTGACGATTGTGGCCCTAGTGGAAGTTATTACTTCGCATAATATTGGATGCTACTGTGCAAATACCATCTAACATCTATACGAAGTATGCTGAAGCTATGTCAATGTTTTCCTTAACGGACAACTTTGGCGTAGTTTGCCAGCTAGTATACCAGAAGATCATGCCGATTTCTTCAACTCCAGCAGATATCAGGCAGCGTCTTACAATGAATCCCCAGACGGGGCAAGCGGGAATGCTTAGGGGCGGCGAGGCAACAAAGGTTGTAGAGACCACAGAGGATATAACTCTGAGAGTCTACTCCGATAAAAAGAGCTTCGAGAAAATTGGAGGCTTCGATTATGCTGCTGGTTCTTGTATGACGATTGGTACGGCTGCTCAGATGGAGAATATTAGGAAGGCCGATTTCATTATCATCGATAAAGACAGACTTCAAAGAAGTGGCGAAGTCTTAGTCTGGGGCCTAAACGGGGAATATTGCGTAGCCTACTGGACTAAATAATGGCAAAATCCCGAATCCAAATTATTGAGTCCACCTCTTCAATATCTGCCAAGGTCCTATTTGAGGTAGCAGAGCAAGTTGACAGGAAGATGAGGAGAGCTGCCCCTCAAATCAATTTGAGAGTGGGCGAGCTTATAGAGGCAAGGATTAGGGCCACTCCTCACGTAAAATCCTTAATCTCCGGCCAACTACAAGCCGATTTCGGCCTGAACATAGGAGAAGCTGAAGAAGCTATTGAGTCACTCCTGTTCGTGGTAAAGCGATCGGTAAAAGTGAATCTGGGCATCAAGAATAGGGGATCTTTGGGAAATTCGGCATGGTCCATGTCGGTCTCAATATTGCCGGAAGGCTTCAGTGACGTCCTAAAAGGCATAGGAACGTACCAAAGCCCCAGAAGTGGCGAATTTATTCCTTGGATGGAGTGGCTATTAACCAAGGGAACTACGATCATCTATGATGACTTTTTCGTGGCCAAAGGGGAATTCAGGACAAGTAGGTCTGGTTTCGCCCTGATGTTCCCCTCTGGTGAAAGTGGCAAGATCTTCCGAGTTGACCCAAACTTCGCCGGAACGGCAGATGATAACTTTGTTGTTAACACCATTGCTTCTCTTTTACCGGAAATTGGCAACATAATGTTCAGTTACCTACAGTGAGGCCTGTATGTCATTAAAAGGTTTTGTTAGGTTGGGGGATTCTACTCTCACCAATGATATACAAGAGAATCTGGTCTCGTACCTCGACCACAGCCTTCTCCAGATGGGGAATTTTGTTGATGTGCCGGTTCCGTCTACGGGACTTTATGGCGGGGTGGATAGCAGGCTTAGGCTTGTAGATGACCCGAGGTATACATCTGGACAGGTGTGGGCCACCTTCAGGCCAAATCTAGTTTGGGAGTCGGGAGTCGGAGCCTTAACCTCTACTAATCCAGCCTATCCGGGGGTTTCTGGGGTTCGTGTTAATTCCACCCTGTATCCGCCATCTACTACTGGCACTTATGCCTACCATGTTGACCACATAAATGGGGCAGTAAGGTTTGATACAGCTATAGCCGCAAGCTCTGTAGTAGAAATGGCCTACTCCTATAAGTATGTGAGCGTTACACGCTCGGATGGTTTGAGCTGGTTCAAGCAGCTACAGGAGAGATCTGAGAGATCCAATGGGGACTTCGCCTCACAAAGTGGCATATATGAACTCCTGCCCGAAAATCGCCAAGCTCTCCCGGTAATAGGCGTTGAATTGGCGGGGCGTAGGTTGGCCCCATATCAGTTGGGAGGTGGCCAATTGGTCGAAACAGATTTCTACTGCCATTGTGTAGCCGAGGATTCATACACTCGGGATTCCCTTGTGGATGCCCTTACATACCAATCTAAAGCCTCCATGAAGATGTATGATCTTAACGAAATCGCAGACGCTGATGATTTCCCCCTAGATTATCGGGGTGTTCCAAACTCCGGGGCAAAAACCTACCCAGACTTATGTAGCACATACTCTGGCAGAACCATGTATATCAAAGATGCGAAGCTGGATTCTGTATACTCGTTGGGCACCCTAAAAATTGGCACAGTTAAAATTACCACTGAGGTAATTCATTTTGGCGTATAAATAGTTAGAAGTTCCTTTTTACTGGAGAAAATAAATGGCGTTTAATACAAGTTCAAATAAGCGTGTTTTTTACGCCACTCAAGGTGTTGCTATCGGCGACATGGGGGCTACTGGTGTAAAAGATGCATGGGGTACTAGCGATGGTGGGACCTTCGTTGGTTCTGGCAGCATGATCATCATGCATGGTCTTCAGAGCCTTGGGGTTAATACCAACTTCAGTCTTGAAGCCGTGCAAGAATTGGGTCAGCTTTCGATCTATGAGAACGTGGAAGAAGTTCCGGATGTCGAGGCGACTATGGAGCGTCTGCTGGATGGCTACACGATGGCCTATCATGCTGCCACTATTACTGCTAGCGATCCTACCCTTTCTGGCAGAGCCAACGCGAGAGCCGACCTCAGAATGATTATCGGTCTCGATACTGACTCTGCTGTAACTAGTGGTGATAGTTTGGCCGCTGAGTTGTATTGTTCAGGTATGTATTGGTCTTCAGTTAGTATCAGTCTGCCGACTGATGGAAACTTCACTGAGAGCTTGACCCTTGTAGGCAACAACAAGAAGTGGATCACTTCTGACGGAACCGCCGGTATTCTACTTGGTGCTGGTGGAGTTGTCAACTCTGTCTTCGCATTCGGGGATGACTCACCTGATTCGCCAGATAGTGGTGTCCTGCGAAGAAACAACTTCCTGACCGGATCAGGCTTAGTGACTCGCGGTGGCAATAGTTTCGTTACCGTCCTTCCGAGTTTTATAACTGGTATTTCTAATAACGGACCATCCACCGGAGCTAACGGAGCATCGACCTTCAAGAATTGTGGGACAATCAATACTGCCGACGTTCACGTTCAGTCTATCAGTTTCTCAGTTGATGCTGGCCGCGAAGCGATCAACCAGCTTGGTACTTATGCCCCATACTACAGATACGTTAACTTCCCAGTCAACGTAACAACTGAGATTGAGGTGATTGCAGTTGGTGGGGACAATATCAACGCTGTCGAAGACGTACCTAGCGGTGGTAACTTGTCAAACCATACCATTCAGGTATGTCTTGATGACTCAACCGTGATTCAGGTTGGCAACAAGAACAAGCTAACTAGCGTAAGCTATGGTGGTGGGGACGCTGGTGGGGGCAACGCCTCTATCACATACTCAATGCAGAACAACAACGACTTCGTAGTTCTACACTCTGGAGACCCAATGGGGCTTGAGGCTGGTAGCTACTTTAAGTACTGGTTTACGTAGGCCTTAGCTGCGTGAACCTTCGGACTTGATGGGGGCGAAAGCCCCCATTCTCGTATAAGGACTTTAGGAGGGCGAAGCCCATCATACAGGAACTGCTGTCTAACACGACGCTATTGGCTTTTAAAAAGCCGATCAGGATCGCCAATTTCTCCCCTATAGAGAAGGCTGAAGCTTCGGCTTATGCCGAAGCGGTCTACGACGAATGCTTTGAGTCTGGGTCTTTCAGTAAAGAAGAATTGGCCGACTATCTAATAGAGATTGGTCTATGGAGTCAGCAGGAAGAGGAAGATTATCTTCAGGGGCTTGAGGATTTGCAACAAATGAAAGTGGACTACTTCGAGATGTTCGCTATTGAAACAAGACGCATGAAAGTTAAGCGGGCAATCGAGGCCAAAATTCACCAATTGAACGCCGTATTTCAGAAGAAGGTCTATCTAAACGAGTATACATGCGAATATGCTCGTGATGAGGCCTATGCATACTATCTATTTAGAGACAAGGATTATCCCTTTGCGTTTTCACGTAAATTTCTTAATTCTAGAATGCCAGAGGATGACATAAGAGCCCTGTATTTCGACAGTACTTGGAGAATGATATGGGGTGTTTCTAAAGACCCGCAATCCATTTTCGGGCTTAGTGCTAACCAGCTAAATGATAACCAGCTTAGTTTACTCTACTGGAGTAAATTGTACGACAATATTAGCGAATCTACAGATGCTCCGGGTAGTGCTGTCATGAAAGATTCTCTAGCCGTAGATGGCTGGTTTATCAAGCAGGCGAAGAAGAGAGAGGCCGAAGAAAAGAAGAAAGATCTTCCAAGCCAAAATGCTGGGGAGGTCTTCGTTATGGCTTCTAGCCAGAAGGAGATTAAAGAGATTAATAGCCTGAACAGCGTAGAGGGCAAGCAAATTCTGAAGTCCAGAGCCAAGGATTTAGTCGCTAAAGGTGAGCTTGATGAGCGTCAGTTCTCACACGTAAAACAAGAGATAGGCCTCAAGAAAAACGAATTAAGTTTCAGGGGCAAATAGATTTGCCTCAATAAGGATTGGGGGTTAAAAATGGGGAACGGGGCAGTACAACTTTATCAAGCGGTGCGGAAACGCATCATGACAACAATGATTGGGGCTCTTGCAAGTTTGGAAGAGTTCAAAGAAATTTTTGAGGAGGATGAATATGAAGGACTAAGAAAAGACATTTTGGACAAGGGCCATTTTCAGATCAGGGAATTGGAACGGGATTTAGACGGGTTCGATATCAAATACAAGACAGTTTACTTTATGCCACTTAGGAGAGATCATGGAAAATAGATTCACAGTTGGGGAAAAAGATTATTTCATCAAGATTACCCCACAGGCTATCGCCGAAGGTAAGAAGATCCACAATAAGGCCTTTCGTCAGGCCCTCGATGATGGGGCTCTTTTGAAAAAGAGCCTAATGAACTATATGATCGAACAAGGAGTGTGGAACGACAAGAAGGAAGAACTGTATAAATCCTTCGTCAAAGAGATTGGGGAGCTGGAATACAAGCTATCGTCTGGAAAAATGAAGGTTAGTGAGGGGAAAGCTCTCGCCATCCAGCTTGCTAAAAAGCGTGCCGAGTTCAGATTATTGATTTCTGAGCGAAATCAGATGGAATCTAATTCCGCCGAAGCACAGGCCGATAATGCCAGATTCAATGCCCTTTTGGCTAAGTCAGTTTTTGACTACGACACTCAAAAGTGCGTTTATGCCTCTACGGAAGACTACGTAGAGAAGGGGTCTGACGATCTAGGCATCTCTCTCGCCGAGAAGTTCGCCAATTTCCTTTACGGTGTCAATGAAGATTATGAGAGTACTCTAGTTGAGAACAAGTTCTTAAAGAGATTTAAGCTTGTAAACGACCTTGGACACTTCGTCGATAACGCTGGAAACCTAGTTGATATTGAGGGCCACAGGGTTGATGAAGAGGGCTACAGGATCGATTCTGAAGGAAAACGCATTGATCTAAATGGTAATCCACTCGGTGTTAAGATTGAAGAAGCCGAATTTGAGGATGACTTTAATGTGCCTACCGAAGTAGTTCCTCAATAATTAAGGAGTAAGTTATGGCCCTTTACGACGTATCTGCTAGACTAGTTCTAGAAAGCGTGGATAGCTCATCCGTCCAGAGGGCCGTTTCTAGTGTCAATACTCGCCTAGAGAGAGGAACCAAATCCGCTAAAGCATTTTATGATGCTGCCAGCCTAAAGGGGATCAATCTAGCTGGGTATGCCGCTTTGGGCGGTGCTATGGCCAAGATCGGCATGGTGGTCGCTAGTGCCACTCATGACGCTATTAGATTTGACCAAGAATTGGCCAAACTAGCTCAGACTGTTGGGGTCAGCAATAAGGATATAAAGGAGCATTCTGAGTCTATCAGGAAAATGTCTGTTGCTTATGGTTTATCCGCTCCAAAAATCGCAGAGACCATAAGGGTTTTGGCTCAGGCTGGTTATTCTTTAAACGAAGCAAAGGCGGCTGCAGACAATCTGGCCCAGACAACCCTACTGGCATCCTTCGAGAGCATATCAAATACCACAGAAGGTTTGATTGCTATCAATAAGCAGTTCACAGAAACCGTTGGACAGTCTGCCAGAGTTCTTTCTTTACTGAATGTGGTTGCTAAGAAGTACGCTGTTGAATCTGACGACTTGGTCGATGCGGCCAAGCGGGCGGGCGGTGTTTTCGCTGCTACTGGTGGAAGCCTTGAAGAGCTTGTGACCATTTACACAACAGTAAGAGATACTACTAGAGAAAGCTCTGAGACTATCTCTACAGGTCTTAGAACCATCTTTTCTCGTCTACAGAGACCTAAAACGATTGACTATCTTCGTCAATTCGGTATCGAGCTTACAGACCTTAAGGGGAACTTTATTGGTAACTATGAGGCCATCATAGAGATCCAAAAAGGCATACAGAGAGCCAATATTCAACCGGGCTCTCTTCAGTTCTCAGCTATCGTAGAACAGCTCGGTGGGGTCTTGCAGCAATCGAGAGTTATTCCTTTACTGACTCAAGCCGCTAAGATGCAAAGGATTTATGCGGACGCTCAGAATGCTTCGTCAGAGACCGCTGCCGACTTAGCCAAGGCACAAGAGACTCTCTCATTTAAGCTTGCACAGACTCAGCAAAATTTTGCTAAGCTGATTGGCGACGTTATGGAGACTAGCTCTTTTAAGGCTATGATCTCGACTGTGCTATCACTCACTAACGCATTCATCGGGTTCGCTGGTTCTATCAAGGAACTGATTCCGCTTCTCGCTACATTCGCAGCTATTAAATTGTCAAAATCATTGCTGGGTGTTGGTTTGCCTAGCTTTGGGAGAGGAAAGGCCCCAATAAAGAGAGCATCTGGTGGGTTCGTTCCCGGTAGCGGGAGTGGAGACACTGTACCGGCTATGTTGGAGCCCGGCGAATTTGTGATTAGAAAGAGTGCGGCTCAGGCTATGGGGGCTGAGGCTTTGCATGGAATCAATAAATATGGCTTTGGGGGCACAGTAGAGAAATTAAGCGATTCTTATAAGAGCATTAAAACCCTTAAAGGCTTTAAAGATTCTTCAGGTAATATTAGTGCTCTAGCTAAAAGAAAAATGAATTATACGGCTGATTTTAAAAAAGTAATACCAAATCAGAAAGATATTGAGCTATTCCATAAATTGAGTGGCCCGTATGGAAAAAGATTTGAGCAGGTTCTATCTAAGAGTAGAAGATTTAAAACTGGTCGGCCATCTACTAATCCATATGCATATGTAGATTTTCCATATTCTCCCGGAGGTGCTTCTGAAGCTAAATTCATGAAGGAGGGAACCACGTATAGTGATGATGATAATATAAAGGGGGCAACACATGCAGGTATTGCTGCGAAGGCCCTATTATTATCTGCTTCTAATAACGCGAACAGAAGAATACGAGGAATGGAGATTAGGCAGAAGGATCTTAGTCCAAAATCTATTACTACGTATGTAACCGATCCAGATTTATGGACGATGAAGCGGAAAAAGAAAGTGGGTATAAGAAGGGCTACTGGTGGTGGAATTTCTGGTACAGATACAGTGCCAGCACTGCTTACTCCCGGCGAGTTCGTTGTCAACAAGGAGTCTGCACAAGCCTTCGGTTATGGTAATCTAGAGAAGGTTAATAAGTATGCCTCTGGTGGGTATGTAGGTGTTCAAAAATTTGCCACTGGCAGTAGAGGTCGTGGAGTTAAGCCTGATGTTTTTACTCCGCCCACGATCCACAGTTGGGATGAGTTTGATCAAGAGGTTAATCCTCCTCAAGCTAAACCTAGAGGAGGCAAAAAGGCATCAGATGCGGTAAGAACTGGAGCGTTCTCAGGATCAGGAGATCTGGACGATGAAACCAAAAGAGTAAAAACATCGTTCTCTGATCTTGCGTTCGTTGCTGCAGGGGTCGCCTCACAATACACCGACTCAGAATCTGCTATGAGTCGTGCTATTGGGACTACCTTAGAATTTGTAAGTACTGCTGCATTAGCGGTGTCAGCTTTAGAGCTGTTTGGTGTTTCCCTAAATGCTAAAAGTATTTCTTCTTTTTTATCTGGTGGTTTCAAGGGGATAGCTACAAAGGCTTCTAAATTACTCGCTACAAACGTGGGAGGATCAAGTATTGCTTCCGCCTCTACTGTTAGTAGTATGTCTGCTTTGGGTGGGGCGGTTGTTGCTACTACGGCTGCTATGGCTGCTGCTGGGCTCTCAGTTTATGCTTTTGGGTCTATCGTGGATAGTGCTAGAGGACTGACTGAAGCGACTAATAAGGCAATTATGGAGGGAAATGCAGCTAAGGCTGCTGAAGCAGCTACTTACGAGAAGAGTCAATCAGATGCGACAGTGCTTTCAGCATCGTTTACTGCACTTGTGGCTGGTATTGGATTAGCCGTAGCTGGTCTTGCTGCTTGGCCAGTAGTGCTCGGAGCCGCTATCGTCGGTGTTGTTGCTAAGCTTGTCTTAATGACAGATGTAGGAGCTGGTCTCGCAACAGGTATCAGAGACCTTGGAGCTAGCTTTGGACTGCTAGAATCAAGTGCCTCCATAGCGGCAAAAGCATCGTTTAAAGCGTCTTTACAAAATGCTAAGAACGTTTCAGATAGAAATAGTACTGCTCTTTCTAAGCAAGTGGCTAAAGCTAATAATAAAGAAAAAGCAGATAATGTTCTGAGAGGTGGTGTTGTCAGAGAAAATGCTGCCGCTATAGGGGCTGCTGATCGAGACGCAAGAAAATCCGCAAAAGAGAAGCAGGATCAACAAACTCAGAATTCTCAGACTGGATATTTTGGACAAGTACTGGATTCTTTTACACAAATGGTGGGGGGAGAAAGTATAAATGATACTAATGTAAGACTCAGTAAAGAGATGGAAGACGATAGACAGGCTGTTAAAGACCAAGCTAAATCTAATTTTGATCAAATTGCTCCACTAGTTGACACTAGTATGTCTGCGTTTACAGACTTTGGTGGCACCGATTGGGATGCATTTTTAATATCTATCGGTCCAGCAGCAGCAGAAATGATGATGCTTGCTGGTATCACTGGTGATATGCGTCTGCAATTTGAAGATTCAATAGAAGCCGCTAAAACAGAAGCTGCATTACGAGCTATTCTTAGTGAACAATTGGTGAAGCAATTAGCTACTACTACTGGTCTTGCAGAAGCTAACAGAAAGGGTATTGCCGCTTCGCAGCTTGGCAGTACGATTGCTGGACTGTCTTCTTCTGGTTTTAGAAGCTCCTCCCTTTCTACCAATGCTTCTAGCTCTGATGTTAATAGGCAGATAGCTGCTGCTAAATCTTTAGGTGTTACTGGATACGATGAAAATCTGTCTGCTGTAAATAGATCTAAGTCTGAGTTAGAAAAATTAAATCAGCAGTTCGCAACCGCCACTCCTGAAAAGAGGAAGGAGTTGAGCGAAAAAATACTACAGAATAAAAGAGACACCATTGAGGCCGCTGGTGGATCTGCAGATGGGTTAGATGCGGATGCTATAAATGCAGCCTATGAGGCGACAATAGCGGGAGCCGACGAGCTTCAAAGTAAACTAATCGAAGCAGCTACGAATGTAGAAACTGGCATCAATAGGTTTATAGACGCTTTAGATGCTGCCAATAAAGCTCAAATGGAGTATGCCGCTGCGAGTGACGAGGCTGGCCGTTCGGCCAGAGGAAGAGATGCAGATCTACAAAGCTTTAGATCAGGTGGATCTACAATTAGCGAGATTCGAGCAAGACAAGACGAAACAAGATCACTTATTCCAGCAAATGACACTCGGGCCGAGTACGGCTTTACTGCAGAAATGCTGAATCGTAAAGGGAAAAGAATAGTAGCTCAGGAAACTTCTGACCCTTTAAATACCGCAGTAGGAGCTAAAGCCGCCAGAGATAATAAGATAAGAAGAGAAGCTACTGTAGCTGGCGTACCTGCTACTGCCGTCAATGGGGCTGGTGGTGGAGCCCTTCGTGGTGGTGCTGCCGCCGCTGGTGCAGCTAGACCAGTTGTTGGACCTAACGCCGCACCCGGTGCAGCTAGTGATGCTGCCGCTGCCGCCAACGCAGTAGCACAAGACAGCATAGGTTTACAGTTCCAGTTTTCTGCCCTGCAAGTAGCAGCAGAAAAACAAGCGGCTGCAATTAATCGAGAGACCGGTCTTCGTGAAGCTAATATAGAGGCGATAAAAGAAGAACTCTCTCTTGAGAAGGATAGGGCTCAAACCATAGAAGAGTTCAATATAGCTTTAAGCGGTGGGGCTGGTACAGATGCGAAGAGAGATGCTCAGAAGAAGTTGAGATCATTACAGAGGGTTGAGAATGCCAGACTAACTGGTGGAGAAGCTGCTGCTAATAAGGAAATAGGCCGAGCCATTAACAGAAATGGCGGGGATAGATCTTTCTATACTGGAATACAGGCTCCGGAAACCGCTCAAAACCTTCAAAGAGATGCTAGTGCCACTGGTGGAAAGATCGGTCTTCGAAGACTTGGTCAGAACTCAGAACTTGGTCAGAATTTAAACATGGTCGGACAGACAGGATTTACCGCTAATGGTAGTAACCTTGCTGGACAGGTTGGGGCACAAAATACAGAGATCAATGCTAACGACGCCGCTCTTGTAGAAGGTATGAGGCTTCATTCTGAAATGTTGAGTTCCTCTGCGGCTATGTTCAATCAGTCTATAATGAGTATGACTGGTGGCCTAGGTAAGTTCTCAGAAGATATGAGAACGATACTTGACGGACTAAAAGGTGCTAGCTTTGATCTGAAGATGCAGGGAGGAAATGTGTCAGTAGATATTAGTGATAAAAGTGGCGTTATCGGGATGGTAAGTGACGCAGCAAAAAGAGAAATAAGTGATATGATAGCAGAAGCGATACGTGGAAAAGAAATGGGAGCACTATAATGCCAGTAATCGTAAATGGAAAAGCCATATTACCGGCCCCAGTTGCTAGTTTCTCTAAAAATACCATCATAGCAGATGATGGCACGAACCTTGGGGCTGGATACACTTTATCTTTACAGGGCAAAATCCTGCAAAATAAGGGAAACCCGATCTCTACCTCTGGAGTTTCATTTGCTTCGTCTATGTCTGTTGCCGGTTGGACTACAACCCAATCCGCAGACGATGACCCGCTACACAACATAGGGGAATCAGACCTACTGATTTCCACAATTACCAAAATGGAGCAGTTGAGAGACTTAGTATCTCCAGCTACTGGCATCAAGGTAGAAGTTGTAGGATTCGCCCACGATCAGGGGCTTAAGTTCTATGGAGATCTTAAATCTTTCACTGTAGACTCAGACGGTAACTGGGCCAAACCTGCCAGTTATACTATGGAGTTTGATTTTGCCAACTTCATATCGCCCGCCAATACTGGCCTATTCACAAATGGATCAAGCGAAGACGGCTTCTCCTACTATGTCTCTTCAGTAAATGAGAATTGGTCCATACAAGAAGATGAAAACGTTGTAGTTAACACGGGGAATTGGGGAGAAATCAAAAAGGTCTACTCAATATCTCACTCGGTTGAGGCACAGGGTAAAAGAGTTTATGACTCTTCTGGGAATATCCCCTTAAAGGCTTGGCAGCAAGCTAGTGGATACGTGAATTCAGTAGTTGGATTAGGCCCGGCCAACATCCCACAAGGGCTCCTATACGTTGCCTCCGGCTACTATATTACTAATAGGACCATGAATGAGACGATAAATAGATCGGCTGGATCTTATCAGGTAGAAGAAACCTTTTCTTATGTACCAAGTGGACTTTTCCCATCTGGTATATTGGCCTTTGAAAACTGCTCAATTTCTGTCGATAAGTCAGAATCATCACTAACTAGCGTCTCAATCGATGGATCGATCAAGGGGATAGAGACTAATTTACCAACCGGAGTATCAGGCACTTCAGTATCTAAGTACACAAATGCTCTATCATACTATGGGGCAGTAGAATCATCCCTGTATAATAGAGTTAAGCAGAACATTGGCAGTATGGCTTGGCTACATCCAAGGCCAGTAAGCTCTTCTGTCGGTAGATTCCCAAATGCTGGGGAGATTACATACAAGTTCAGCTATGATAATAGGCCACCAAACATCATTGCTGGTAGTATATCAGAAGAGATATCAATTGATGATACCTATCCCGGCCAGTTGTATTCAGCCACGCCAGTAATAGGACGAAGTCAGCCAGTTCTACAATACTTGGGGTCCAGAAGTGAGTATAAGAGAACGCTAAACATTAATGTCCAGATGGGCGATCTGTCAAGGAACTGGGGATATTCAGACAATCCGGACTATGCTTCTAGAACAGACGAGAGTGGCAGGTTCCTCCCTCCAACCGGAGTAGAGACTAGATCAGACAAAATCAAGAATTGGCTATTCACACAAAAACCAAGCATAGCTAGCTCTGGGGACTTTCAGGCAATATATGACGCGGCGAATCCCGCCAATGAATCTGGAGTAATTCCTACTAAAGTATTCTATGATGCCCCTCAGGAGTCATGGAATCCAAAGAGCGGAAGCTACACATATTCTATAGGATGGACTTATGAGAAAGAACAGGGATAAGTATGACGAATGAAAGAATTGAGCCATTTGGAAGTGGCGTGTCTTCGTTGGTGCCAGTGCAGAAATTTATGGGGGCCACCGTAGCCAAATTTAATTGCTCTGCCGACTATGCTTCCCAACCCGGCTCATGCTCCATCGACCTAGTTGTTGACACAACGGACAATGATGTCTTTAGCCCCGGAGTTATAGGATCGCCCAAGTTTTTCAAAATAGTTGATAATAGCGGGGCAACCATATTTGGTTTTAACGGAGTCCTAGACTCGATCTCTAGAGACTCAGGTCCGGACAACAAATCATATAAGGCAAATATAGTAAGCCCCCTGAAGGTCTTACAGGCCGTAACCCTAGTAATAAATACTTATCCGGGATATGGGGCTGCGACCGAGGGGGTTCCACAGTTCTTCTCAGGAGACGGCTACTATCAGATAGATGACTCCGATAAGCAGCCGGGATATCTGCCTGACGGAGTCAGTATGACCCCAACAGAAGACTATTTCAAGACTAGCGACTACTCTTTCGCGACCAATAATTCGAACCTCTCTTTTACCGGAATGTGGGAGAGGTCCTATAACATCATCAACGTATTTGCCGCTTACGAGAATGAATGGGTGAAGGAAGATCCACTAGATCCATTTGGCCTGCTAGGCCCTCCGGGTGATGAATTCCGAGTTGCTGTTGTCCCATTTGCTGGTTTTGGAGCATCTAGTTCTAACTCCGGTATGAGAGTTGACAAAATTGCATACGCGATAGACCAGCTAGTGAATAAAACCAGTGCAACCTCTGTCAAAAGGTACATAGGAGGCAATATCCTCTATGGCACTAATACCTATAACATATGTGATACTGCACAGGGAAATATCCCTCCGTATCCATACTATTACGGTATAGACATAATTGGATTCATTTCTTCGGCTTTATACTATCTACCAGAGGACTTCTTGATCTCTGGCGATTCCATATCACTAGCCGACTTTATAGCAAACATATGTGATGCTATTAATGCAGATTTTATCATCGAACTGAATGATGAGTCATATGGGGATGGAAGTTTTGCGGCAGAACTAATTCAGACATATCCGAATTCCATCTTTGGCGGAATCATATCGATAGTCCTGATACAAAGGAATACATACGTAAATTGCAATAGGCCATTCAGTGAGTTCACTTATGATCTATTGAATCTTGAAAGACCAGACGCTGGCGATTATGGGATACTTGTTCCATCTAGTGGAGCCGGAAGCATAAATCCGGGGCTTCCTCCATACCTTAATATGCCGAGAGATACTGGTACGGTATTACTCGACGATGGTAGCAGATTCATTAATCCTATAGATTTTGACTATGCACAGAATGGTACTGATGGATCTAGACCATATGGGGGACGCTTTCCGGTAGTTGGGCCAGAAACTGGAGTTATCTTAGCTGTTCCTCAGCCGCCTGAAGCATTCGCAAGTGGGGTTTTTGACTCTGGCATTAGCAGGCCAATCAACCTTTCCTTGAGCTTGAAAGCTAGCGATGTAACAGCGGCCAAAATGGTAGTTGGTGGTTTCCAGACTAGAATGAATGTTGTTCCTAGAGATTATATCTACCAATACTGGGGAGAAATAGCTCTTGTGTCTCAAACTGGGGACTACTGCTCAGCAACAGCCACTTCTACTAAAAGCATACCAGTCATCACCCAAACCCTGCCACCTAATGATACGTGGGACTGGGTTGCTATAGACATGCAGTCTATCTTCTCTCAGGAGACCATTGTCGGGGTGTGTTATGACGGTGTATACTTTGCAAGCATGCTTGAGATAAGGGCTGCGATGGTCTCCTATGAGGCTTGGGAGTCATATCTAAGGGCTACGAAGAAACACAAGATTGATGTACTTGAAGGTGGAGGGTTGGACGTTCTAAGAGACAAAATCACCACATCCAATGTCGCCACTACTAGAAAATACATGTCTCTTAGGGGATTCGCTGGTGCTTCTACCCAAGCAGAAGAGTTTGATCTTCCGGACGACTACGAGATTATAAAGCAAATATGGGAAAAAGTTAAAGACATTGGCGACACCCATTACGGCAAGAGTTGGGTTGCCCCAATCCCACTGTTTAGAACAAAGACTACAGAGAGTGATACTAGCCTAGTCGGCAATGTTGTTAAGTCATGGGACATTACAGACTCTGCCTATGTCGAGCCATATGCTTACAATCAAATGGAGGCACCAAAAGATTCAAGCTTTATGCAGGATGGAAGACTTAAGTCTTTTGCAAATTTTGAGCACTCTTTCGTAGCCGGTGGAGATGACGACCTCTGCTACGGTCTTCTCTCTGGGCAACTATCTGGTTTTGCCTCCGGAGTCAAGTACAAATATGACTTTTCTGAGCATAATGACAGTACTGTTTTTGATATCGACCCATCCGGTACTGGAAATTGCCCAGTCATTAGTATCGCACACGCCCCTATTTCGCTCGGAGAAGATTACATATATCTAACTCCTAAGTACTTCGATTACTATAATCGAGGACATTGTCCAGTAATAGATAGCGTTGATCCTCCTGCTGGTACTGGTACTCCACCAGAGAGCATGAGCACAAGCACAACCAATTTTTATATGTACGAGTATACGTTTAGCTTCAAGCAAATAGCTGAGGCTGTTGGAGTTCAGGGTCTCCCCAGCAATTCAATTACTGATGCAGCGTCTAAAGTGTTCTTCCCTAGTTCAGATGTCGTTGATACCATGAAAGAGCATCATAGCGAGATTGGTATCTCTGCATCATTAGGTCTGCCTTATGATTACATCGAGGTATATACTCCACCATTTGGTGTGAACGATATAGGGCCTAGTGGTTATTTCAATACTCTGAGCACTAAGGGCTTACGTACTCAGGTATTAAACAACTACAAAAGACAAAATGATAATACTATAGACAATATCAACCTTGTTCCTACCCCATCTGTGACTGGGTTGTATGACTCTCATTTTGCGTTTACCTACTCCGGAACCGCTCTGAAGGACATATTGTATGGTATCAAAAATCAGCCGGTTGTCACTGCAGGAAGTGGACTCCCATTCATAAAATTCACAACTTCCCCAGTATACTACCCCTCCACGTTCCAAAGTGATGGAGTAAATCCACTATCGGCTAAATATATTGATGAAATGTCCAACTCGATAAGACTAAACGCTATAGATAGCTTGCCAGACCAACTGGCTGATTTTGCTGAATTCGGAGAAGAATTTGGGAAGAGTTCTGCATCGAGAGCCGCTGTCTCGCCAAAAGCTGTGGGCATTCCGCAGAAATCAAATAGGTACGTGTATGGTCCATGGATGACTAACTTCGAAAATACTATATTCTGTGGCAAAATTGAGTATGAACGAGACGAGGATCTAGTCCCAGAAAACTTTATGATGCCAGTCTATGGGGACATAACTACTAATTGGCAGGTAGTTAACCCAAACGGGTCGGTCTCCAGAGTGGTCAGTACAGTAAAAGGGACATCTCTGAGCGGCTTTGCTGGAATGAATCTAGCAGGTCAGGCGATAGCCAATAGTATAGACAACTTTTCACTATTTGCTCAGGAAGAGGGTACGCTAACCCTGCCGGGATTGCCTATAATACAGAGAATAGGCGGGATTATACCAAATGGTCCTAGGATAACCGATATCAATATTACCTTTAATTCTTCTGAAGTCCAGACTACATACAACTTTAGAAGCTTGAGTCAGAGATTCGGCAGGGACAGTAGGGATGTTGTGCGAAGACTAAGAAAACTTTCTGATAAGCTAAGATCTAAATAATGAGCAAAAATAAAACCAGTAAAAAGAGAGACATGATTTCGTCTCCTCAGTTTATTATTTCTGCTGCAAAGCAGTTTGTAAGGTCCACTGGTAATCTACTAGATGCGGCGTCGGAGAAGCATAGTTTCTCGTACTATTGTAACAACATAGTTGATACTGAATATTTTAGGCAGTATACAACACTGCTATCAGCAGCTGGTAATGCAGACAATCTTATTAATGTTGGAGCTATAAGCCTTGATGGGTTGTACGTCGGGTACTCCACATCACCTTACTATACTGGTCTTCTCCCACATTTTGAGGCACCAACCGAGACTGGTGCTGGCGTAATCAATGTTAATTCATTGAACCCATTTAACCCATCTAACATGTACGGGACAGGGGTTAATAATATTGGATTGGTAGATACTGGCACATATAACCCAAGTGGATGGGCCGAAGGTGGACATAATATCTTGGCTGCTATGACAGCGAACAGAATCGCTAGTGCTGAATCGCTAGAGTCTGGCGTTCACTCAGTCTCTAATTATTTTGATGCTGACTTCTACTACCGCAAGAAGACAGAGTTACTGGACATACGATCAGTAGCCCACAGAGCCCCTCTGATATTGAGTGGCCCCGGCTATGACATTAGCGGAAACCCAGTCCCAACTGGAGAAAGCGGGATCATGCACCCTCAAGCATATTCCGATCCATCTCTTTGGAAAACAGGTCCTCTAGATGTAAGATGGGATGACGGTAAAAAGGTGTGGATAGCTACTGGCGGAAGTACAGAGTTGATGAGGTTTACGATCGATAGCCCATCTGAAGACATAGGATCAAGCTCTGCTGGATGTAACTACGTCATAACTACGGTAACAGACATAGGACAAACCACTTCATCAGTAGCTGTTGGAGATACTGGAATCAGAGTATTTGATGAAGGAATGTGCTTTTTTAATTTGCCCATCTCCGTACTTATTGGCATGAAGGGGACAGCTCAGGCTTTCAAGAATATCTATGATGGAAATCCTGCCTCCGGATGTATAAGTGCATCTATCGTATCGGCACCGTTTAGGTGGGTTGTCACAGGAATGTGTTGCGGAGAGGAAATAAATGCCTAGGAGTCAAGGACCAGACAAGCTGAAAAATGGTTTCGCTTGTTATGCTCATCATAACGGGGTTAGATCTTTCACCGAATTTAATGCTTCAGTAGTCGATACGGGCAAAAAGGCCCTGATGGACTACGATTGCTGTTGCGATCCATGCCTATATATGAAGGTAGACTTTTCTGTTGCCGCTGGGTGGGTAGACGGGGATAGAAATCCAGACGTAGAGCATTGCTGCTCTTGCAATCCAAAGGTTTTAGTTGTTAAGTGGACTCCTGACAACTCTGGAGATGCTTGCGACATATACGAGCAAAAGCAAGAATTATTCTTTGAACCATACTATCTGGATACATATGCCCTTAAATCTGTTAGATACATGGGGACAATAATAAATCATCCAGTGGCAATCTATTTGTCTCCATTTGCAGTTGACAGTACCGGGGCAATCAGCATTGATTCTTCTGGATGTAGATGGACAATGCATGTAGCTACCGGAGTGTCGCTTGCTGATGGCTCCTATTCAGATACTGAATTCATTAATCATACAGATACAACATGCCTGAACGCTCCAAATTTCTCTTTTAGTGGAGTATCCGCTTTTGGAGGATATGGGGGAACTGTTACTCTTGAAAACTTTGATTCGGCAAAAGTTGCTTTTGAGAAAAGAAATCTGTCTGCATCACCTATAACTGGCCAAGGAAATCTATACAATGCTAGCGGACAGCCAAACCCAATTGATATGAGTCCATTCCCCAACTATGGCGGGATATACGCTTTCGAGGCAGTAGATCCTCCAAATAGTGGCACAATGGTAAGGCTCCCATCTGGAATAATATCTCCTCCAGTTAGGGATTCTGGATTCCCAGACCATCCGGATGGGCAATACCCTACTGGAATAATTCCACTCGTTACTGACTGCTCTGAAGTCCCCAGATACCTATGTGTTGAGTTCAATAGGGACTATAGCTCATTTAGTGCTACAGAAGAACTCATTAGGTATCGAGAATATGCATACGACACTGGCTTCTACCCAATCCAGAGGATGGAGTTCCACCCATCGTATACAGGATATGAGTATGCTTACACAGGACAAGCTTTGGCCAGATGGACATATACTCCACTCAATGATACTGGAGTTGGTCAGGTTCCAGCAGGAGAACATAAAAGATACCTATATCTGTATGAAACATATGTTGATGAGATAGCCAGATATAGCGGCCAGATGGACCTAGTAAGGGATAGCGGAGATCCTAAGTTCATTTTCATACCAGTGGACGTACTGGATAGTGGGTTCACTCCACTTGAACTTGATCATGTATGGAGAGGTGGGGCTTTCTACTCTTCTCCAACCATAAATTATCTTAGCCATTCTGGCGATGCATCATTCATTAATTACAATGAAGATTACTACTACGAGCCGGGCAATAACACCAGCAGATCTCTATTCTTGGGCGGGAATAGAACTAATAGTACTGTCTCATACGGGGATGGATCATCTTGCACATGCGAGACCAAAGCATTCGGATCTTATACTAAAGCGGCTGAATATATAGACTATAGATACATAAGGCCGGGAAGATGCTCCTGCTGGAAATATTTTTGCAGTGATAAATGCCGATGTGTTCCTAAGAGACTATGCCTACTTACAGTAGAAACAGTAAGAAGCACACTTGCTACAAATATCAACAGGAATACCCTAGAGTGGGATGGGGACTCTTGTTGGATAACAGGAAGTGGAGATAGCGAAATTAGGCTTTGTCTAACTCAGAATCCAGAGATCGGCTTTGTCGGGCACGAAACCTACAATGGTCTGTGCGGAATAAGCTTAGGTGGAGGATTTTTTGAAACTGGATACGCTTACTCATTTAATTCCTCATATCCTGCTGTATGTAGCTCATTAGACATGTCATACTCTTTTACCGATACAGTAGTTGAGAGTGGACTTACTGTTGGAACGATGAGAGCACAAACATATCCGATGTTTGCAGATTGCTCATCGAGATCTCGTTGCGAGGTGGCCTCTCCGTGCTATATAGAATGTGGAAGCCATCCAGAGGGAATAAACGTATCCTTTTCGGCCTATAGTGTATCTCCAGCGGATGATATCAGCGGTCCCTTTTCTCCGACTGGAGTATTCGGCCTGAGCATTGACCTAAAATATGTAGATATCTATAATCTGTCAAGCACAGACCCAATTGAGTTTTCTCATGAGTGCTATTATGAGGGATACACAACTTGCGGTGACGACATAATAAAGGTGATTGTGGCTATGAATGGAGGAGCATATACATTAATGCAATTTGGCACAATGATATCTAGTCACTTCAATTTAGATCCGCCAGAGTCTAAAAGTTCTTTTGAGTCCTATACTGAATCCTGTAATCCATACTATTTCCACGGTTTGATAAATCCAGACGGGGGTGGCATGTGCCCATTTTGGCTGAGAGGATGTGGTAGATCTGCAGATTGCGGAGATGGGGCTGGCAGAATGGAAATGACGATAGTGGAGCTTTAAGATGCAAGAGTGCGAAAAGTTTAGACATAGTCAACATTTGTATAACATTTGCACGGGGGCTGCGGATCTACCCAAATGGAAAATAGACAAATACCGGATTAATTTTGGTCTGTCTCCATTATTTAATGAGCTTCCACCAGAGGTAATTTTAGACTACGACAATATAGGCTACGGTCCGGGATCTGAGCTTCTAAATATCTACTCGGCTCAAGGCATGCCACCATGTCAGGACTGTTTTAAATTAGCTAGGCAAATGAATATTTGGGGAGATAGCTGCTCTTCTAGGATTGACCATATAGTCGAAGACATGTTCCCAAGAGCTAAAATGTGGGTTAAGGAGAATATGCCTTGGGCCACTATGTTCCCAGCGATTGGAGACCCAGTAATTAGGCTTAGGCTGAGATCAGATATCTCAAAAGCTATCGAAGCATGGAAAGTCGAAAAGACCACCAGTAAAAGAGATTCGGTCATTCCTAAAAAACAGACTATGCCAAAGGAAGTAGTGGTAGGCAAATCTGGCGGATGTGGATGTGGATAAAAAAAGAGGCTGGGAAAACCCAACCTCTTCTATTTCGATTCAGCAGATGCTTCTTACTGATTCAAGTACGGAATCAGCTTATCTCTACAGAATTCATCTGCTGCTGCGGCCACTTCAGTACCCAAGGCCCCAGCAGTAAAAGTAGGAGTGAAGTACTTGACTGCCCCCTTCTTCTGGGCTTCGCCACGAGTCGCAGAAACGACCATCTCGTATACCTTGAAGATGCTTCCGCTAGCCTCAACGAAGGCTGACCAGTCTCGCAGGCACGCCCCTGAAAGCTGAATGTCTACTGGGGTCCAATCACCATCAATCTTGGCCATAGCAAAAATATTGGTAACGAACTTACCTCCTGCCGCCACTACGTCATTCTTAATGTCAGCGTAGAGCCCTTCAGCGAGGACCACCTTGCCAGCCCTGACAGTCAGTGGATTCTTCCCTGTAGCCTTAACGATGTTAGAATTGATACGACAGTTATTCGCATCGCTCCAGCCACCGATAGAAGATCGGACATCCATAACTACAAATTCGAGGGCGTCAACCCTCACATTCTTTTCACCATCCCAATAGGCCCAGATACCTTCGGCACCGCCGAACTCAATGTAGTACTTGAGTGGGGATTTGATTCTGTTTGATGTTGGCACGTCTGTTCTGCTCATGATTTCGCCTTATAAAGTCGTTATTGAAAGGTAGCGACAGCTACCTCCAGTCTGTATAGACCTTAATTGATTCATCAATCTTGGTCTTGTCATTCGTTAACTCTGTTAACTTCTTGATCATCTTTGCTGCTGTATCTCTCGTCACGTCGTAAATGCTGCGATATTGCTTCTCCCCAGAGTTAATAAAGGCGACCACATTGATATCAAGCTTCTTACACTTGCTGTCAATGAAACTAATTTGTTCATTGGAGACTTTCTCCACAGTTTCTTCGGCCACAATTTTGGCCACATCATTTTTGCTCAGCTCTTCTGCGGAACACTTCTTAAGCTTTAAAGCCTTGCGGAGGGCTCTTCCCTCTGCTCGGGTGGAGGCGGTAGCTACAGCATATCCGCAGAAGAGCGAATCGGTGTTCCCGTGCCAAACGTCAGCCACTTCAGAGTATTCTCTGATAGTACCGTCCGCTTTCCACGAGAATGTGACAGAATAAACGACAGTAGCTCTAGTGGGGCCATTCCCCTCAGATGGAAATACCTGAGTTGGGCCACTCTTGAGAATTGGTCCTAGGAGTAGTTCTGCTACCCTACGAAGTCCAGCAGCGTTAGGATGCCCCTCTTGGAGTTCATTTGGGGCAAACTGAGACATCGCATAGGTGTCCCACTCTGGAGATAAATAATCCGGAATTGTTTTTTCCTCAGTGCTCATTCGTTTCCTCGATCTATTATAGCCTAAATCTTCCTAGTAACACCATCTTTAATTTCCAACTCGATCATCCTTTTGCCGAGTGGAGGAAATTCAACTTCAATCTTCCTAAGTTCAGACAGGATTAACTCATAAACATCCTTCATTCTTTTAACACTCATCGACCTATCCAATTGTTTTACTCTTATCAGGGCATACCCATTATTCATCAACAAACCCTGCTTAGCGGTGTCAGCAGACTGCTGCTTTCTCAGCCGATCAGGTCCCCAAACCGGCTCGAAATGCGACGGGCCGTCAATCTCAACAGCAGTTTTAAGGTCAGGTATGAACATGTCAACCTCAAGAGCCTGACTTTGTATGAGATTTCTGGCATGAATGATTACGCCATAGCCCTCTTCTTCAAGAGCGGCGGAAACGTACCTCTCAGTTTTAGACCCAATTTCGGCTGATTCTCGGATCGCTGCGTAGGCTGCGGATCTGAGATTCTCTTTAGCTGACTCGGTCATATTGTTCCATTGCTCCTTTTTAAGGTCGCGGAACTTCTGCTTCTCATCTTCCGGCAAGTCAAGCCAAGCTTTTGATCTTTGGGCTGAAATGTTATTGATGGTTTCCTTGGAGAGCTTTTTCCCCTTGGTGGGGTGCTTAGCGATCCCCTGAGAAATGGCTACACTCTGAGCCTCCGCATAAGAGCGGATTGGAACCCCCAAGAACTTTAGGGCTCGCCTAATCTTGGTTTCATTGGTGCCCATTTCAACAGCGATGGTGGGAACAGACTTCTTTTCATCCAGATAGGAGAAGCGAAGCTTCTCCGAATTAACTATGGCGTATTGCATATCTTGTCCAACTCAAACGGTAAAACAATAGAGTCAAGATTAAATAGGTTCTTGATGAACCTTTGGTGGTGCTCAGACCTTACGATAAGCTTCAGCTTAGAGAGCGTCTCGTACATCTTTGAGAAGTCATACGGCTTCATCAAAAAGGCCAGATCCATCATATAATACGCTTTTTTGGCTTTTACAGTGGCCATTTTAAGTATATCGGCTGACATCGGGCAAGTCGCCACGAGAGTCCACCCATATGCATTGGCGATCTCAGTAATATTCATGATGGAGAAATCGGCTGGAAGTACTTGAGAACTCAAGTTCACATAGAAGAGAGAGGCTTCGCCTAGTCCTCTAGCCTTCTTGTTCAACTCTTCGAACACTATTATGGATCGTTCTGAGAAGTTAGTATCGGCCACAATTATACCAAGCATTTTTTGTCCTCTAGTATCTTTTTGGCCACAGCAGAGAAACCTAAACCACTAACGATCTGGGACAGCCTGTCGAAATTTGTGTGACCAGCAAAAATGCTGGTCTTGGACATAATATGCTTAAATTTTTTGCCATTGATCCCCTTGATCGTCTCTGATAAGAAATCTTCTTTTGTGGAGAATTTTAGGGGGTTGCCGTCTGCGGCAATAATGTCGAGTTCGCGATAACCTATGTCTGACTTAGGGACCGGAGAAACTTTGGCCGTTTTATAGATCGACCAGCACTCACCAATATTGACAGAGCCAGAATAGCACGGTAAAAGAGAAGGTGACCCAAAGAAATTCCTCACATTATAGCCGAGCCTGTATAGGTCCAACAGAGATGAATCCAGATCTGATATTGGGCCGATATAAGAAACATCTGATTCATACTTGTCCAAAATATGGGGCTCGGTATAGGATAGAAGATTTATGAATGGTTTGAGTGAGGCGACCTTGGTTAGGTCATAACCATCAGGGCTCTTTTGGGGCTCATCGGTAAAAATGAGATCGGCACCAAAGTCGGCAACAGACTGTGGATCATACTTCACGAGGAATCCAACCTCCATTAGGCTCTTAAGCGGAGCCATTAAGGAGTGAATTCTGAAGTCATTCCTAGATGTTATCACTAGTGTTTTCATAGTCTTTATTTATCTCTACTGTTTTGACACCATCATAAACGATAGACATGCTAATCTCTTTTAAGAGCATGTTGATATACTCAAATGTCATCTTGTTGTTTCTGAATGAGTTGATGACCATTTTGGCCGCTCGGAAGTCCTTTTTGCAGATATAGGCTATTTGGCCCCATTTTTCGGGTAAACCATAAGAGAGATGAATAACTGCCCCATCACAATAGGCAACCCCAACACTCTTCTTGTCATCATTGGATGAAAGAACTAAAGAAGACTTACTTGAGCAACATAGACTCGCTTCATTAAAGATCATATCGCCGTGTATAATATAGACTGCGTCATGCCTTATTGCATTTAGGGCCAGTCTGAGACTCTCGGTTTGGCTAGTCAGCTTGTAATTATAGTTAAGCAGAACCCGGATGTCATATTCCTTTTTACCGACGTGTTTGACGATCTTCTCATGACCTACTCCTGTCACAACTAGTATATCTGCTTTCTTGTCGAACTTCTGTATGGTTTTGACCTGATGGTCTAAAACCGTCAGGCCATTATACTCCAATAGGGCCTTTGCCCCTCTAGTCTGCATCGACCTTCCCGCCCCAGCAGAAAGCAATATATATGTGCTCATACTACAATCTCAAAAATTGGGCGAGGAATATAGGAAATGACATTATTCTTGCAGATCTCCTCCAGTGGGTTTTTAGTTTTGCATTCTTCCAACAGGGATACCTTATATAGCATTCCGGGATATGTCGTCCTTATAGATGGGAACATACTATGTAGAGAATAAGTACCGTGCTGATCAAAATAGTCGCCATAATACGCAGCTCCATCTTTGAGCCAAGGTCTTGGGTCCTCAGTTAATCTACCAAGGGTTATGTCTATAGCATAGTCAGACTTTAGCTCGCTGTAGTCCTTGATAGTGACTACTTCATCAACAAATGGACTAGTTTTTGGCGGATTATCCCGAAATGTGTAGCCTGTAATCTTCATCTATTTCCTTCCAGTCTTTTGTAGCACCATTTATTTCGAGCAATGTCTCGTGGATATTTCCCATTTGTCCTTTGAGTAACTTATATGCAACCGCCATATAGCTAATGATTCCGGTTGTAGCTAGATGTTTGCTCATCTTGTAATTGACGGAGTAGTTCAAGGCATTAAGCATGTCCCTATCTACTCTGTCTCCAGATTTGATGAAGAATAGCCATCCATTCTTAGACCTTTTGAATGCCTCATCACACCCAGAGCCATCATATAGAGATTCAACCAACATGATACATGAGAATCTTTGTGGGCCGAATTTCTTCGACCATTTGTTATAAATCTCAAGCAGATTTTTGGTCGTATGACATACTATAACCCTCGGGGGCTTGGGAGTGTCAAGATTATAGATATCTTCGAGGGTTTGATCAAGATCGTCACCTTCATCATGCATTACCACAATGTTAGATTTGATATAGACGTCATTTTCGATATCTTCAGTCGGTTCAGACCTTCGCCACATACAGAGGCGATCCACCTTGTAGAAGGTAAAATCCTCATCCTGATATCTCGACAGTTCTTCTCCGGCGTCCTTGAACCTATCTAGAATATTCAGGCTACATCCAGTCTGAACCTTACCATGCATTTCTTTAAACACGCAGTCTCTACAAGTTGTACTAATCATTGAGCCAATCCTCCGTCTGGAGCTTTCTTTTTCCACATCTTACATTTTCCCAGAAATTGAATGTTTCGGCCTTGGCCTTAAACATATTAATCACATGCTCCTTGCCAAAATCGACAAACGGGACCCTATTGAAGTAGGAGCTTTCAGCATAGAAGAAGCCACACGGATTCGGCTTGTATGATCTGAAATTCAGGTCCCTAAGTAGGCAGTTGGCCTCATACGAATTAGTCAGATTAGAGTGGGGCAAATAAGCAGAGATGGCCCAATCAAGAAAATCCTTATTATTGGTAAAATTGGGAATCTTGTCATCGGGCATCTTGATTTGTCTTAGTGGCTTATCCCAAGTCGCCTTCGGAGACTGGTCTAAGGAGATCATCCACTTGGCTACAACATCGTCCCAGTTGAAGTTGCGAGAGTACTCAGACAAAGTCTTCTCAGATATCGCCGCCCTATCACTCTCCGGTAAAGAGAAAAACATCTTCCAGTAGGAAACAACATCGTCAATCTCGGGAATGGCCCTATAGCATCCGGTTTCAAGCTCTAGGACTTTTGCCCTGAGCGGAATCGGGAATCCTCCAACTTTACGGACGATGGATTCCATTGCGGAATAGTCAGTAGACATAACTGGAATCCCACATGCGGCGGCTTCTATTTGGCCTAAGCCCATTCCCTCCGAGTTGTGTATAGTACCCATCCTACCAGTATATGAATTGTCTTCTTCTACCTCTAAATTGTAGACAAAACCAGTATATTCTTTAGTAGATACATCTTTAATCTGATAGAAGGCATACCCACCATGATAGAATCCCCTGCTTGAAGTCTTAGTAGTTTTGTAGGCTCCTATAGAGACATCTCCAGAAATCTCAAAACGATATTGCAGCTTTCTATTTCCAACTTTTTGAATAGAGCTAACATTATAGTTGATACGTAATCTTCGGCACAAATGTTTAATCTGCCGGGATAGGGATATTGAAATAGTAGCATACGATGATGTCTTTCTCTTCTCATAGTAACATCCATCCCCCATAAACAAACCAGACAATATCTCTTTCTGCAGAGGTAAAGGTAGCTTACTTGCCCATTCTGGTAGTTTTTTGTACTCGTGCTTACCACAATGGTCTAGCAAATACGTCGCAAATACCTTGTTGTGTATTTGTACTGCTACAGCATGTTTCTCAGGATATGGCTGTACTGACACATTCCCGAATCTTGCCATGACCTTTTCGCATAATTCTATATTGGCCTTATCCTTCTCGTGACATGTTACAGTCACAGATCCGCAGCTATCTGTAGTCATAGAGCAACCATCGGCTACATATAGTCCAATCCATTTAGCCAAATCTGCGTCTACTACATATTTCAATTTGTGAGCTACAGAAGAATTTTTGTGTCGATATGTATCTCCCTCGATTACATATTGGCTATTATTCCAAGGCTGTAGATCAATAGTATGATCAAATTCTTCTTGATCGATGGCATAAGCGACAAAGTCGCCAGCCTTAATGTCCCTAGCTAATTCAAAAGTTGGTTCTATCTTGCCTCCGAGCCTGATAATGTCACTCAGTCTCTTTTTAAAACTTCTACTCTGGCCAAATTTGTAATTTTTGGCAGACAATACATATAGTGGATGCTCGCCCGTAACTGTGAGTGACTCGTCATCAGAATGAGTAGTGAACGTTAGTACATCACCCGCATGTTCGTGCTTAAACGTTCTTACTACTGGCCTCCATCTGTTTTTATGGGTCAGAACAGACTCTCCGATCTGAATATCCTCAGTATTCTTCCATCCTGTTGACGTACAAATCTCTTGACCCGGAGTCAAACAGTTAGAGTATTGAGTATACACATCAAACAGATTATAAATCTTAGCCAACTCAGCGGTCGTAGCACCATTACTTACACTAGATAGCTTTGCTGCATACTTCTTACAATTTTTACATTGCTTGATCGTATCACTAAATTTGCTGATTGACAATTTGCCACATTCTTCGCAGGCATAGCTAAATAGGACCCGAGATGAAATCCCATACTTCATCATTAATTGGGGCAGGTCCCACCCGTTGTCGGGGTATGACGTATGACAATAGAGATAAGTCTTTTCATCTCCGGTAGTGGCCAGATAAAAAGCGAAGGCCTCTAGGAGGTCAGGGAAGAGCTTTCGTCTTTGATTTCGCATAACCGTCCCAATAATCTTCCAATCGGGATCTAGGCCCATGGAGAGCCTGTGAGCGGCCTTGTTGGGGACGGGCTTGAACTCGTCGGCGGCACACATCGTGACAGAGCCTATCAGATTCACCGAATCACCAGCTTGCTCCTTGATGACCCCTTCCGCCCACTCTGATAGGGTGTAGAAATAGTCAGCATCGGCAAACTGATTAATCCACTCTGGATTTTGAGGGGCTGAGTCCACCGTACTAGCCCAAGACCAAGAGAAGAATGGTCTAAAGGGCGAATGCTTCACCCAAGAATCCATCCAAGGGTCCTTCTGCATTATAAGGCAGTCTGGCTTAAAATCTAGGCAGGCCCTCTCGAATCTCCATGCCCCGAATTGGTTGGCTGGATTTGACGCATAGATTTTCTTTACCTCGTCTGAATCTGTCTTAGACGGAGCCATTGGATAATTCTTCCAAGGGATCTCTTTACGTCTTTCGTCATCGGCAGATCCGTAGCAGGAGATCTCGGCTACTTCATATTTGCCGGTGGCTATAAGCCGCCTGATAAGCTCACGACCGTAAGAAGCATACCCAGTATTCAGATAAGAAGCCTCAGACCCAACTAGCACTCTTTTGAGCATATTAACTCCCCAACCTTGATTAGCCGACTTTTTATTTCTTTGAGCGGTAGCTGTAAGCGTTTGGCCACTTCTCTTTTACTGTGGCCTTCGGAGAGCATCCTGACCATCTCTGCATCCTCGGGACATAAGTCAGGCAGAGATTCCCAGAGCTGAAGCTCATCGCTTGATCCAAGGCCACTTGGTAGGATCGTATTAGTGAAAGCTTTGTTATGTCTTTTGACAAATTTGACCATATCTCTTCGGACGCATAGAGTGAAGAATGTGCTCCTCTGCGACCTGACTGGGTCAAACTTTTTTTCAAGCCTTATAGCCGACTGGAGTCCTATCTGGAAGAGGTCTTTAAAATCATAGAGGTGGGTCTTCCTATAGAGAGAATGTGCAAGATCGGCTATAAGGGCTTCATATTTTTCAAGGATATCCATATAGACTCCGTCTGGTACTAGAGGGCGAAACAATTTTCGAACTTGACAGTACCTACGGCTTTGCGAATTAGTCGCATTGATTTAATGAGGACTTCCGCTGTCATGACTACGTCCCCGAGTGCGTCGTGGGATTCTCCTTTGTCCTTCCATCCCATGTGCTTTCTGATGAGCGAGTCGGCAGAGAGACGAGTGACATTTTTGTCGTTTTCGAAGAACAAAAACATTAATTGCATCACATCTAATTTGATTGATGGGTGGAATGGGTCATCAATGCCAAACCTATTGAACTCTCTATTGAGGATTGGCAAGTCGTAGTTGATAATATTATAGCCCGAGATTATTGGGGCCTGCCATTTTGTCTTAGAGTAGTTATGACTATGGACATATGTCACAAAATTTTTCAGTCCGGTCTCTATATCGACCCCCTTTTCGGCCAATAGAGCGTGTCCCTTTTTGTGTACGGCTATGGCTCCTTCTGTGATTTCTTCTAGCCCCTTTGCTTTGGCTTCTTCTCCATAAAGAGGCTTAGTAAGAATATTGAATTCTGATCCATCTATGATCTCAAGTCGTCTAGCGTCAACGGCTATTGCACCGATCTGCACAATTTGAGATCGCTCAGTTGAAAGGCCCCCGGTCTCCAGATCAGCGACCACGAATAAAGATTTGTTCATTTTCTTCGATTCTGTTTAAAGTAGACGTATATAATATAGAAACGTAATGCTCTAATTTCTAGAAAGATTAAAATGCCTAAAATAGTCGATAAAAAGAGAATTCTTGATATGTATTCTTCTGGTTGCTCACTAAAGGAGATAGAAGATCAGACGAAATATAGCAGAACTACTATTTTGAAACACTTGAAACTAAACGATGTCTGGGTTAGCAAAGGAGAAAAGGATAAAGAGATTATCAGGAAGTATGTCGATGAAGGTAAGTCAGCCATACAAGTTTCAAAGGAAGTCGGCCTTTGTAAGAATACTATAGCCTATAGACTTCGGGTGAATAATATTCAGACCAGAACTAATGAGGTAGACAGTGAGCCGATCATAGGGCTGTATAGTTCTGGTTTACTGACCTCCGAAGTTGCTCGGATAGTTGGGTGCTCTACTTGCACAGTAACAGCAAAGCTAAAAGAGGCGGGGATCACTATTGATAACCACCTATTAAAGATAGGTGATGACGAATTGCTTGAGATATATTCTTCTCACAAATCGTTATCTAAAACAGCGGCACACTTCAAGGTCTCTACTTCGTTCATAAAGAAAAAACTTATAAAGTTAGGGGTAAAAACATTTAGATCCAAAACATGGGATGATTCATGCGTTAAAGAGGCAATCGAATTGTATGAAAGAGGTTTTTCGGCCCAAGAGATAGGGAAGAAATTTGGATTTAGCCATACGACTATTTTGACTGAGCTGAAAAAGTTGGGTATAAAAATAAGAGAGAAATATACAGAGGCCGTTCGGGGAGATGGATATTCGAAAATATCTAATGCTCAATTCGGACGGATAAAGGCAAGTGCCGATGTAAGGGAATTGAGTTTTGAACTAGATCGCGATTTTCTCTTTGAACTCTATATGGAGCAAGGCGAAAAATGTAAACTTTCTGGTGTTGATATATCTCTGCCATCATGTTATTCAGATTTCGTGTCTGGCAATTTTACAGCATCATTAGACAGAATAGATTCTTCCGTAGGTTACATAGAAACTAATGTTCAGTGGGTCCACAAGAGCATAAACATAATGAAACAAGCGATGGACGATAGAGATTTCATCAGGTGGTGTAAAATAGTTTCATCATTTAATCCTTAGGTTCTAAAATTACGTCCTGCCTGCCGCCCCCACTATAAACCTTCATACGGCTCAAGTCGGCATACTTCTCTGTGACTGCATCTATACCAATCCGCTCAATCTCGCTACGCATAAAGATGCAGGCTGGCACGTCTGGGGAAATCTCTGGGATGATCTGAGAAAATGCACAGAGATACTTGCATTTGAAACTATTACATGTCTTACTAATGACTCGGGGGAACTTATCATCTCTGATAGTCTCAAACTGCTCCCGAATCATATTCTCAGCTTTTTTGAAGTCCTTGTCGTCAAAGGCGAAGGTAAAGACCCCGCCGGGGACAAAGACTTTGTCGATTGTATAGTCGTTCGTGTAGTAGATCGAGATGTAGAAGTGTTTGTCAGGATACTTAAGTCGCAAAGCATAGTAATACAGTAAGAGCTGTTTATCTTCCGCTAGGCAGTCATAGGTCTTAACCTTGTCTGTGGCCCAGTTGTATCTTCTACCGCTCTTATAATCTACTACATGAAAGAAAACATCGTCCTCTTTTAGGATCAGGTCCACTGTGCCCTTAAGCCCTAGTCTCCCCTCGATCACTTCATCGCCAACCTTATAGGAATAATTGGCCCACTCATGGGGAACCTCAACTTCAAAGAACTCCTCTACGGCATGCACATTCTGGTTAAGTGGATTCATCTCGCCATCCATTTTAGTGATGGCTAAATGAGTCCATTCTAAAGTTATTTTTTTAGAATTGTGGGGCATTATTCCCGGAAAGAGTTTCTCATAATAAGAGTGAGAAAGCTCATTGAAATATTCGATAGAACACTTTGAAAAGTTAATCTTGCCAAACTCTTCGTCTACGAAGCTTCGCTTCTTATTCTGCTGTGCTATCTTTTGCTTACCTAATAGTTCGAGGTTTTTATGCATCGTACTGCCCATAATGGCCTTACCATTATCCTTATCCTTCATGCCTAAAAGGTATGTGAATAAGTACTTCTGTGGACACATAGCATAAGTTCCGATGGAACTAGAGCGTAGGTAGGTTAGTATCATAACATCTCCCAGAGTCGCACAGCGAATCACTCTGCTTTGTTGACGAATTCACTAAGACCCTTTTGAACCAAGAAGTCTAGCAGTTGCTGGTTAGCGTTCTTGATATCGAGGATCTCATTATCTAACACTAGGTCGAAATCTGAGAATTCCTTGAATCCGTCTTCAGATGCGTGGTTGTCTCTTGTTGGGCGGCGTGTCAGTCGCACAATAATGCCGCCCTCATCTTTTACTGCCTGTGCTTCATTGTCAAAGCGACAGTCGGCAATAACCGCGACCAATGGAGAATCCTCTTTGATTTTGTTCATGAGGAGCTTGACCCAGACTGGCTCGTACATGCGGCGGAAGATGTCGGTGCCGACGAATTGGAGGACTTCACGAGCGGTCATGAAGCCGGGTTTATGTGACTGAATACCTAGCTTCTCTAGGTCCTCAGTCGATAAGGACAAATCTTCGATTTGGGTGGAGCTTGCGACACCCGGCATATTCTCCCACTTCAGCTTGGTCAAGCTATTCTTATAGCTGCCATAAGCCTGCTCATGGGAAATATCGAACATTGTGATGCAGAGTTCTTTCAATGCATCTGCAAAGTTATACATCTTCACATACGGCCAAATTCTCTGATCGGCGTACTGGACGTACAAGTCGTCTTTACGGGACAGGTCCAGCACCCCCATATCTTCTTTGACTTCCCCATCCTTCATGTAATGGGTGTTAACCTTAAGCTCGCCAGCTTTGGTGATCTCATATTCTCTGATGACCTCATTGAGCTTCAATAGATGCCCATGCAGGAAGTTCGCCGCTGTCGTCTTGCCAGACTCTTTGCTTCCGGCCATACAAATAATTTGTGTCATAGTTTTAATCCTTGAACTTCTTCTACTGACATTTCCCCAATATCATCCACAAGAGGCATTATATGCCTCACATTGAATAGGCGACTGAGCTTGTTACAGTCTTCTCTACACTTATCCCCAGCCTCATCCCTGTCGAAGACTGTGGTTATATTAGTAACCCCAGTTTTCTGCAGTAGAAGCTCCTGATGATCTGATAGGCGTGACCCAAAAATCCCAACAGCGTTCTTTATCCCAGCCTGATGGAATCTGATCACGTCACCTTGGCCCTCTACTAGTATAATCCGGCCCGCTTGGCAAATGGTCTGAAAAGCTAACCATAAACCGTACAGATGGTGAGATTTCTTAAATCCCTTTTGGTTCTTCCACTTGTCGGGAGCATTTATGAGGGTTCGCCCGACACATCCGATAAAGACTTTTCCAGTTGGATCGTAAACTGGAAATACTACTCTACCATGCATCTCTTTCGCAGGATCATTACATATCCCAACGTCGAAGATGTCAAGAATCTCAGAGGAGAAACCTCTTTTTATGTAGAAGTCTACTGGTCTTATTAGCTTACTTCTAATTTCTTCCCTAGACGGGCCACTAGGCCTGTCTTTGTCTCTTAGTACGATATCATTAAAGGCATCAGAGACATAGTCAACTTGTTCTGCCCCACAGAACGTAGAAGCAAGCTTAAGCACCTCAGTAAAAGATAAGTTGCCATTTATAGTGGCGAGCCCCCTCAGGAGCCCTATGACATCCCCACCGTACTTCTTATGGCATCCAGCAGTATTACAGAACCAACGACCACAGTACTCTGATGTGATGTCAGAGTTGATATTGAAGGCCGTTATGTTGTCACCCGCGTGGATGGGGCAGTTACAGACTAATAGTTGTCCTGAACGATAGGTCTTAACCCCGAAATAGTTGAGAATCTCAGGTATCTTCGCCTTCAGCTTCGCCTTCAGACTCTGGAGGTCTTTCTGGGAACTCTTTACTTCTAGAAAGTCGTCTAACAGTGCCAATTTCTCTCATCCTTGCTAATTCGCCCTTCATTTCGAGACAGATATAACCGTCATCAGTCATTCCGGGGCCATGTCTTGAAAGTACTGGTACTAGCTTACGATTGCCATTTTTGGGGCCGTCATCTGCGATCTCGTCAACAGATTTCTGTTTCAGAATAGTGAATGAGGTACAAAGCCAGCCAATTCTATCCGACTGTGAGATTACATCGGCTGATTCTTTCTCTATCCCGTCCCTATTCAACTGAACGAAGGAGAGACAGGGAACGTCATGTTCTACGCAGAAATTATGCAATTTTGTTGCTTGGAATCCCATGGCCTGAAATTCGGCTATGTTTTCGGATAGACCAGAGGAGTCCATCAATTTGAAATAGTCATAGATTATCAGGCAATCTTTAGTTCTACCAGTCGGCTCAAATCCTACTTCTTTAAGGACCCACCTTCTGGCAATAGATAGAATCTCGTCGAATCCCTTGCCGGATACATTAATATAGTGATATGGCATCTGCTTAAGGGAGTCTCTCGCAGATTTGACCGACTCAATAGACAGAGGATCAGTTTTAAACTCCCCCTTCTTAATTGTATTGATTGGAATCCCAGATAAGTTTGCCCATGACCTGTTCATATGGTCTAGCTCGGACATTTCAGTGTCTAATACTAAGACAGGGATGTTTAGTTTACCAGCCACATGCAGAGACACATTCTCACAGAAGATACTCTTCCCGCCTTTAGTCCTTGCCCCGACCAAGTCAACACACTTACGAAGGAACCCACCGCCGATAGCATCATCATAGGATGGGAACCCACTAGGAATGCCAATCTGCTTAATTTCGTCGGACATCAAATAGTCAAAGTAGTCCATCCCAGCATCGCCGAGAAGTTTTGGCCGATTCTCATCTTTCTTCATGTAAGAAGTAGAGGCATTTGAGAGTGGAGTATCAACTACAGCGATGATATCAGATAGGGATTCTTCCCCAGATATCTCGTTGAGGCTCTTGTAGGACTCCTTAATCGTATCCTGAAGATGGCGGGCAAACTGTAGTCTTCTGATCTTCTTGGCGTGTCCTAGAACACTTGAGACGTCCACAGGAGTCGCTAAGACCCCATTGAAATGCTTCAGAACATCTGGTTTGTTAACATAATCCCCAAGAGATAGGTCAGTTGCGGCTGATAGAAGCGACACAAAGTCAACCCTGTCAGACTTATTGATGATGTGCTTTATACATTTGTACATCACCTTGTTAAAGTCTACGGTAAAAGTGGCCTCTTCTAAGAATGCCTCTGTATCAAGATAGCAGTCAACCCCGTGAGAGCAAATACCAGCTAAAACAGCCCTCTCGCTAGCCACATTACTCAGGTCCATTTATTTTCCCTTTACACAGGCAGCTATTGCACTTGTATGTATCTTTGTCTCTTTTAAAGAGAGGGGCCACAGTCTCTTTACGATTACATCGAACGCACTCCATTATTATTGGCTTGAATGGTTTACGGTTTCGTGGGGTCAAAGCAACGTTATCATTGATCTGATCCGCACCCGGCTCGTCTGGGGCTTCTCCAGTGTCGATGAACTCAATCTGCTTACCCACTACAGGGCTCTTTTTGCCGCCACGCTTCGGTTTTTTGGGAGTGACAACCTTCGCCGCTGCCTTGGTGGCCTTTTTGAGATTGGTCTGGACTGGCCGCATTGTAAAGTCATTTGGGTCGCTTTTCCTGCTGACTTCTGGGGGTTTCTGCTTCGGTTCGAGAGATGGGGCTTCCAGAGTTCCGGTTAGCCGTCGATAAAAATCGACAACCAATCCCCAATCTTTTCTATCAATCGCAAGCTTTAGCTCATCTATCATAAGATCTCTTCTTTCCAATGTCTTGGAGGATATCGGCCATTCTTTTTACTGAATCTAACTTCTGGTCAGCCTGACAAATAACAGAAGTAAGATAAATTCTCATTTTCTCTACCTTCACGGCAAAGGTATCCTCAGCAATAATCGCCTGTCTTTTCACTTCATATTTCATGTACTCGGAGTGATTAGACCAGTTTCTGGCCACAATGTTATGGAGTATCTCTTCGCACCAGCTCTTCTTAGCGATACACTTGTCTGTCTCTTTACGAACAAAGATGCAATAGGAGTGGAGCTTGAATGCCCCAGCATATGCTTCATCCGAGGAAAGAGAGATTAAATCCTCATGCGGCATATCCAGAATAGTCTGGACGACAGGATCAAAACTACAATCCGGAGTCATAAACTCAAGACAGTATCTATCTATAAATGAAGTGAGTTCTTTTAACCCTGTGATATCGCTGAACTTATCAAGTTCTTCCATTTGTCCTCCTCGTCATGTGGCAGAGTCACCAAAGTAACATCATTTAGATTGCACCACTCTAATTTATCTCGATCTCTTTTGCGAGCTAAGAGAAAGTCGGCCTTGGTCTTATGAAAGAATGGGACAAATTCATAGTGCTGCTTACCATGTACTTCGATGGCAAGAGATATGGATGGTAGGAATATGTCCAGATAAAGCCCACAGCCCGGTAGCGTTACTTCTTCGAAGATAACAACTCCGGGCAGGATCTCCAGTAAAAGAGAAAGGGCCTTTTGGTGAGGGGCTGACTTAGCTCTTGTCTTCCGTTTGGTGGACTGGAGAATAAGTTTGTGCTGCTTCCCATCCAATCCTATTACTAAGCGAGCAATGATCCAAGCTCCTTCTTTAGGAACTCACTGGCTGATGGAGTAGAAGAGATGAAGTCATAGACCTTTTGTTGGCCTTGGAACTTCTGCTCGGCTACTGAAGCTAAATCGGGATGCTCAGCCAGATATGGAAGTGTAAACCAAGCTCCAGCCTTTTCGATCAGACCGAAAGATTCGCCGAGTTCGATGAACTCTTTAGTGCAGTCAATTCCATGGCCAAATCTAAGGTACGAGGTGACAGTATTCCCACTCGCACCCATAGCGGAACAACTGATATCACAAGTGGTCTTCTGGCCTATCTTTTTACCGTTCTCTTCCCATGGTTCTACATGGGTAAAGTCAAGTCTGTTGTCGGCCTGATATTGGACCATAACTCCACAGTCTGCCACTTTATGCTTACCATACCCACTCGTGTTAGTAATGTAGTGGGTGATAAGAACCATTAGGATGTCATTCCTGACGACAACCTGAGCATTCTGCTTGACCCAGTGGGAAAGCATCTTAGGGAGCTGTGCTCGAAGCTTAGAGGATACTTCGGCATCCATCTCGTCTCTTGGTAAGAGAGATGATGTAGAATCAATTACGCATACAGCCCCTCTATTCTTAGGGAGTCGGATCATAGCATTGACTGTATTCAGCATATCTTCGGCAGAAAGATCTTCTTCTTTACCGCTGATAACCTCGATCTCTTTCTTATCTAGGTTATGGATACCCGCCAAATTGTATTGCTTGATACGACTTTCCGCGTCGGCATAAATACCCCTCCGGCCTTGTGCCTGAGCATTCGCAATAAGTTGCAGACACAGAGAAGATTTGCCACACTTGGGAACTCCAGAGATAACTGTCCAGCTACCTTCTAGGATACCACCATTTAGCCCTAGGTCATAAGCTGGGCTGATACTGATGCATTGCTTGTTTGACTTCTCGTCAAAAATGTCAGAACCACTACGGATAATATCTCCATACTTCTTCTTGATTGCGGCCATCCCAACGTCACCAACATCAACTGTCTCATTCTTTGCTTTTTTTGCCATATTACTACATTACCCTAGAAAGTAACTCATTAACCTCTATAAACGCTTTTCTCTTCATCTTGAACGAGATATTTAGATTTATTTCGTCATATCTAAACGGAGTAGAGAATAGATTTCCTTTATGGTCTCCACATATATCAGCAAAAACACTAGTGTCAACATCAACTCTGCTTATTTGAGCTTGCCCATTCTTGGAGTTCTCTAATAGTAGCTTGAAGATATCTTCTTGTGTAACGCTCATAGCTCACTCAATCTATTTATTTTGCCAAATGGTTTGGTGGGAACCTTCACTTCTTCTACCGACTTCTCGATAATCTTCTGACTATCTTCCATCTCTTGCTGAAATTTCTCGGCTAGAGCGACCAACTGCGGATTCTTAACTGAGCAAGCGTTGGTCTGCTTAAAAGCTTTGAGGATACATGACGAGCAAACCCTCTCAAGGAGCTTGTTTATTCGCATTATCTCAAGCTGGTAATCCTTTTTGAATTTAGGATTGTTCCAGAAAGACTGAGGAAGAGCCGACTTGCTAAATTCGGCTCTCCTCTTGAATAGCATCTCTGCTATATAATTATCGACTGTGACATTTCCCTCTTTGTACATTGAGGGGAATGGTCTTAGATCACTCTGGTCGTATCTTTTGGACATTTTGAGACAATCTAGGAGACATTCGAGTAGTCCGAGTAGCATCACCCATTTCAGAAGCTGCTTGGGTCATCACGACAGCACCACGCTTCTTATTCTTCATCATCAGGTCGTCGATCTTGACGGGTCTGATACCCGGATCTGGTGGCTTATTAGCTTCGGCTTTTTCGGCGTCTGCTATCTTTTTAGCCTCCCTCTTCTCAAGGGACTTGAGGAAGGCCCTTACAAGCTTCACAGTCGATCCAACATCACTAGCCAAAGTCTTGATATCTCGCGACTTATGATGGGCAATGTAAAACTTTTGAATCTTATTGAGACTTTCGGTATTCGCGGGTTGCTTTTTCATAATCTTGATAATCGCCTGAGGTTAGAGCTAGTAGGAACTTGTCGAAACACGCCTTGGTCACATTCTGATAAAGTCTCTCTCGTGGAAACTTAATCGAGGTTGGATCGTAGAGAGACCCATTATGTACTAGGGCCTTATAAGTACTTCTTCCATCCGACGTTACAGATATAAGAATGGCCTTTTCGTGGGTACATTCTTTTCCGGCTTGGCCGAAACACTTAGTCACGACAACCGTCTTGTTGATTTGGGATGGATCGCTGATGAACTGTGTCATTACTTACCTTCTATGAATTTGATTTTCTGTTTTTCGGTCATGTTGTTAATCTGGTTGATCTCTTTAAGCTTCGCTTTTGCTGCGATCTTTCTATCTTCCTCTGCGGACTGTAGAGAAGACCCAGCCTTCTTGGTGTTCTTCTCGGCTAGCTGGCCTAATGTTTTGATGGACTTGACTTGGCCCATAGCGGGAAAGATTAGCCGCTGCAGCCCCATCTTCTTACACTGAGGACACTTCTTTTTTGCCGGGTCTTTTACCCCCTGATAGGTTTCAAACTGATGTTGGCATGCAGAGCATGCATATTCGTACTGCGGCATTTTAGTACACCAAGTAAAAGAGAAGCCATGTTTGAATCGCTGCCATAATCCAGATGACCAAACGACTCCATCTAGTGTTCTTCTTGACCATCCATTCTAGGATGTCAGCAGCCGCCAATAGCCCGAGGCACTTAAATGCGACCAACCTAGACACATCTATAGTCGGATCTTGTTGGCACGTAATAGTTCGTGGCGGAACTGGTGAGTCTTCTTTGTATATGAGCATTCTGGCTATCATATTTCTCTCAAATAAATGCATACTATCAGCATGCTTTACTGTTAGATAAATATCATACACACAGACTAAACATATGAACAGTACTATGAATCTCATAGTGGATACCTAGATTTTTCTACTAGATCAAATCCTATGATTTGGCAGTTCTCTGCTTTTATCTGTAGATTCTTCTGCGGCACCTTTTTGTTGACATACGACAGATAGTTCTTAAGGGCAATTTTTGCATTCTTTAGTGACATGTATATGTTGTCCTTATTCGATCTAGTAATTATAGGATTCCCATCCTGAAAAAGTCTGAATATCATTGTAGCTCCTAATAAGAGCCCAAACCTCTATAGTCAAGCTGTTCTAGAATTTGGCCAATGAGAGGATGGCGTAAGATGTCGGAAGAGTCTAAACTTACCATGCCGCACAAGTCGCTGCGGCTAATGAGCTTCCTCTTTAGGTATGATAGCCCATCTTCTTCCCCACGCAAGTCTTTCTGGTCCGTGTCGCCCTCAAAGACCATCTTGCAATTTTCCCCAATTCTTGTGATAGCCATGACGGCCTGAGGCACGGTCATATTTTGGGCTTCAGTGATAAGAACGAAGCAGTTCTTATAGGTGAACCCTCTCATTAGCTCGATGGCTTGTAGACAGATAGTCTCAGACTCTAGGAGCTTTTCAAGCTCAGTTTTTGACCCTACAAGCTCTTCAAGGTTTGCCAAAATTGGGGCGAACCATGGGCGTAATTTGTCGATCAGACTCCCTTTGATCCAAGGGAAGTCTTTAGTGGATGTTGAGATCATTGGCCTAGTGACATAGATCTTACTATGCGGCATGTTGGGATTAGACATGTGGGAGATAGCAGTGGAGAGAGCTACCAATGATTTCCCCGACCCGCTCGGACCAGAACAAATTGTAACATCATTATCCACGATCGAAGAAACATAATCTCTTTGGTTGAGAGTCTTTGGCTTAATCAGCCTATACCTAGGACATGGGGAGTATGGAGTATTCTCTTCGGCTTTAGCTCTTCGACGTGTCATCTGAACCCCTTAGTTTGGCGTACATTTCTGAAAGCTTAAGACCTTCTGTAGTACAGGTATACTCTATTCCATTCTCAGTAAATTCTGGCTCTATCAAGCCATCCTCTACTAATTTTGAAGTGATATACCCATTTATGAGACTACAGATTTCTTCGTATACTACACTGAATGGAGAGTCGACTCCGACCCTATTCATACAGTAGAGAGTTATTAGTTCTCCACTTAGACCTTCCATCCGATAGTCTTGTATAGACTGATTCTCTAGTAGAATCTCTAAAAGCTGTTCATCATTAATATGATCTGTGATCATAACTTCCCCTTAAAAATCGTCATCTAGTGCAGACGCACTCTGATAATCCCTGACCGTTGCTTCAAAGAAGTTTGTTAAGACAGACGCCCCCTGCGTTTCAGAGATCCACCCATATGGATTTGTTACCTCTGAATAGAGCGGGGCAAGTCCTACCGAAGACATTCTTCGACTCGCTAAAAACTTAGCATAAAGCTCATGCGAATAAGAGTTTATACCAAGGAGGCCATTAGGGAGGGCATCTTTGACAAAGTCTATTTCTAAAGATATGGCCTCTTCTGTCAGGAGAGTTAGATCTTCTCTAAGTTCTTTTGTCCAGATCTTAGGATATTCTTCTTTTATCTGGTTGATAATTCTGGCCCCAAACTCTACATGGCGAGTCTCGTCAGCAATTGTATAATCAATCTGAAAATACAAGCCGGGAAGCTTCTTTTGTCTACCAAGAGACATGATCGCACAGAATGCAGAAAAGAACCACACGCCCTCCATAAGCATATATACGACATATAGGTTTCTTACAAAAGTAGTCTTCCCCTCAATTGTTGAGATATCAAAATCTTTATCAAATGAGTCTAGCGACTCTTTTAGGAATCTGGTTTTCTTCTTGACACTTGGAATGCTCTTGTATGCTTCCGCCACTTCCTTTACGTCGAAACCATAGCTCTCACAACATACAGCGACTGTGGCATTGTGAAGCTGCTCTTCAAAATCTTTCTTTCCTAAATACTGTCGAACGCAGCCATCGGTCAAATACTTCCGCTCGACAGAGAAGATAGAATTTGACACTAAGCTCTCTCCAGCAGAAAAGAGGCCTAATATTCTTTTTACTAATAATTTTTCATCATCAGAGATGAACCCATCTTTCCATTGTTTAATATCCTCACTCATAGGGGCTTCAAATGGGCTCCAGTGAGCATTCAGGCTCTTCTTATAAAGATCCCATGCCCATTGATTCCCAGATTGAATTATTTGACTAACACCATGATCCACTGTTTGATCTAACAACTTAGCCATGACAACTTTCACATGTTGGGTCAGAGATAGAGCAGGTCTTTTGCTCAGATTCAATCTGTTCTGCCTTATTAGCTCTGACGTTCCTTAGGTAGTAAGTGGTCTTTAATCCATCTTTCCAAGCGGCAAAATACATATCATTAATATGCTTGATGGAGGTTCCTGCGTTATAAAGATTGAATGAGATCGCCTGATCTATCCACACCTGTCTGGCAGCATTGGTTTTGATAAGTCCGAACTGATTCATTTTGAAGGCACCTTTATAGATAGCCTTTTGTTTATCAGAGATCGGTAAAAGAGAGGTGTCCCCGTCGATGAATCTGCACTTATCTGCGAATTCAGTAGACCACAAGCCCTCCCTCTCCATTTCTGCTACAAAGTCCTTATCTACTAACCACGTTATGCTGCTCAAATTTTCATAGGCATAAGCTATTGATAGGTTGGGTTCTACCGATTGAGAAAACCCTAATATATATGCGATGGAAGCGTTAGGAGCGATCGCTAACAGGTTAGAATTTCTCATACCTTTAGAGACTAGTTCCCTAAGGGGCTCCCAATCAAATTTTGCTTTAATGCCAAGATGGGCCATTTGATCTTTGGCCGAATCTATAGGTAGGACCCCATTACTCCATAAGGAGCCGCTAAAGGTCGGATAACTACCTCTATCCTGAGAAAGCTTATGACTGGTAAGAATCGCATGATAGGAGATGAACTCTGTCAATTCTGAGGCAACTTGTACAGCCTCTTCAGAGTCTGCCGCTATACCTAGCCTAGCTAACACATTAACCCACCCAATTGTGCCCATCCCGAGTGGACGATCAGCGGTAGCACCAATCCTCGCTTCCTCTGTTGGGTAGAAGTTAATATCGATAACATTATCTAGAGACCTAATGAGTTTTTCTACAGTGTCTTGAAGCTGTGGATAGTCTATCATCCAAACCTCATCAACCAACTCCATATGGTTAGGTAGACAGATAGAGGCCAGAGTACATACTGCAGTTAAACCATGCTCTGTCTTTACACCATCTTTATACTTAGGGGCTTTGTTGCGTAGTATAATCTCGGTGCATAAATTACTGCCATGAACAATGCCCATATGCTTATTAGTATATCGTTCATTTGATCTATCTTTAAAGCATATCCACGGATGGCTAGTTTCAAATAACGCACGCAAGATATGCTTCCATAGATCTTTAGCCCTTACCTTTTTACCGAGGTTGGTAGTTTCGTATTTCTCATAGTGAGCACGAAATTCACTACCGTATGTCTCATTAAGTTCTGGGCAGTCTCTGGGGCAAAATAAGGTCCAATCTGCATCGGCTTCAACTCGTTCCATAAATAGATCAGGAATCCATAGAGCTATTTGTAGATCACGACACCTAATTCGATCGTCGCCAGTATTCTTCCGAACATCTACAAACTCGTAGACGTCCTTATGCCAAGGCTCTATATATGCACAACCAGATCCGGGTCTCTTTCCTCCTTGGTTTACAGCGACGAGCATGTCGTTGTAGATCTTCATCCAAGGGATAAGTCCTGAGCTTTTACCATTAGTGCCAACTATTTTAGAGTTGGTCGATCTAATTCCTCCCATATGGAATCCGAGCCCACCAGCATATTTTGACTTTCTGGCCTCTTGCCAGAGACCATCGAAGATCCCATCTACACTATCTTCAATCATAGATAAATAGCAAGAGCTTAGCTGCGGGTGCGTAGTGCCGCTATTGAACAGCGTCGGCGTGGAGGGGCTAGCCAAATGCTGTGAATACATATTGTAGAAGTCTAGTACCATAGTAGGATCATTAAGGCACAGACCCATAGCGATTCGCATATAGAAAGCCTGTGGAGTCTCCAATAGCTTCCCGCTAGTATCCTTAAGAAAATACCTGTCGGCCAAATTCTTAATGCCAATGTAATCAATCTCATCATCTCTAGAGATTACTAAACAATCAGCCAAAAATTTCAAGTCGTATGCCAGCATTCTCTTGTCAATAATGCCAGACTTTACGCCACGTTTAATATTCTTGATGAACTTAGATCGATAGTCTGCTTCAAACGTATCATGGTCTACTGATTCGCCAATAATTTCTTTATACAGGCAGGACATTATGATTCGGGAAGCAACTTTGCCATAATTTGGGTGTTTCCAAATCTTGGCTCTCGCAGTAAGCTCAAGGGCTTGGTCGATCTCTGATGTTGGAATCTTATCCCTGAATGTAATCTGAGCGTCTATAGCTATCTCAGAAGCTGAAACATTTCTGACCCCTTCGCAACACCTTTCAAGGAAGATATTAATTTTATTTACATCAAAAGACTCAGTCTTCCCATTACGCTTGCGAACTAACAACTCAGACATCTTATCTCCCGGTAAAAAAGAAGGGCATTATTTAATACGTCCTAACAGGCGGGCACGACTACAAATCTTTTGACTTTCTGGTCTTAAACTTGGAAGTCATTGGAAAACCAAAGTGTCCTAGCAGGAGGCAACATACTCCATACCCTACTGGACTAATGTTCACGAAATCTACTACGAACTGACTAATCGAGGCAGAATCATCTCCAGATGAGCAGACCCAGACATCATAAATACCCAAAGTCACAAAAGTGGCCAGCATAACAATTCTAGTTGTACCCATCGACAGCCTCCACAATTGCTCTTACATCGCAGTCGTACCAGCCTGCACTAAGCAAGCTGTTGACCTCCAGTACTTTATACGCTCCTTCTGAGCGGCAAATGTCAAGTGTCCACATTGGGGCCGGATCGTATCCAGTCGAGAGGCAAGTTTTTGCAAATTCCTCGGCTTCCTTGCCGCACTGGATATTATCTCCGTAACCCGAGTAAGTCAAGACAGAATTGTCCTTTATAACGAATCGCCATTCAGCCTCAATTGGCTTCTTCTGAGCGAGCATCAGAAGCTCGTGAGAAAATAGGCCAGTTTCTATTCCGCCAGAGCCCACCATTCCTGTGAAGGTTTTGTAGCCGGAGTTTTCCTTGATAAACCACTCGGGATTCTCAAGAAACTCAGCCAGTAAAGGTAAAGTGCCCGACTCAACAAACATATGAGGATTGTTTAGGGCCAATTTCTGAAAATAAGGTAGGTAATAGTTACAGTCATACACATAATCATAGAGCCAAGATAGAGCCTTCGGCCCTTGGGATCTCTGAAGGCGACGACCTATGACTGGAGAACCGTAGAAGATATAGTCTGTAACAAAAGACTTGGAGAAAGTCGGCCCGTCGATAGTATAATTCATCCAGATTAGTCGGTCGCCAAGGATATCCCTAATCTTGTGCTCATTCTCTGGAAAAGCTCCATCTTCTATTACCCATTCTCTTTTACTGGACATAGTCACAAAACCCTATTACTTTTCTACGTCCATCCTTGTCGGGATCACTAAATTCTGCAGCGATTAATGGTAATCCATTCGCGACCAAAACGGCATTGATCAGGCCCAATGCTCCGACTTGAAAACATTCAGTTTCTAAAACTGGAGATTTGTCCACTACGACAAATGGATCATCAGCAAGTGCCATATTGCACGGCACACGATTTACCATTAGTGAATGCATAGCACATGGGTCAGCTTCAAAGGCTGCTTGTAGTGCTTGTGCTGCTTTACTCTTATCCACGAGATAGCTCCTGTAGTACGAAGTCCACCCTATCTTCTTTTACCGATCGATTTTCGTTCCAAGGTTGAGGGAATAGTATAGCCCTACCGCCATTTTCTCTGAATTTTGATACGTTAGTCTCATAGTCATCGATCAGGATAGCCCCAGATCTAGCCATTAATTCTTTTCTAGGCCCAATTTGGAAATTGTTCTTCTTATGAGACATAAATCCATGATTCCTCAACCATTGGATTTTTTCGCCGGGACACTTCCAATCTAAACTTGGAGATGTACAGAATATAACCTCTCCACGACATTCTAGCTCTGTGAATAGTCTATTGGCCCAGCCATATTCTGGAAGATTAGTCCACCAACCTTCTTCCCTAGTGAACGCCCACATTTCCTCGTCTGTAAGACCGAAGGTCTGATGATGGCTCCACGAGGCCCAATCTTCATGTTCAAGGCTCCACTTGGCAGACCTAATGAGACCATCAACGAAGTTGCAGATAACCCCGTCCATATCCAGCAAAAACATCATGTTGAGTTCCTCAACGAAGTCACTACTTTCTTGGCTAATTCACCATTGGCTAATAAGTCTAGTGATTTCACATACTTAACGAGAACCCCAACAGCCTGCCCATCGCTTTTGGCGGCTTTGATGTCGTCTGGGATTTGATTGGCGTAGACTAGGAGATCTGCCTCGCTAACCTCTTTTGGTAGGTAGCTGCGAAGTAGCTCGTTTTCTCTTGAGAGCTTGACACTCTCGCCAAAACTCATAGTTTCAGTATTGCCTTTGACGATGTCTCTACAATATCGGACGATAAACTCGTCCGTAAAGTTGTTCTTGGTTTGGCATTCTCCAAGGACTACCTTTAGAATATCGCTAGCTAGCTGATTTCTCATTTTGGTGGCTGTGGTAATGTCTGCTTTAATTACGTCGATAAGCACTGATATTCTCCCATTAGTGTTTTCCTGTACTGTATCCATCCTTGCCCAAAATTCCCACCATTTGATAGGAAGGTGTCTTCGACACCACACATGGCCTGATGCTCTGTTGGGCTGAAGTGCTTTGATGAGACTAGACGGTCATGCAATGCAATATCTTGGGATACGTCTCTGGTGCCCTCGGCAGTGAGGTAGCTCACACGGGCACACCTACCAGCAGAAACTTTAATAAGATCATCCTTTGATAGGACTTCATCTCCGGGGAATCCAGTGAGGGGAAGATGCCAGTCTCCAGCTTCGAGAAGTTTCGGCCAAGAAGCCTTCATGCAGTCACGAGACATGTAGGCTAATTTTTGAATGTGCGGCTCTGCTTCCGGATGGCAACGCAGAGCAAAGAAGTTATTCCAAGCACCACTATTGCCAGTGCAGATAACAGTAGTCCACATCCACGGTTCAAGAATTCTATTGGCAATCTGCTTATGGAGACCAAGTGCTAACAACTGCTTAGCATAGTACACAGAAGATGTCCTTGCGGACAACCATAGCTCTTCGCAATACTTACTATCAGACATATATGATTGTACTGTAGAGGCATGATTACTGTCATCGTTGGGAAGATGGCAGACTCCAGTAAATCTATATTTCTCGTTTATATCTTGTATCTCTCCATATGCCTGCATCCCCTTTTGTGCAGCACCCCAGTGGATCGGGATGAATGGATCTTCCTCAACCTGTTTAATGAACTTTTCAACTGGAATAGCCCTAGAACTAGCCGCGTTGAAAGAGAACATGCGGTGTCGCAGATGTTCGCTATGGATGATTCTCGGATAGGTCATCATCAAAGTCGTGAGACGACTGTTGGTAGTCGTCGACAAGCTATCTGCTAAAACTTTTACTTCAAATCCCATCGAATACTTCCTTCACGTTTTTAAATGTGCAAACACAAGATAGATGATCTCCAGCAATATTACTAGGGCGACGATATGTGATTGTATCCCCATCAATTATTAGTTCATGCTCATGATTGATCGTCTCATAATGCCATTTTTTGTTGTCGCAGATGAAATTCCTGACAGACCCATCATCATATTCTGCCGCTAGATCAACCCTGATTGTATTTGACGCCGCCTCATAGTGGACTAGCGCGCCGGACATAAAGATTGGGGTCAGATCAAAATCAACTGCAGTTCTGAGCAGTATTACCTTGGGCTTAACAAGAAGAGGAGCCGGGAAATATGGGGGCACGCTACCCAGAAGTGGTAGGGATGCTGTCGCGAACAGAAAGGATCTACGCTTCATGGCTAAAGCCCTTTCCCGGTATTAATTCTTTAGGAGTTCCATAAATTCTAGCCCAAAGGTTGCTCGTATCCTTATACCGTATATGGTAGAATGACTTCATTAGGCCACCATACTCTTTGTTTTGTGAGTCAAAAAAATCGGACCTAATATGGTTCTCTCTAGAAAGAGGAATCAAATTACTATGTTTACTTCCCATACAATCTATCCTGACCCAATTATAGAATATGTCAGGACCCCATACTAGGTCTAAAGTACCACCGTCATTTGATTTAAGAAGATTTCTAAGCTTTTCGACAGTCTCTCTGTTCGGAGTCAGATTGATTGTTTCTTTAGGTATAGGCCCATAGCCCGTCGAGAGTCTTACTGGCTCTAAATCACTTGTAGAGAATGTAATATCTCCGATAGTTACCGGACCATTGTCGAGATTCACCTCAATGAATGGGTCTAGCCTAACTGGCTCAGTCAATTTTACAGGGTAGTTTGTCCACATAGAGAAATCACGGGGAGCCTTCTTGAATACGCCGAATATAGGAAGGGCCATAAGCCCTCCTAGGAAAGATCTACGTTGCATGCTTCGCCCCCAAGAGTTTATCTTTTACCGCCTGAGCTTCAGCTTCAGACAAAAATACGGTGTATCTGTGCCCGAGCCACCTACCAACATCCACCCTATACCCGAGATATCCAGTCTTCGCGTCGTTTGCCTTGAGCACATACCACGCTCTGCCATCAGATTTTACATGGATTCCATCTTCGACTATATTTGGATCTCTCCGTCTTTCGATTCTGTGATCTCTAAATTTTGGCAAATCTAGATCAAAATCAGCAAAACCTACCAACCACCAATACTCTCCCTTATCGTATAAGGCTACGAGAGATCTACCATCACAGGTCCACATATAGAAGATATGTTCGGTAGACTCAGTCCATTTTTTGACCCAGTTAATATCTAGAACTTTTTCTAGAGTATTAGCATCGTCTACTCTTTTAAAGTTTGTGTATACATAGTTTGGAACATGTTGTCTGAACATTACGCTTCCTCTACGCAGATCTCAATCTCATATCTTTTACCGGGCTCACATTTGAATGCCGCGAACGCTTGAGCAAAAGTCATCTCCTCAATAACATCTCCTTCCTGAACTACTGTTTTAAATCCAGTACTTGTTACTTCGGCTGTAAATTCTAGGCTACTTTCATAGCAAACCTCAAGAGCCTGTTCAGATTCGAGAGCAATACTTTTCTCCCAAAGCTCTGATGCATGAGCTACTGCCTCGTCAAGAGTTTTTCCTTCACGAGCCAGTGTGGGAACCACACTCTCAATATACTTCTTTTTTGCAGATTTCATACTATTTCTCCGTTCGAATCAATGTCTACATACTCTAACTCAGCAAGGCCTACAAACCTTGTACCGCCAATTTCGTCCTGAAAGGACTTATGAAAGTGAGCGGACAGCCAAACCTTTGGTCGATGAATTTTAAGCAGTTCATCCCCGAGTAGCTGGGTGGCTTCTTTGAAGCCTTTATGGAAGCCAAAATCTACTAAGATTTTATCGTCTGGGGACATAACCGAAGCGAAACTTGCCGCAGGCACATGTGATACAACAATGGAGGGCTTCGCCCTACGATAGGCCTTCATACATTCGATCATTTGAGCGAAGCTCAGTTCCTCTTGGGACCACCAACTCCTAGGTCCCCTATTGATACGTTCAGCTTCTCGGTAGGTTCGATCTATGGAAATACCACCTCTCATGAAAAAGATGGCTACGCCACCGATGGTGGCTTCGCCGAAATCACCAAGGTAGAAAGGGGATTTCGGAGCGAAGTCATAATCCTCATGATTCCCGGCAAGCACTTTATGATTGTCCGGATGTAGGCCGGAATATGTTAGATTGTTCCAGCTACTACTTAAGCCGAAGTCCCCAATCTGGAGGCTATGCTCTGCCACTTCTGCTATTTGCAGATAGTTGCTGAACTTCCCATGGACATCCCCGATTATCCTAAGCATCTTCATCATCCAAAATAGTAAAGCCCAAAGCTTTCAGCATGTTTTCAGCTTCGATTGAGTTTACACGGTCGTCTACTGGATAGAAACACGACTCCATGGACTCTATGAATCCGGGAATATCGATCCCTAATTGGCAATCATCAACGCAATGATTATAGTGCCAGTAGTCCTGTAGAACTACCCACCAAGCATTATCGTTACAATCATGCTGGAAAGCGTAATAGTCTTCGCCGATAGGACGAACACGATCCCGAAGAGCACACTCAATATTAGCCTGACTGTACGAGGGACCTTTTTGCCATTTTCCGTCTTGACCCCTATATCCATCTATGAACTTAGACTGGTTACTTCGGTCAACTTCATCTAGGACTGGTTCTAGATCAGCTCCAAAGATGATGGCTACACCGCCCACACCTGTCCAAAACAAGTCGGCGGCTCCATCAAGGGCGTCTACTGCATCAGCCTCTCCAGTAATCACATAATTGAAATCCGCTGGCTTTAAAAAATGGCCAAAGTTAGCTACGCCGATCCCGAGCCCATCGTTAATAAGCTCAAAGGCCTCTTCAAGGATGAGCTTGGCCCGAAGGATTCGGTCCTGTTCCGAAGGAACCGTCAACTTCTCTGGGGTTGCCTGACCGGCCTTCTGCATGAAGGCCACAATACCATCAACGTGATTCAAGGCTGTGCTCCGACGAACGTATGTGAGTCAACGAAAAGACCTCCGAGGATTATAATCTTCGGAGGTCAAAATGTCAAGGAGTCTTTCAGACTCAGCTCAGATTTCCTAACACACAGATCTCGTAGGTGGCCCCAGAGCCACTCACGTCAAACAAACTGATGTTCTTCTGGGTTGAGCTTACCGTAAGCTTATATGGGTCATTGTAGGTAAAACTAGAGTAGGGCTTAATAAGGAGGTTTCCAGACCCACCATTGAACAAATTCGTGAAAGCATTCGATCCAGTAGCTCTGATATTGATATCTCTATTTTGGACTGTGGACGTATTATAGACCGTTACAGTCTTAATCCCAGAAAATGCAATGGTGGAAGTAATTCCAAATGACTCATTAGTCATTGCGTTAAGGTCGAGCACTACAGACCCACCTGAGGGGATCACCCCAGTGTTCTTTACTGCGGCATCAATCTCAAAATTGCCAGTACCGTAGGTGTAGGCCCGATTGGCTGTAATAGACTCATTCTCAGATCTGATAGTGCCAGACTGAGTCTCTGTGAAATTGAAGGATGTTTTTACTAAAGAACTAGCCGATACTGTTATTGTCATTCTTTGACCCAAAATAGCTGTCTAAAATTCTTCGAATCACCCAAGATATCAAAGCTTGAAATAGCATGAATCCAAAAGATCCATACATGCCTACGGCTTTATCCTCCAAATGGGCTTCTGCTGAAACCCTATCGGTAAAAGAAGAAAGGTCCTCCTTAGACAAGGTAGCGGCCTTCTCTACTCGTCTCTTCATTCTGTCGGCGTCTCGCTCGCCTCTTCTGCCCGGTTTTGCAGAATAGCCGAACTCTTTGCAGTATTCTTCATACCAGTTCACGAGCCACCTCCATATCGGGAGCATTGTCTACACTGATTTTGAACGATTTGTCTGTTATGGTAATTGACTGAATAGTGGGCCGAACTGCATTCAAGAGCCGCATCGGCCCCATCTTGGTAATAAATACCTGAACTGCTGGTGATCCAAATTTGATTACGACTTCGTCATTATGTGATGAAATCGTTAGATTGATCTCATCACTACATTTTATATTTACGCCATCAGATACTTCGACAGTCTTATTCTTGATTAATTCCTCAAAAAGATCTATTAGCTTCATTGTATACTCCATTGTGATCATCGTCGTGAATTGCTAATAGTTCTTCATATGACAAATCGTCTAAGCTAGATATTCCATGTTGTGATTGTAGGTGTTGTACTAGTTGATCTCGGCTAGGAAAAGACGATCCATTAAGTTGCCATCTACGATAACTAATACGAGAATACGTAGTACTCAGTTTTTTTTAGACCACTTAATATAAGTGTCGTAAGATATAGCACCAGTGTAAATTTTAGTGACTCCGCTCTTCTCCAAATAAAAGAAAGAGGGAATTGATGTGTATTTTAGTTTCAATCTGTCAATCTCATCATAAGATGCTTCATCATCTAAATCTAACACCTGAAGATCATTGAAGGCTTCTGGTCCCACATCCCAACCGGCCTTTTTATGAATATCATCCCTGAGTTTGGCAACAACGTTTTTGTCTGTAGTCACACACGGTGGGCACACAGATGGTTGAGTAATTAGCACGATTCTAGGAAAAGTGTCTGGTAATATCTCTTTTACCGACTTCTTGCAGCCGCAATCTTTATCGGAGTCCTTGCATGGGCAGTCTGTCAGAGAGGTCCCACCATCGTATGAGACTTTGCCATTTTTACATTTACATTCAGTGACTGGCTTTGGCGGTTCTGGCTTAGGGATAGGAACCAGATCATCAGCACCGATAGGTGCTACCATCATCATCGCACCAGCAATACCATAAGCATCAAGATCTTCAGCCGAAAAATCGAGTACTGCTGGCGTACTCTCAGTTGGCATAAACATCATGAATAGTATGATTGCTAGAATCAGTGTTTTCTTCATCTCTATCTCCTACCAGCTAAGGCTAGTATCTACCTTTGCCTTGTATCCATTGAATCCGCCAATTGACCACGCATCGCCCCTCGAAACCATCTTATTGATGATCTCAGCATCAACCCAGAAGCATCCGTCTGGTTGATTAAGCTTACGTTTGCGGATCTTTAGCCAGTTAAGAGGCCAAGTATTAGAGATCATGCAACCTTTTCTTTTACTGTTGTCATCTACAGCGATGATCGATAGGGCGTGCTGCCAAGTTGTGTTTTGGGAGCAGAATCCTTCATTATCAGTCTCGCTAGCGAATCCATAAGAAGATCCAACTTCTACTGGATATCCGTTGGCGATACTATCTCTGACTTCATCGTAGCTCTTAACTCGTGAGTAAACAGATATAGTGTGATCTTTGGAGATAGTTTCAAGGGTTTTTGGGAAACCAGATCCAGTGCCCCATTTTCGGCATCGCTCAACTGAATATTCTGTTAGGTCGATAGCCCCATACTTCTGCTTAAGTAGGGTGCCATATTCGGCCATATACTTAATCTGATGTGCAACGACCGCTCCATCGCCCCTTATTTGATTCTTACCTATGACAACTCGGGCACCATAATAGAGTGGCTCAATCGCTATCCATCCTCTTAGCTCTTCTCTTTCCCCATAGGCTATTTCTGTGCTCATAAGGGTATTAGTAATTAGAGAGGCAGCAGCAGACACACAGCTACCAACGTCGCCTTGATTGACATAGTAAAAGCTGGAGCCAGCTCTCTTGTAGTTATCATGAAGGCAGACTATTTTTCCCTTGCCAGTATCTGTAAGAAAAGACGCTGCAGATCCAAACACACCGACTTGGGATTCTACAGCGTCTACTGCGTCGGGTAGGTCCACCCACCCGGCCATGTTGTATGTATACATTATTTAATCCCGGCTTTAAGACCTTCGCAAATTTGGAACAATTCTTCGGCCAGATCTGTTTTGTTTTCTGCTGTAAAGTCGGCATAAGTATTAGTCACTGGATCTGCGAATTTGGACAGATCGGTGGCCTTTTTAAAGGCCTCATTGCCTTTTGTCGGCATAACCTTATCTCTGACTGAGCGGAACCTGACAAAAACATCACCAAAGTCTTTAGAACCAGCAGCATCCAGTTCTTTGACATAAATGTACGCACCCTTGTAAACGGTGTACCACTTTCGGCAGTCCTGAACAGACATACCATCTTCTTTTACCGCTTTTGCTACTGACTCCTTGTCGGCAGCAATTGCCGAACAGCTCATCAAAATAATAATGACGAGCGTAGCTAGTCTATTTCGCATTTTTGATCCCCGTGTGGATGTCATAGAATCGAGTATCGATCTCTTTGATTAGGGCAAGAAGCTCAACATTCCCAATAGCAACAGCTCTATTTCTAAGATGTCGCAGGGCATCCTGATCTGCTTCTTCGTCATCCACAATCACTGACCCACCGAAGGAAGGGATTTTGACCTTCTCTTTTACAGCAGCAAAAGCTGCTTTGATCTTATCCCAAAACGCGACAATGGCGATAAGAACACCACCAACTGGCATTTTGTTAGCGATAAGAAAATCAATGATGGCTTGCATTACTTGTTGTCCTTCAAAAATCTTAGTGACAGTTCACTTACTACAGTTAGTACTATGGCTGCAATTCCCGAGTGCTCGCCAAACATTTCTGGCTTAACATTGGCCAAAAGGGACGTAACAGCAGTAGCCAATCCCATCAGGATAGCTGTGCGTGTTACCTTGGCTAGGTCAACAGCATCAACCTTACCGACAGGAGTCACGGATGGTTCTGACTTGCCGAACATTGCATCTTTTAGTTTAGACAGAAAATTCATGGCTTAAGCCTTTATAGAAGAGTTAAGACAGGGGGCTTTCGCCCCCCTAGTCAGTTTTGATTAGCCAGTAATTGCTGGATATTCGTCAGTGATTGGGTGTCGAGATCCATCCATGTAGGTCAACTCGCCCGGAACAGAACGGAACGTAACGAACTGAGCCTCGTCAGAAGAAGCGACAGCGTTGTTGGTTGTAGACCGGAACGTATCGTTCAGAGCAGAAGGTGCAGTCGTCCAGTTAGTTCTCTTACCAGCAATCTTCGTAAAGCTGAAGTACCCGGCCCGAATTGCGGTAGAGTACTTGTAGCCCCAAGACTTCTGGATGAGAGCGGTTCTTTTGCGGTATGGGTCGCCGTCAGTGAATAACAGGGCGTTATTCGCGATACCATTGACTGTAGTGCTATACCCCTGAATAAGGAAAGCATTAGGCTCATAAGCGAAAGTACCAGCGGACAATGCTTTTTGGGCACTATACGTATGGTAGGTTCCGCTTGCTTCAGCAACACGATTACGTCTTGTAGACATAGTGCTGCTTGTAATAGCGTCCTTAATAGACAGAGTCTGAGTTAAAGGACTTCCAGTTGTGACAGTAGTGGCATCTGTGATCCCCATCGCCACACCACCAATTTGCTCCAGAGGAGCTACGCCCGTTCCTCTACAGCTAACAACATAACCAGTTGGCAAAAGTGCCATAATAGATCTCCACAATATCCATCCCAAGGGTCCAGTAAAAGAAAAGTCCTGTCTTCCTAAGGATAAATACGCTTAGACCTCATCTGAGGTCAATATATTGACCACCCCAGAAGTTCTGAGATCTTCAAGTTTTGTGTCATATGACTCATCTTTCTCTGAATCTGATGTGATCGACCTATATGACCCATCTTCGTAGACGCCAATGGCCCACTTCTTTTTACCGGAAATTTCGCAGATTATTTGGGCAATAATGCTATGCTGGTTGATATTTAGGGCAATTTCTACTCTAGGCCGAACATCGGTCAGACTAAACATCTTGCCAATTCCGATGAAAAATCGATATCTACTGACAATTTTGAGTGCTTCTATGCCATCAACTAGGTCTAGGGCGGCTTTATCGGCCTCTGTTAGATCGAAGTTAGTATGGCAGAACCAGCAGTCGAACATGTTATTGGGCGACATAGTCTCAAGTGGCCCATAGACTCCTAGTGGAGTCCTAACCTGCATTGGAAGTTCGAGCATTTGCAGATTTGGCATATCCTCATCGGATTCATCAATATCCATGTCGAGGTTATCTTCTAAAACTTCATCAACCCATCTTTCCCACGCTATTTTTCGCTCTTTCATGCTGTGTACTCGCTTGGTTTGATTGTTTTGTTGACGGATTTCAGAAAATAGTCAGCTTCGAAACTTAATCCACCTTCTCTAGTTTTAGATTCAATGACTTCTATACATGAGTTTCTGACCTTACCATTGAGTACTGAGTCGGATATTCTAGCCAAATTCTCAATATTATCAAAGCCGAACTCTATCTGAAGAGCACCATCCTCGATATAGAATGTTAGATAGTCAGCCTTATCTACAGGCTTTTTCGATTTCTTTTGCCAAAACATTGGTGGAAAGCTCCCAAGAAAATTTATTGGCCTGATCCACCGCAGACTGGTTTAGTTTTAGGTCTGATCGGCCCCTATGGACATTTCGCATATGCTCAACTAGTTGATCGAAACTATCTTGTGTGAATTTTCTCCATTTTGAGAATCCGCCGAAAAAGACACCGTCATAGGCTACTTCAAACTCATTTTTCATTTCAACAAGCTTACAAGACTCATTGACAAACCCAGTGTGTCCGGTACAATTAGTGATGATGACTTCCTTGCCACACCCCATCATTTCGAGAGCCTCCATATTCCAGCCTTCTGCTCTTGCTGGGAAAACGGCACAATCGACCTGCTTCATAATATTAAATACGTCTTGATGGGTATTCACGCGGGGTACTATCTGAATCTTGTCCCCAAGCTTTGATTCTAGGTACATACGTTGCCAAGCTCTGGTCTGTTCTGGATTGAGGAAACCATTGGTCGGCATCATGACTAGGGTGACTTCATCATCCTTCTCAAATGCGGCATTAAAGGCCTTGATCAGGACATCATGGCCCTTTCTGATCTCCCATTTGCCGAAATTGCCAAAGATCGTGTGGGTGCCCGGTTCAGGAGGACTCGGTAAAAAGATAGATGGGTCGTACCCCAAAGGGACTACGGAGGCCTTAATCCCCTGCCTATCGCACACATCAGCGGCCCATTGGGTCGGAACGACCACCTTGTCTGGATAGGATAGATTGTGGACCTCCTCATCCGATAGGTCTTCTAGCTCGAAGACTGTGAAAGCTATCTTTGGCTCACCAGTGAATCCAGCCATATCGTTCGGATGCCATAACCGAAGAGAAGGGGCCTTTAGATGAAATGGGTATTTTGGCTGGGGCATTCGGGGGTCTATGTCATTACGACCAATCGGAATATGGCGAACGTCCCATCCTAGCTTTAGCAAATGCTTCAGCGTATAAGATCCGTGATACCCATAACTGGTAGTGTTGTAGCCGAACGTGAAATTAAGATTCATAATCAAATCCCATAAATTCTTTTATAGAGGCTAGATCACTAGGTTCTAGTTCATACATTCTGATGCCCCTAGAGTCGCCAGATAGGTACATTCCAGAAAGTTTAACTTCAAATTTGTACAGATCGCCCGTCATTGGGCTATCATCAAAACCCGGTAAACTCTTTGAGATACCTTCAAATTTTGCCTTGATATGATCAAAATTGCCATGATCTATATATAGGGTATCTTCACCTTCACATTTGTAGTATGCGTATGCTTCAAGAATCCAAGTCATTCCATATATACCTTTAATCTATTGGCCGTACTCTTAAGAGCTAAGCCAGCGGCCTCGTGTAAGTGGGAATCTTCTTCTTTACCGACACTGATTAAGAATTCGGCAAACTCAATCAGTCCTTCATGACTTCTACTACACATCGGTCCTGTTTTCAGTCGGACTATAGCTGCCTCCAAGGAAATCACCCTCTGTTGAAGTATCAGCACTTCGCGGCTCGTCATTGCTCATTTCCTTTCGGAGTTGGGCGAGTAGCTTTGCAAGCTTTGCCTCCGCAGCAGCCTTTTCTCTTTTGCGGAACAGCTTCTCCTTGACGACAGCTTTTCTCGCTATCATCTTCTTTTCTTGTCTCTTCTTCTTTGACACGTTTAAACTCCAGAATTTCTACATTGCCAAATAGTTTAATCACTTCTTCGCGTGTTCGGTAAAAGGGAATATACCCTGCCGATCCAGTCTCTTCTTTTGATACTTTTGACCCATTCGTAGTATGCAAAGAGTCCCACGGTAAAATCTGGGTTGCTGCATATACTGTTGTCCAGTCAGGTATGGTCTCTACATGAGACATATAGAATGCTCCTTAGTGGTATTAGTGTATGTTCAAGTTTGTCTAGTTCATTTCTTACCGACAACTCAAAACAGCGATCATCTAAATTGTTAGAGCAGAGATTATAAAATTGATCAATCGCCTGATTAGCAATTTCATTCTCCATCACCGAGGATATTTGTACGCCGTTATTTAGGATAACCAGTATCTTTTTCAAAAGTCTGCCTTTGATTCTTTGCTTACTACGTCAGAGGAGGACTTAGGTCTCCTCCAAATCTTTTCAAGGTGGTCACAGTAAATCACCATGCTGCTACGCAGCATTCCGTCCTTTTCGTACTCGTCTAGGGCCAATTGTCCAGTAACGCAAAGTCTGTCTCCGACAACCGGCTCAAAATACTCAATGTCCCCCAATCGATCCCCAAAGATCTTAACATCGAAGTACATGGTCTTTTGGCCATCCTTCTTATCACTATAGTTTGAGGCTAGCCGAATTATCGCAAACTTTTTGTCCGCGAAGACTTTTGCTTCTTTAACTACGTTCCCGTGAATAATGATCTGATTACCCTTCATGTCGCACCTCGTAAGAAAAAATGAAAATTCCAACTTATTTTAGCTTCGATCGGCCAAGAAGTCAATGAAACCTTGACCACTCATCTCAAAATTGCTATACTACGGTTAAGCGAAAGCTTCTGAGTGGTGGTCGCCCAACTTCGAAGGCTCAAACAGCAATCGGGCACAGTGGCAAAACAGTGAATGAGTTTAGGAATGGAGCGTCGTGTAATAAAACGCCTGTCTGTGCAAATCCAGCAGGCGACCGTGTCAAGGCGTCCGGTTGAATGTTAGCCGAGGCAAGTTCACTGACTGAGTGTTGAAGAGGTGCTGTCCCAATACCGCAGGGAGGCACATCCAAGGAGTCTGTTCAGGGTGCTCTAAAGGGCACAGAGGTAGCGTAGAATTCCGCACCTTTCCTCCAATCGGGACCTGAAACCACCATGAGATAACCACAGACCGGAGGAGACACAAAGCACTAGAGAATTCCTCTCAGGTGAAGAGGATTAGGGGGCGGTGCGTACCAACTGGGGAGAGATATGGATACAGAACAGGTGAGTAAAATGACATTTAGTGAGTATTATCGGTACTATCTTACCTTGCATCAAAATAAAACATGTCGAAGATTACATGTTCTAGGCCAATTGATGACGATAGCGTTTTTATCAATGATAACAGCTAATGGTGGGTGGTTTTGGTTACTACTACCATTGACTCCATTCGTGGTTTATCCGTTTGCTTGGTCTGGCCATTTCTTCTTTGAAAAGAATACGCCTGCGGCTTTTAAGCGACCCATTTGGGCCAAAGCGGCAGATTGGTGTATGTTATTTGATATAGTTCGTGGTAAGATTAAATTTTAGGTGGCTAAATGAAGATATTGCTAATTTCTGATTTCGGCCTGCATCATACAGTTGGCGGGGCTCAGAGAAGTAATCAGCTAATAGTTGATGAGGGTATCAAGAGAGGTCATGAGATCTCTGTCTTCCATTATGATGGGGATATCTCTCTTTTTCAAAAGGAATATGATTGGGTCATATCATCAAATCTTGAGGCAATTTCTCAGATAATCGGTAATGTGGTAGACTGGCTTGATGGTCAACCCAACCATATAAGACTTGAACATGATATGAATAGGTACTTGTCTAATGACAAGAGATTTCTCCTTTGGAGGAACTGTAAGGCGTCTTTCTTCCTAACAAGGTTCCATTATGAGTGTTTCAGGAAGCACTACGGGGATTATTTTGTTAATGTAGAGTTTGTTCCTGACCCTATTGATCGGTCATTTTGCAATCGGTTCGGCAAAAGAGAAGACTGTATTCTTTACTCTGGATTCATGCACCCCCTAAAGGGCACTCATGAGTTCTTCGATGTAGTAGAGCGGAATCCAGATAAGCGGTTCTTAGTGGCTGGATGGGGGCCGGGTTTTGAAGAGAGGGTGAAGCTTAAAAACGTGAGCTTTCTTGGGCAAGTCGATCATTTCCAAATGGTTGATCTTTACAACTCAGTTCGTGGTTGGTATCATATGCCGCCGATTTATGAGCCCTTTTGCCGATCTGCGGGAGAAGCCATGGTATGTGGGGTTCCCGAGATGTTAACAAACGGGATAATAGGGGCTCGGCATATGTACGATGAGGACCCAGATGGGTTCGCAGAAGCTTGCTATAACGCCGCTTCAACTTTTTGGGAGAAGGTCGAATGTCTATAAGCATTCTCTGCCCGACGAGGAAAAGGAGGCTCGGCCTCTATAAGATGATCAGTTCCGCTCTGACGACATCGAATACTTCTCTTGAGTTCGTTGTAGCCGTTGATCAGGGCGATAGCGAGACGCTTGATTATGCTTCAGTCCTTGTAGACGGGTCCGGGGTCTCGATTAAGGTCGTCGAAATCCCAAACGGAACTATATATGGCGATCTCCATAATATTTGTGCTAGTCATGCCGAGTTTGATGTACTTATGGGTGCTGCCGATGATATAGTTTTTAGGACCCATGGATGGGACAAGGTGGTTCTGGCAGCGTTCGATAGTATACCAGACAAAATAGCTTATGTCTATCCAAATGATGGACATCATGGAGAAGCCCTAGGAACTCATGGGTTCTTTCATCGCAAATGGTATGAGACATTAGGATATCTGTGCCCTCCTATATTTAGCGTTGACTATTCAGATAACTACATTATGGATGTAGCTAATGGAGTTGGTAGGGCAGTTTATCTTGATAATGTTCTGGTCGAGCATATGCATTGGACTTTTAGTAAGTCTGACTTTGATGATACCGCCAGAGAGGGTCACATGAGGAGAAGGGCCACCGATAATGCGGCCATTTATCAGATGGCGAAGAGTATGATCGAAAACGATATTGTTAAGCTAAAGGGGGTAATATGAGAGAGCCGGTATGGATTAAGAACCAGCTATACATATATCCTTGGGCGAGAAATCCAGTCCATGATGACGATCTAGTTTACAGAGGCTGCGTTCCGTTCTGTAGGTCGAATTTGCATTATTCAGATTTGTCAATCACTAATGACCCAGATAGGGCTTCATACTTCTATATGGGCCAGTTTAATGATACTGACTCATTGCATATCAATCCGGAGTACTACAATGGCGTCTTTAACCATGTTGCCGATATAGAGGGAGATTGGCTTGGACGTAATGTGCCACACGATTGGCTCAAGAAGTACATCCTTTGTATTAATGGAGTTAAGAAAGACTACCGACCATTTCTCAAGAACATTATTGTTCGACCTACCTTTTCAAAGCTTCTGATGTCGCTGGTAAAGAAGAAGGCATCCTATATCCCGATTTATAATAGGGCCTTCTCTTTTACCGGCTTTCCAGATCCGCTTGGTATCCGAAAGAGTATGATTGCTACCGTAAAGCACTTAGGGCTTTCGCACTATGGCCATCTAACCGATAAGTGGAAGGGAGCTTCTGACTCTTCTGAGGATCACAGTTACATGCTAGGATGCATGGAGGCTGCTACGTTTAGTTTGTGCCCGAGAGGAACAGGAGTAGACTCGGCTAGGTATCTTGAATCGTGTTTTCTCGGTAGGTTTCCTATCATTATCGGAGACAACATCCCATTTGGTTATGAGTATCATCTTCCATTCTATATTCAGATTGACCCAAGTGATATGGAAGACGGGCTGGCCGATGTTTCTAAGATGAGTATTGCAGAAATCGACTATTACGGGAAGAATTCAGTTAGATTCTTCAATGAGTACGTGAGAGAGTATTTTAGAAGACCAACTCAATATTTTATGGAGCAGTTGAATGAGAATTCAAAATATTTTGGATAATGCGGTAAAAAAGAAGAACTGGTCTCAGCTTCCAGATGGTGGTAGGCCTTCTGGACTAGATTTGACTGGACGATATGTCAGGAACATTCTGAACACTATCTGTTCTGATGTCACTTCGTATCTCGAAATTGGCTTATACAGGGGCGGTACTTTCGAGGCTGCTCTTTATGGTAATTGTGTTTTCGCTCTCGGGGTCGATGACTGGTCTCAGAATTGGGGACCGAATAGTTCGAGAGATGAGTTTTACAACCGCATGAACTCGGTCAGAGGTAATAACACAGTAGAAATTAGAGAAAACAGTTGTTGGGATGTCATGGTTTCTGGGCCATTTGATGCTTACTTTTTTGATGGTCCACACGGATATCAGGATCAGTATGATGCTTTGGTAAAATTCTATTCAGCTATGGCCGATGATTTCATTTATATCGTAGATGACTATGATGAAGTCAAATCCCCGGAGGTAGTTAGGGCGGTGAAAGACTCACTAGAAGATCTAAAAGTAGAGATCCTGTCTGAGTATTACTTTCCAGCCGGTGATGGATTCCATGAAGGTGTTTATTTTTCAGCCCTTAGAAAGACAAAGTCATGATTTTGACCGTTTATAATACCTGTGGCATTAACGGCGACAAGACAGACTGGTATAGTGAGTGTATAGATACACTACTTGAGCAGGACTACCCTCAGCAGGTTGTAGTTTCTTCCTGTCTGAATTCTGACGACTGTATAGCGTCTCTGAAGAGTCGTTATGGAGATGTTGTGAAGATCTGTCGATTCGAGGACAGATATATCGTTAATGTTACTTTTAATAAGACTGTCAGAGTCTTTGACAATGGGCATATTGCTCAGTTCTTTGTTGATTCTGGAGTTAAGCTTAAGGACAAAACTTCGCTATCGCAGATGTCTGAGCGACTCGGTGAGTCTTCCATGGTATCTCTACAAACAGATACCGATACTGGGTATGAGGTATTTGGCGGCAAACAGAATAGTTATAACGTACAATTAAAAGGTCAGGATTTTAAGCTCCCTCTGGGGATGGCTATTAATCTCCACGCTCAACTTTTCCATAGGTCTATCTTCGATAAATTTGGGCTTGTGATTCCTGATGTATTCGCGGCATATTGCACCGAGAGCACCTTCCCCTTTCTGAATGCAGCAGTTGGAATGGACTGGGTCATAGTGAAGGATATTCAAGCCCATCACAATAAGGCGGTGGATGGGCCTTCTTCGTCGCAGCCTCATTGGTCGCCAGTCCATAGGAACCCGTGGAATAATTTGCTCTATGGAAGAGACGCTAGGGTCTTCATTAATGACCCAAAAGCAATAGCGGCTGGCTTAGGCTATGAAGAATGTGGGAAGATCATGCCTCATAGTAAAGAGGCCTACCTTAACGGAAAGGCTAAATTCCCAGAAGATCTTGCAGAGATGATCCGTCGTTATTACTTCTCCAATAGAGAGGAACTAGACTATGACCGCGTCAGTGTCGAAATACTCTAAGTTCTCTGACGAGAGAGGTAGCCTCTACACGATTTTTGATTGTAGCTACCATTCTAATAATTTTATCTTGGATAAAGTATCAGTGTCCAAGTTGGGAGTAATAAGGGGGTTCCACGGAGATGATCATACATGGAAGTTAATAAGTTGTTTATGGGGCACCTTTAAGTTGGTTGTTTATGATATTGACAATGGGATTAAAGAAGAGTTTTTGCTGTCAGCTAATAGAGAGGAACATATTTCCATTCTCATTCCTCCTAGGCATCTGAACGCCCATCAGTGCTTATCTAGCGAGTGTGTCTTGCATTACAAATGGGACGCTCCATATGATTTAAGTAGTCAGTATTCTGTCCGCTATAACGACGAGACGATTGGGGCTAACTGGGCTCCTATACCGGCTATCCTTTCAGAAAGAGACGAAGTCTCTAGAAAATTTAAAGATGCTTTCAGTTATAATTGTGAGTCGAAACCGACCTACATTGCTCAGGAACGCTATTGAAAGTGTTCAGAAAAATTCCAGTAAAGTAGAGCTATGGGTGGGGTATGATCTTGATGATCAAGAGACCAAGTCTGTAGCAGAAGAATTGGGGTGCTTCACTTTCGGACGTGAGAGGAATGTAAATAGGCATTCTTCTTTACTGAATCCTATAGCGTATAAAACATGTGGCGACTACATCATGGGGCTAAATGATGACGCAGAAATTAGGACTCCGAATTTTGACGATGTCATTAGTAACACAATAGAGTCCTTTTTGAATGATAAACCAGATAGGATTGCCTACGGGAGAGGACAAGAGGTTTGGCCTTGGCCGAATGTAAAGGAGCCTTGGGAAGAGTCGCTCAAATACAAATATGCCTGCTATCCCATTTTAACTAGAGAAGTTTTTGACACTCTTGGGTATTTTATGCCTCCGCAGATATCTGGACCCGGAGCAGATATTATGTTCGCTAGGATCTTTGCTTCCGCTTGCGAAAACAGATTAGTGGACATTCCAGTTGAGATCTATGATTCAGTTTGCGAGATTAAAGAGAACCACGCCCACTATAATATCTATTCAGATCAACAACTCAAAAGAGATATTGAGAAAATAAATGAAGCTATTAATTGTCGCTCCTAGTTCTGCTGATTTGTATCAGGATTTAAGCAAGGACCTCTCCGCTAAAGAGCCTAATCTATGGGCCGGTCTTTTAGCTAATTCTGTTAGGAGTAAATGCGATGTATCCATATACGATATGGAAGTTAATAGACCTACTGCTGCTGAATTTTACTCTGATGTTGAAAGTATCTCGCCAGACTTGGTCCTCTTCGTGGCTACTGGTAGCAATCCAAATGCTTCCTCCTCTGCGATGCATGGGGCGACCAAAGCGGCAGAGTGTATTAGGGGACTTTGTAAGATAGCATTCATTGGTCCGCACGTCAACGCTCTTCCTATCGAAGTATTGCAGAAGCATGATTTTATAGATATCACCTTTATGAATGAGGGGGTTTATGCCCTCAGGAATATAGTTGAGCGTGGTACTTCTATTGAGGCTCTTAGTTCTGTAAAAGGAATTGTGTATCGCGACGACGCCATCAAGATGAATATGGCTGAGGGGATCGTTCCTCAGAACCTGATGGAATTTGATATGCCCGGAGTGGCGTATGATCTGATGCCATCTCTAGATAATTATAGAACAAGTACTTGGCACACCAACTTTAAAGGTAACACAAGCCCATTCGCTAGTATTTATACTAGCTTAGGTTGTTATAGCAAGTGTAGTTTCTGCATGATTAATTCTATTAATAGAACATCAATAGATTTTACTAAGACGGCAGACTCATTCAATATTTTTCGCTACTGGTCCCCAGAATACACAATAAAGCAGCTAGAATATTTGTCTAGCCAAGGTGTGACCAATCTCAAAATTGCTGACGAAATGTTTGTATACCGCCCCAAGCATTTCATGACTCTATGTGAGTTAATCATAGAGAGAGGTTTAAAGTTTAATATCTGGGCCTATAGTCGAGTAGATACGGCGAAGCCTCAATACCTTGAGACTTTGAAGAAGGCTGGTGTTAATCATCTAGCTCTAGGAATTGAGTCTGCTTCGCAGACGGTAAGGCAGGAGATTGATAAGGGGAGATTTAAGGAAGTTAATATCAGAGATATCGTGAAGAGCATAGATGATCACGGGATTGGGGTTGGCGGAAATTTCATAGTTGGTCTTCCAACCGACGATTTCGATTCAATGGAGGAGTCATATCAACTTGCAGTAGATCTACCTCTCGCCAATATGAACATTTACTGTGCTACCGCACTTCCGGGGAGTCCGCTATATCTTCAGGCTAAGAATGAGGGCAGAAGAGTTCCAGAAGAGTACTCTGAATTTGGCTTCCTGAGCTATAATCATGTGCCGGATTGCACTAAGTACCTGTCCGCATCAGATGTTCTTAGGTTCAGGGATGATTTCTTCCATCGGTATTTCACGAATGAATCAGTACTAAAGAGAATGGGCGAGGCTTATGGCGAAGTAGCTGTGAGCAATATCAAAGAAATGACAAAGATTAAGTTGAAGCGTAAGCTACTAAAGGATTAAAATGAAGGCACTCATTCTTACTTGGGAAAAATTTCAGGACCACGAGACCGTGTTTCCTTATTACGCCCTACAACAAGCTGGTTATTCGGTCACGCTTGCAGCTAATAAGCGAGAGGAGAGAGTATTTGGTAGCTTAGGGGTTCACTTAGTTTCAGATATCCATGTTGATGATCTTTTACTGCCGCACCGTGGATATAGGACTGAAGACTTTGATTTATTGGTTATACCCGGAGGAGTTAAGGCTCTGGAAAAACTGAGACTTGAGAAGAATGCAGTAGGTTTTGTGAGGGCTTGGTTCGATAGAAATAAGCCCACTATGTCTATTTGTAACGGGGCTCAGCTTCTTATTACCGCCGATGTCATTCGAGGCAGGACCTGTTCTGGATATTACTCAATTGAACCAGACATTCAGAACGCTGGTGCCACCTATAGTCGCTCTCCTGTAGTGATTGACGGCAACCTAGTTTCGTGCCCCCACTATGACTTTATGGGTGAATGGATGAGAGAGGGACTGAAGATGGCCGCAGCCCACGGGGATAAGACGTGAAAATCGCTAAGAGAAAACCTTGGGGATGTGAATTCCTAGCCTACGAAAATGACAATGTAGCTATCTGGCATCTTCTTATAGACCCATGGGCCGAGACTTCTCTGCATTGCCACCCCAACAAAAAAACTGGCCTAATCGTCCTTCAGGGAGGGGCGAAAGTATGCTTCTTATCTGGCGGGGAGAAGTTGTTTGCTGGGGAGAAGGTTATGATTAGAGAGGGAGTATTTCATCGCACTATGAATATGACATCTAGTACTCTTCACCTTTATGAGATTGAGTCCCCGGTAGATAAATCTGACCTAGTTAGGATTGATGATAAGTATGACCGTGGAACTGTGTATACTGATGAGGACGACTATTTAGTCGATATCAAATGTCCTTGGGAGGACAACAAGGGCTATTATTGCGATGTAAAGATTGAAAAGGTGAATATGGGATCGCAGATAAGAAAGGGCAATTATTTGATTCTAACTGGCGGCATTAGAAGTGGTGGCTCGCTAGTTTGTGCTCCCGGAGACATAGTATCAGGAGACACTTTCGCTATGCTCTCTACGAAGTTCGAGACCCTTGAAACTGAGGCAATTTATGTTGTTAATGAGAAAAATCGTTCATGAGGCTTATGAGAATAGATGCTTTGAACTAGAAGTAGCTAAAGCACTCAGGTCTGGTTTGGCTAGGCCTCCAATCTATCTATCAGTTGGAACAGAGCATATTCCTGTAGTACTCAAGAACAGTCTGTATGAAGCAGGAGTTAAGGATTATGTCGTTTTCCCGCAACATAGATGTCACTCATACTTTTTGACCTTCAGCGAGGATAAGGAAGCCGCGATGGCGTCTCTGAGAGATGAATTGTGCGGCCTAGACACTGGCTGCGGTAAGGGTATGTGGGGCTCGGCAAGTCTACATATCAAGAACAAAATGATTGGCCATAATGGCCACCTAGGCTCTCAGGCTTCTATCGCTTGCGGATATGCTCAGGCGACCGGCAAGAAGGTGATTTGTATCTTAGGAGATGCTGCTTGTGAAGAGGATGACGTCCTAGCAGCTTTAGGCTATGCTGCCACCCACAAACTTAACATCATGTTCTTGGTCGAGAATAACGGGCTATCAATCCTTACAGAGACTAGCGTAAGAAGAAGCTGGTCTACGTGGGATGTCGCCAAAGGATTCGGCCTTAAGAATGAATCAGTATCAGACAGGTTCGAAAGCTTATCTGGAATCCTATGTGAGTTCTTAGATTCAGATAGGCCATGCCTCCTAGATATAGAGTGCTGCAGACACCTATGGCACGCAGGAGCGGGAACGGACGGGCCTCCCTTGTGGGACACACTGAAGGACATGCTTCTCTTTTTACCGAAGTCTGAGCAGACTAGAATTGAGCAGGAGGTAGCTGACCTATGGAAACAGTAAAAGATGTAATCAATTCATGCCTTTTCGATTTCGTAGAGCGTGGTGGAATTATAGCCGCTCAGAACATATTGGCAGTTGGTCGAATTGGTGGAACTATCCCGGAAACTCCTGATGATGTCGGCATATTGGAACTCCCAACTTCGGATCTCAGTAATGGTGGTGTGGTTACCGGCCTAGCCATTGGCGGCAAGAGAGTTTGCTACACTATCCGCTATCAGGGGTTCGGCTGGTACAACCTAGTGCATATCCTTAATTACGCTTGTAAGGCCAAAGAAATTTGGGATATGAAATGTCCCATTATGATCAGGGCTATCGCCATGGAGGGATCAATAGGGCCTGTGGCTGGGAGTTCGCATCACTCTCTCTGTCACAGGATGCCGGGGATCAAGATTGTATCTCCTATGAGTCCGTCTGAGTATCGAAAAGTATACTCCGACTTCATGAGGTCGGGAGACCCAACCTATATCTCGGAGCATAGGGGGTCCTATGGCCAAACTGAAGACCTGAACGATATTCATTTCGACGATCCAGACTTTGTCCTCTTCCCTATTTCCATCACCCGTTTCGCAGCTATGGAAGCTTCTAGAATGATGCTTCTGGAAGGATGCAAGGTCGCCGTATATCATCAAGTGAATCTAAAACCGTATGTGATCGAAGATCGCTGGATTGACTCACTGATATGCAATTCTGGCTTAGTTTTGGACGATGATTACTCCGATGGAGTAGCCTCAACCATAGCTCATAAATTGTCGGCAGCGTCTGGTTCCATAGTCTATAGTATGGGTCTAGACGACAGAACTGCTGGATTCTCCAAGTCTAAAGACAATCTCCCGCCAAACGCACAAGAAATTTGCAGCTTTATCAGGACATATTATGAAAAAGATTGAATTTGGCCATCTCGAAATTGGGGCTACGGCACGTAGACACATTCAGGATTGCTTGGACACGAATTGGATCAGTATGGGTCCTAAGGTGGCCTTGCTTGAGCAGGAATTCGCCAAGCTTATGGGCACTAAGTATGCTGTTGCCCTATCGAGTGGGACTGCAGCTCTGACGGCTATGACTCTTGCGTTGCCGGAGATAGCTCCTAGAACCGTGAGACGCGGTAAAAGTAAAGTGATCTGCCCAGCACTTGGATTCATTGCAAACAGCTCTGCAATCGTTTCTGGTGGATTGCTTCCTAAGTGGGTCGATATTCGCCCAGAGACTTTGAATATCAATGAGGACCTAGTAGAGGAAGCGATTGATGATGATGTAGTTGCAATTTATGCCATTGGAACTATGGGGCTTCCCGCTAATATGGATAAGCTAAAGGCTATTGCCGACAAGCATGATCTGATCTTATTCGAGGATGCGTGTGAGAACTACGGCAGTAAAATAAATGGGGAGTTTTCCCATAAGAGGGCAATTGGAGGTTGTAGCTCTCTTTTTACCGCCCATATGGTCGTGGCGGGCGAGGGGTCGCTCCTGTATACCGACGATGAAGACCTTAGAGATCTGATTGTCAGCATCAGATCTCATGGTAGGCCAAATAATTCTGCCTACTTTGACCATATCAGATTTGGCAGCAATTTCAAAATGACTGATCTTTGTGCCTCGGTAGGACTGGAGGGTGCGGAGCAGTTTCATGAGAACATTGCCGCCAGAAAGAAGATCTGGAGAGAGCTAGTTGAATACACCGAGATCTGGAAAGATCTAGCATGGTTCAGCTCGGAGCCTGAAGGGGTAGAGACTATGCCGCATGGGTTTAGTATCACCTTGAAGGGTGAAGAGAAATCGAAATTACGTATTCACAGACTCAAAGATGCCTTCGATGAAAACCAGATCCACTGGAAGAGAAACTTTGGCTTCTGCGGACATCATCCTGCTATGAAGGGCTTTGGAGACGATCGGTATTTCCCTAATGCTGATTGGTGTGGCGACAATGGTATCCATATCGGATGTCATAGATTCATTACTGAGGAAGATTTGGTCAGAATCAAAATGGTTCTATGGGGGTTCTTTAATGATTAATGTCGTCTCCAAGGGGTGGGGTCATGAGTTGTGGATCGTGAACCACGAGAAATATTGCGGGAAGCAGTTGACAGTATTACCATCCAAGTACTGCTCAATGCACTATCATGAATTGAAGGAAGAGACATTTTACGTAACGTATGGGGTGCTTAAGCTGGAGTATGCTTCGGCGATGCATCTAGACGAGATCAAGGCTGATCCATCCTTGTTCGAGAAGCTCAAACAGACAGTGAATCTCAATTGCGGTCAGTCTTTCGATCTAGGGCTTAGGATGGCTCATAGATTTACGTCTGGGTCGAATTGGAACCCATGTGCTTTCATTGAATTTTCAACGCATCATGAAGACTCGGACTCATACAGAATTGTGAAGGGCGATTAGCATGAAGATTGTTGTTACTGGAGCCGCAGGCTATATTGGCTCAAAATTGACAGAACGATTGCTCAACTATGGGCATGAGCTATACTGCTTTGATAATTTCTTCTTCAAGCAAGAGAAATTCGTCAGCCAGTTGTTCAAGCACCCGAAGTGCCACTTCTTCAATGAAGATGTCCTCTTTTGGTCAAGCAACCTCAAGGATTGTATTGACAGGGCCGACGCGGTCTACCCATTAGCCGCTTTAGTTGGTGCTCCTTTGTGCGATCAGGACCCCGACATTACGCGACTTCTAAACTCAGAATGGCAGAACCATCTGGTTAATCACCTAACCAATCAGATAGTGGTTTACTGTAATTCAAATTCTGCATATGGGAGCAATCCGGGGGTTTGTACTGAAGAAACTCCCATGAACCCTCTATCTCTTTATGCCAAGACCAAGATGGAAGGCGAAGCCCACATTCACTCCTATCGCAGATCTGTTTGTTTCAGATTGGCCACCGTATTCGGGGCGTCTTTGAGGCCTAGATTAGATTTACTGGTCAATAATTTGGCTGGGAAATCTCATATTGAAGTATTTGATGGGCATTTCCGTAGAAACTACATTCATATTGATGATATTGTTTCAGCTCTTGAGATGCCGCTGTCTCGCATTGGAGATATGGCTGGCGAAATTTACAACCTCGGCAATGATTCAATCAATATGACCAAGGAAGAACTGGTAAAAAAGATATGTGCAGTGACTGGGGCTACTTGGTCTATAGTAGATGACAGGACTGACCCAGATAAAAGAGATTACGAGGTCAGTAGTCAAAAATTATACAATCTAGGGTACAGGTGTACACGATCTTTAGAATATGGTATCAAAGAGATGATGGATCTCTATAAGACGCTTAGTGAAGAAGATCGGCCACTTTGTAAAAATTACTGATGATTATCTCTAAAACCAACTTTAGAGTGTCTCTGTTCGGAGGGTCCACTGATTACTTGTCATACTACAAGGATCATGGAGCCCTCCTTATTTATTTTGGCCTCGACAAGTACGCTTATTCTGCCGTCAGAAGGACTCCAGAAATATTGGACTATGAGACTAAAGTTTCCTACTCAATAACTGAGACAGTACAGGACAATTCACAGATACAGAATAATGCAGTAAGAGGAGTCTTGGAGTTCTTAGGAATAAAGTACGGAATGGAAATTTCGTATATGTGCGATCTACCCGCTCAGACAGGTATAGGATCGTCTTCCTCTTTTACTGTTGGACTACTAAACGCAATTCATCAGATGAGGGGCGATGTTAGGAGCAAGAAAGAGTTAGCTAATGAGGCCACCTATATCGAAAGAATTCTCTTAAAGGAGGCAGGAGGTTGTCAAGATGCTATAGCTGCCGCGTATGGTGGACTGAATTCAATTCATATATTTAAGCACGGAGATTTTGAGGTTCGCCCGCTCCCTGTCAGCGAAGAATTCGTGTCAAAGATGATGGATAGGAGTATTCTCATCTACACTGGGAAGTCTCGTAAATCATACGAGATAGCCAAATCACATGACGGTAAAGATAAGAGCATGATCCACTCTACTGCAAAACTGGCTTTGAGGGCTTTTTGCGATCAGGACCTCGATCTCGTAGCTATGTTACTACATGATTCTTGGAGATCTAAAAAGGAAATATCTCCTCTAATTACCAGCCCAGAAGTCGATAGGATATATGACGATCTCAGAAGTGATGGTATGATCGGCGGAAAGCTTCTAGGTGCTGGTGGATCTGGCTTCATCTTTGGTATCATGGAAGAGGACACTAAGGATCGAATCAAAGAGAAATACAAGGCCAGATTTGTGGATGTGGGGATTTCAAAAGTGGGGACAGAAATACTATGAGGGAATTAAGACACACTATATTCTCAGATATCGATGGCGTCTTATGGGAGCATTTGATTGATCTGCCCCACATGATGACAGAACGCCCATCTCTTTTACCGGGTGTTCAAGAGAAGTTCTGCGAGTGGAGAGCCAAGGACTATTACATCATCCTCACCACGGCTCGCCCAGAGGGCTGTAGGAGAGTTACAGAGGATCAATTGGCGTCTTATGGCCTATTCTGGGATCAACTCGTTATGGGGCTTCCTGTGGGGCCAAGAGTATTGATCAATGATATCAAACCGAGCGGGCTTCAGACGGCGATAGCCGTCAATCTAGTCCGCAATACAGGGCTGGTAGGTATTCATGTTTAGATACGGAGTGGCCTCAGGCCATCTAAATCCGATTCATCATGGTCATTGTCAGTATGTTAAAGCTGCATCTTGGTTATGTGATAGGCTCATTTTTATAGTAAACAACGATGCTCAGGTTCGTCTGAAGGGTAATGTCCCCATATTGGGAGAATTAGCTAGAGTAGAAATTGCAGAATCAATTAGGTGGATCGATGAAGTAGTATTGTCCATTGATACTGATTCAAGTGTTTGTGAGAGCCTCCGGCTCATCCACTCTAGGTCTGGCGGCAACCAGATCATTTTTTTCAATAGTGGAGATAGAAATCCAGCCAACCAGAATTCTAATGAGTCATTGGTGTGTCAGGAGTTGGGGATCGATCAGGTCTTTCTAGATTTGCCAAAAGTAGAGTCATCTACGAATATGAGAAACAGAGCGAGATTATGACCTCCTATCGCATACCGTGTGGTAAACACAAGGGCAAAGCTATTGATAACCTGTCAGACAATATCTTGGCAGGCCTCCTGTGGGCTTACCGACCTGAGGGGCTCAATAATGAGGAACTCCATGGGGAGTGCTTTGCAGTACTTTATAGCAGATATGGGACGGCTAAGGCCGTCACTGAACTTGTCAACAAGTTCGCCGACTGGGCCGCGTCCCCGAAAACTAAGCCTAAAAAGTCAAAGACCAAAAAGAAAAAGCCGAAGATTTTGTCTCCGGCTTCAGCCGACCCAAATAGGGTCCTTTTCTCTATGATTGATAAGGATATCTACGTCCCAAAGGACGTAGTGATCGGTCCACCGGACGAATTGCCGCCGTTTTAGTCGGTCTCCTCGTCAAAGACGAGGTCTGAGTCTATAGCAGCACTAGCAAAAATCTGTAAAATAAGATGGTCATCTGGTGGGGCGACTAGGTGTCGCGATAGCACCCGAAATGCTTCACCCATGAGTCTAGCAAGCTCGATTTGAGTAGCTACGCCTGTATCAGGGGCTGAGGATACTTCACAAGCATGTTTTCGATTACATAAATCCCAAATATCGGCCCTGATTCTAATTTCTTCAGACATTTATTTGCTTTACCTGAAAAGTGTTTTGGACAGCTAGGTAATCGCCAGCACCAACACGAGTAGGACCGGCTGAGATATTAAGATCGAACACGTTCCCATTATCATCGACGCTAAGATCAAAGTCAACAGTTAGATCGAGGATATCCTTATCCTCGATCAGGGCTAGAATTTCTCCCTTGTCGTTGATCGGGTTGAAATTCAGAATCCAGCCAGTTCTTTTGGTCTGACCGCCACTGCCATATCTTTCTGCTGTCAGACATCTCTGCCAGAAGTCTTCCTCTCCCGAGAGAATCCCAGTGATCGTCTGTAGGAGTTTCGCCCGCCAGATGGTCAGGAAGTCGTCCGGAGTTGGCATGTCTTCTACTAGCTTCCAGAGACGCTCCCAGTCCTCTAAGGTGCCGCCCAGTTCAACCTGCGAGAATCCACAGCATAGCACGCAGCTATACTCGTAGTAGGCCTTCTGAGAAGCTAACTTAGCCACTGTCCTGATCAATTTGTCAGTAGGCATACTAACAGTAGAAGAGTAGTCCATCCATGACAGGTTGTCTTTGGCCTGATCAGCACTGATTAGCCGCGTCAGGCCATCCATAAACTCAGGCATTCTATCTGGGTGGTAGTTCCCGCCAGAATAGTATGTCAATTTCTTTTTACCGTCGTGTTGGACAAAGAAGCTACGGAGCTTCTCAGCATTAAGGAACACATACTTCGACCAGATGCAGCAGATGTTATTTGCTACATCGTCTGGGGAAATATAGATAGGTAAATGCCAAGAGTATCCAGCCTCCAATAGGCGGAAGAGCCCATTTGAGTTTTTGATACCGTTCAATTTATTTATCATCCAGTTATCGAGCTTTTTGGGCTCTACTCGGAATGTGAATTTCATGGCGAAGCCTAGTAAAGGTCAGCTAAATAGCCGACGAGACCGAATAAAACAGCAGAACCAGACACGAAGGAGACCTTCGAGAGGAAGCGTTGGGGGACTCGCGTCTTGAAGAAGGCGAGCCAGACCCAGCATTCGCCTAGAACCCCAATGATGATTAAGATCTTAGAGATTGTCATGACTAAAGCTCCTTTATAATTCTGTGCAGCGATCAATTACGAAACTTTTCTTTTTACCGAGTTCCCCATAGATGGCGACCATCGCCCCATCGAACATAAATCTGCCAAACTGCTCATACTGGTCAGCAAAGCAGACCACATTATCGATCTCTGCCGTGTCATCAGATACGGTCAGAAATGCCATCTTCTTGTCTGACGACTTGATTATGTGTTCCTTAACTTCTGTGATTCTGACAACGATAGTCCTCTTGCCCGGCTTGCCCCTCATGATTTCTTTACATGTAGTATCTGCTACGCCTGCCGCTAAGCAAGCATCCATATAGCTGCACGACAAAGTCGTACCAATTGCAGCCTCTTCGGACGCAGCGATCTTCCCCGGCAGGTCATGTAAGATTCTACCCGGATTTGTCAGACGTTCAAGTATTATTTTGAGCTTTTCAACTCTTCCTTTGGTGGCACAAGCCCCGCCTTCCTTCTTAAGCAGACAAGCCGCTTCCAAGGCTTCTGCTGGCGTCTTGAAGGACTTGTCCTGAAAGAAGACCAGCTCCTTGTCGGAGAGGTCTGAGAAGCACTCGTAATAGTGCAGCAAAGCTGCACGGGATACTCCGAGATAATGGAAGCAGCCACAGTTAATCAGTGCTTCACAGGTTCTCTTGTTGATATGGGGGAGAATCTCAGTCAAGTAAGTAACGAGAGACGCACGGACTCCGTGCGTCCTCATTAATGCGAATAGCTTCTCTAATTCGCGATTAGCTACACCTTTGATATGTGACAATCCGAAGACAACGGAGTTGTCTTTAATGAAGAAACCCTCGGTTAGGTATTCACACGAGGGCGGGAGGATCTCAATGTTGTCAAGCTTCGCCGAAAGTACTAGGTTACGAACCTCAGCATGAGGATCTAACTTATGAGACGAATATTTTAACCATACCTCATAGAACTTTAGTGGTTTGTGGGCCTTGATATATGCCGACCAGTAGCATGGGTATGAGTACGAAACTCCATGGGAGTTACTTGTGGCAACTCCGTTGGCGAAGTAAATATGATCCTCAGAATCTATCTCTATGTCCCAAAGATTCTCTTTCCCCACATAGTCCAAGTATATTATTTCTACTGTTTCTGATTCAGCAATTACTCGCCTTCCTTCATAAAGTATTTGTCCAAGGGGTAGGATATCACCATTCTCACATAAGAACTTGTGATTAATACTACACCGAACATTCGATCCATTTGAGAATGTGGCTGAATAAGTATCCATAACCCCATGATCGTATTTAGCTATTACTTTCGCGAAGCCTGTTGGGGTCATCACCTCGTCGCCAGCCTGAATTTGTGCTATGGTCTTTGTAGATCCATCGCGACATTTAGTTATTGATTCACTAGAAATAGATTTATTAAAAAGGTAGCGGGCACTAGATTTAATGTTAGTGAATAATTTAACTGCATCATCTTTAGGTATAGTACCAGTCTTAAGACATCCCGACAGGAACTTATCTTCAAGAGAAAAGAGAAGTTTGGCATCTTTTTTACCGACCGATTTCATCAGCTTGATACCATCTGCACAATTGAATCCAGCCAAGATCTTTGCTATGATCTGTAGTGTCTCCTGATATACGAGGACACCATAAGTATCAATTACTCGATTGATTGGGTTATCCTCAACGGGCTCCAACCCGTTCTTCCTGTCGGCATAAACTTTAGTCATGGATCTGCCAGACTCATCCCGAGCCATCAAGCTGCCGGGGCGGATCACGGAAATTACAGCAGAAAGCTCTTCGATATTGCGTGGGCGGATTTCCTTAGACCAGTCTCTCCCTAGATGGTTCTCAATCTGGAAACACCCCTTAGTATTCCCACCACAGATAACGTCCCATGCTTCTTCATCAGTAAAAGGGACATTTACTATGTCGGGACCCCATGCCTCCTGAATCTTATTGAGAATATCTACCCCGAGAAAGTCGAACTTAACAAGACCGGCCTTCTCCAGCCATGCCATGTCAAAGGCGGCTATCGCCGAGCCATCTTTGGCGAGGCACATTGGGCTAACTTTGGCCACTTCCTCAGAGGAAATGATAACGCCTGCTGCGTGTTTGCCCTGATTCTGGAAGGTTCCCTCTAGAGCGATAGCCTTACGGAAGATGTCGGCGTAGTCGCCGACTAAGATACCATCCTCAAGACGACAATAATCGGCAATCTTATCCCCATCATTATGGAGCATCCATGAGAGGATACTGTCTTCGCCAGTCTCCTCTAATTGATCGGAGATGGCGGCTTCATCGGGGATTCCTTCAGTAACGATATTCATCGTCTCAAAGTCGTATCCGCCCTCGACTCGCATGACAGCCTTAACTGCTGAGCGTCCCGATAGCCGACCGAAGGTCGTAATCTGGCAGACTTTGTCTGCCCCATACTTAGTCCTGACGTAGTCGATAGCTTTCTCACGATAATCCGTAGGAAAGTCTACGTCAATATCAGGCAGGGCGGTTGATGCCTTCGTGAATAGGCATGGCTTTGACATGTCTATTCTATCAACCTTGCCTGCTATGTACATGATGTAGGAGTTCTTAGGATTGGAGCGGTCTAACTCTACAGAACTTATGATGTGCTCATAATAGGCCTTACCGTCAGGTAGCGAGTCGCGAAGCGACTCTTCTTCCAGTAAAAAGGAAATGGCTCCACCATCTTCTATTTCTAGGTGGCGTTCTAGGGAGGTAATTTGTTCTGGGGAGAGTCCGGTCATTGGCTTCGCCTTATGAAATAAAAGTTTGTTCAGTGGCGATTATATCACCAGATTGATTTAAGGCAATTATGATTCCGACACCAAATAAGCCACCTTCAGCACCAGAGAAGGAAAGTATGACTGCGTCAGGCCCAAACTTTTCTCTCATTCTCTCAACTATGTCACGATGGAATGGTATGACTTCATTATCTGGCCTTTTGTTTATGGAGACCCTACGCCAGTCTTTGATCATATCAAATAGTGTCATTCTAGCCCCACAATCAGATCTCGGTCGTGATACGACACTCGATCAAGGAATTTTTGCCGAATTTCAATGATAGTAGCGTTGTATTTGATGGGCAAGGTTATCACCAGAACGGCCAAATTGATATCGATTGGATCTTCTGCGATTAGTATGTACTTCATCAAGAGATTGATGGCATGATACTGGTTTAGATCCATCAGATTATCAAATACATCATAGATGTAATCTATTTGTTTATCCCTATCGCACACAGCCAGCCACCTTCCTCTGTTCCAGAACTCCCAATATTTTCCATCCTTGGATCTAGCGATACAGACGTGACCGGCTACTCCGTCTGTTCTATCACACATTTTGTAGATCATCCACCGCAACTCCCGAAAGGCTTTCCTAGAATCCCACTAAGATCATCATAAGAGTAGGCATCTCTTATTGCTTGTTCTTCTTCTTTCATCAATTGATCTATCATATCTTGCCCATTTTTAACTTGAGCAAGTGCGACCTGAAGCCGTATACTTGATTTTAGATGGTTCGGGTAATCCGCCTCCAATGCTTCAGAGGGAGATCCACGCTTGTCTTTCCAGTATTCCCACATGTGCGGATTTTCACTCATGTCAGTCTCCAGAAATATGTATCTTTGACTATACTTCCGATGTATTTGTCGCTATCTAAAGTCCAAGCATTCTCAGAATATACAGGCATGTAGATACAATCATTTCCTCCAAGATCTTTGATATGGCGGATAGATGTAATTACTCCATATTCTTTTGGGAACTCTGTCCCATCATCAAATTTGATTCTGATGCTGTCTCCGACATTTGGTAGCGATGTTCCAAAACTAATCCACTGATCATTCATGGTCGTAACGGCAGAGTTTAGCCCCGCCACCCCTTCTCTTTTACTGTGAGGCGTAGCCTCTTAGCATCCACATGGTTGAGAGGTATGGGCTTCGAGAGCCACAGTAATTTGTTCGTCACCATCACCACCAATAGTATGCTCGCCGCAGGCGAGACACATGTTGACTATGAGTTCCGGCACCACAACTCTATGTACAATCCCACCAGATTTGCACTTCCAAATCTGATCTTTTAGCACAGTTTTTGTGCTCGGTTGCTTACAATTGAAGCATGGGCTTACATGAGGCATCGTTGTTCTTTCGTTGCAGGCGTAGCCCACAGCAAGTTATTATACAATAGGGCGAAGCTATTGCAAGTGACTTCGTCGCGAGTTTCGTAAAGAACGTGGGCGATTTCGTGGAACACGGTAAAAGTGAAGTCTTTCATCCCGCATCCCTCATGAGTTACTGATACCGGGTTGGTCGCAAGACCAAGTAGGCACATCTGGTTGTTCAGGGATGGCTGACGATATACCTGCTTGTGATAGAGAAGCTCGCCATCCTCGTCTGAATATGCTGCTACGTACTTCTTATCAGAGGTATACTCCTTGTAGTACTTGAGCATCTCTTCCCACTCAGTGGGCCAAATACCTTGCATCATGTCGAGACCGGAATTGTAGACCGTAACCTCGGGAATATACATGCCGATTTTGGCTAGGCTTTGTTTTGCCTTTTCGGCGAGATAGATGGCGGTTAGTTGGTTCAAGGCTTAGTCCTTATATAGGAGAGTAGCTTAGTGGCTTCTTCCTTGCTAAGCTTAGCAATGATGTCACCAATCTCTTCTGGGAAGTCTTCAGCTATAGCAGAGTTGTTCGGCGGTGTAGGCGGAGGATTTGATATACCCAATCCGATGTAGATGTTATCCAATGCTTCATCAGATATCACGGTATAACTTCCCAAAAAGGATTGGTTATTTTCTTCGCCACACCTAGGACACGTAAAGATTCCCATACACATGCATATTGAATCTCCAACTACTGCCCCGCAGGAATTGCAGGTTCGTTCACCTATGCAGCCGAACTCTCCGGCTGGACGAGCCGTATTTGTCGGGATAGGATTGGTCCTGCCAGTATCGTATACCATGAGGGCTTCGCCTTTCTATTAGTAGCATCCAAGAATGGCTTTATCTTTACTGGCCAGTACTATCAGACTATCTTTAGTCTTTCGTAACCACGGAGTCTGAAATGGAGAAGGGAATGTGCCACCCATTTTTTTATAGAAGGATTGGAATTCATGTACTTCATGGGCTGTATCTAGCCCCTCTACGAAGAAGATATTGAGGCCGTAGATAGTCTGTTGATTTTTATCTGGCCATGCTTCGATCCCAGCAAGTTCACTCATAAGATCAGCAGTAGCAATATCATCAATATAGAAGGTAGTTGGCTCTATCCCAGCTTTCCTAGCCGACTGGATCATTAGACATAGGAGGCGTTTTGAGAGGATATTAGATTCTTGGTCGAAGACTACTATATTCCTATCAAGTCCATCTTTGATGAGTTCGTATAGAGTCAAAGCTTCTCCTCCCAGCTTTGTACCAAAGCATCTAGCTCGTCAGGATTTATATAATACATAGAAGTCCAACGAAATTCCATTTCGTGTCGTCTTAGATCTTTCAGATCTTTTAGGAGTTTGACTATTTGGGCCTTGGCAAAGTCCCTCATGATCTGAGCTATGCTCTCAGAACAATCAGACCAACCTTCTCCGTTGGCCTCATCCCACTCTTTGATCAATTTTCTCGCTGCTTCGTTCATTTGGTCCAGTCCGTAACAAATTGTTTCCAATGGGCATACTCATCACGGCTTAGGCATGGAGTGGGCCTATTATCAAACAGATGGGGCATGTCTGGATAGGGGAATTCCTCATAGAGACTCTCGCAATAGTGTAGAGTAGATATCTTTTTCAAGACATTCTCGACGAAGAATTCAATTTCCCCCTCGTAATTCTTAAGAGAGCAAGCGAACTCCCAAAAACCAGTTTCTTTATCGTAACGACTGCCACCATCTGGGTTTTCTACCCTATCGCCAAAATCGTCTGGCATATAGGCTAGCATTCCGAAAGGAATAAAACCACACCGATCAAACCTGCACCATTTCTTTAGCGAGTCTGCCTCGTCGGGGAAATTATGCTGGTTAGTCTCGATAGACTTTTCCCAACGCATTGATTCATCGTCTGAGTGGAGAGAGGCGATTAGCCCCCTAAATTTTGGATGAACTTCAACATGGGCTCTTAAGCCCGTAAACATACCCATAGCTACGCCTCCCAATCATTATTTATACCGCAAGTTTTTACCTGATCCCAGAGTAGTGGGACACCACAGGTGTCCTCCCAGTCTTTTAGATCTAGGAACGTACAAAACCCAGACTCTTGCTGGGGTCGAGATGGGTCTCTCCCCCAGAAAGGACAGTTGACTCGCTTACCATCAACTCTAGTGTAGCAGTATGGCCCCTCTGGGATTACTGATTCATCTTTCATGGCTTCGCCTCGATTTGAGCTAATGGCTCACTTCCGAACCTCATTGGTACATTATATTGGACCCCCCAGTATTCTGGCTGATCTCGGCCTTCAGCCCTCAATCGGTCCCACGCCAGCCTATGGCGAAGCACCTGCATTATATCCCAAGCTACAGTGCTTTCCGGATATATCTTATTGCCAACCCCATAAGAGGCATTCTTCTCCAACTCCGGAAAGATGACGCTCTTAAGAGCGTCAAATAGGTACTCTGAATTCCAATTGAATGAGCCGTTAGGCTTGCACCAGCGGTCACGAAAGAGATTGCGTAGTTCGTCAATCTGCCCATGTTTTAGGCGTGAGTAAGCCTCTAGGGCTTCACATATAATGCGAGCCTGCTCTTTATTGATGGTGAGTGTGTAATCACCAGACGGTAATGATTCTTTGGAGTTCGTCTTCTTCATATTCGTCATAGTCCTCTTCTGCCTTCACCTCGAAATAGTATGGGCCACCAGTCGCTAAGTCTTCTTGAATACCTTCTGCTGGGATGAAAGAGTTACCCTCATCATCGGTAGCCTTGATGACTTTACAATCACCAAGACCGGCTTCGACTAGTTCTTTGCATTGTGCGAATAGCTCATTTAGTGTCATCAAGTGGCTCCCATAGGTTAATTGACATAATTGCTTCTTTAAGGGCTATATTTGTAGCCGAGCGTGTCATCATGACACTCATAGACTGGCCACATGGACCAGTGCAATAGTGGAGCCTCAAGGCCTCCAATCGTTCTACGAGCGACAGCTTGTCCCACTTTTGTGGGTCTTTAATCCACAGCATACTCGGTTCCCTCGCGTAAATCGATAATTCTGACTTCTCTTCGATCAGACATGACCTCTCGGCTTAGCTTCTTGGCATACACTTGAGCAGCTTCAAGAGTCTCATACCTTCTGTTGCCATGCCATTCCGTTAGGAAGAATAGCGGCACATACTTGACTTGCGTGTATCGTGTTTCTACAAGAAAAGGCTTATCAACCTTCTTTGGTTTAGCCCTAGCTCTAGTCTCATCCGAGGCATGAAATGCCTCCTCTTTTCGGTCGTTCGGGGATTTTTCCCAGTCATTCCTCATGACCAACCCTATCTAGCTGGACTTCTACCAAAGATGTACCCCTGAACCCATACTGTGGTATGAAATCCATATAGAGGATTCTAATCCCCTCTGCGAATTTCGCATTGAATTCTTCTGGGGTCATTGCCCAATCCCATCCATCACATTCCGAAAAATGCTCATACTTCCAAAAGGTGGAGAGAGCATTTGCTGGGTCTACATAGCTGTTACTATTCTTGTTATATGAATCAGTACCACCATCATACTTGGTGATTTTTCCATCGTTGTCGATATGGTATACGGTTATGTAGTACATGGCTTCGCCTCTAGGTATATGGGCTCTGTAGTAAAATAGATATCGAATTCATCTATAGAACATTGTTCCCCGTCGAAATAGACTTCGCCAATTTTGACACTCTTAGACTCAGATTCGTTCTCCTTAATCCTAGTTCCACGAAGAAGTAAGGTGTCACTCTTAAGAGCTTCTAGATATTCCGACAAGGTAATTCTTCTCATGCCTTCATATTCGAGGGCTTCGGTTCCGGCCTTATACCAACCATCCTCTCGGGCCACTAGGCCCACATAGATAGTGATACCAGCAATGCTCTGAATCTCTAGCATAAGGTGTAGGATAGCATCTTCAAGAGATCCACCTATTGCTTCAGAGCTAAAGAATTGGTTCTCTGCCTTCCACCACGTCTCACCCCTAGGCCCCTTCTCCCAAAATTGGCAGAGTTCAGGAGACGGGATTACTTCGAACAATTCTCTTTTACTGATCTGAAACTTCATGGCTTCGCCCCCTAATTACTGACTACGCTGGATTTTTCGCCAATCTTATGATCCACAATACCCGCCACCCCTTCAAAATCAGGCAGGACGTCCCTAGTGGCCGGGAAGACTGGTGGGAATAGGAAATATTCACCCTTATTAAAATCCTGCAGATCCTTTCCCTCGCTAAGGAGGGATATCCCAATACTCCATATTTCCTCTGGAGGTATGGTGAAGTAGGCACTCCCGTATCTCTCCCACAATTTGAAGCTTTCCTCGATAGGGGATGGAACCCCTGTCCCAATGAGTCTTGCGGACTCCACGAACTCTTCCATGACTGACTTATGGATTGGCACAAAGGGGAACTGGGCAATCGTACCAACTACGCTCTTTTGAAGGGCAACTATGTAGATATCCCTAATCCTATTGATAACTAGGATGGAGAGATAGCCAAGCTGGTATGCGTTGCCGATCATTGTTCTTCCCACTCGTAAGATTCAACCGGAACTTTCTTGACCTCGGTGAACTCTTCGACACCATGAGACATTTCAGAACCCGCAAAGGAAGCATACCAGCCGGTGAACTTGATAAAGGCGGTTTCGTCGTTCCTAGAAACTTTCACGACCGACCAATACTCTTCTCCCTGCCCTTCGCCACCGTAGTGATCTTCCGCACGGAACTCGAATCCTAGATCATTTAGCTCTTTGATGATTGGGTAATATTTGGCAGATGGAGTATCCCCACTGAACATTTCATTTGCTGGATCTCTCCAATCCTCACCAGAGGATTTAATTGCTTTTCGCAAGTCGTTTATCAAAGTGCTCATGAAATTTCTCCAAAAAGTCTAATTCGTATTCCATAACCTGAGGCCAGTTTTCAATAGCGAAATCTCTGAACCAGCCCGAACAGAGAGTCGTACAAATTTTACTTACTGCCAAACCGAAGCTCATCTTAGCACTTCTGTGTGGTTTGTCAATTATAATCTGCGGAATTATGAAGCGTTCGAGAGCAATTACGAACGCTTCTTCTCTTACACATCTGATCTTGTCTTGGTGGCTTAGGCCATCCCACAAAGACTTAGAACACCAGACCGACTCATCCCCCGAAGGCTTCAGCCTTTCGAAGATGGGATGGTCGCCGTAGCATGTCGCCGCGTGAATCTCATCATGGTCGAAGACCTTAGTGACATAATCATCGAAGAATTCCGACTTGGATTTTTTTAGAGATGGGACCCTATCTCCGTAGAGGTCCTTAGTCTGCTTGGTGAGCTTCTTAAGAAGTTCGTCGTATTTAGCCCGTTCAATATGGTTCAGCCTGTCATATGAGATGCCGATTGATTTCATCTCATGATAGTCTCGGATGTTCTTTTCGAAACCGAGGGGTCTATGAAGGTGGCTCCGCTTAATCAGCATTAGGGCTGTTAAGCTAGGAAGCTTAGCTTCCCCATATGGTGTATCTGTGGTGAGTCCAGTACCGAAGGCTCGACAAACCTCCAGCGTACAAAGCTCCTGCGGAGCTAAATCGCAGTCTTGAGACTGTTTGAGGGCTTCGCCCTCTAGGACGAAGTCCCAATCTTTTCCTTCGACGCTTCGTGAAGCGTAGCAGTTTAGGGCTCTAGATCCGATGATGTACACGACTTATCCTTTCGCAATTCAGACCACCTGTGGTACATTGTGCTACGCAAGTAACGTCCGGCTTCTTGATATCCGGGGTTATTTGGTTCTTTCGAGTAACCATACCCGTCCGTCACACCGTTTTGGTAGGCGGCTTTGACTCCAAGATACGTGATGTATGGTAGCACAATTGCAAGACACGTCAAGACTAAGTTGATCATTTTGTTCTTTCAGGAGTGGCAAATGCCACTCTATTTCGCTCCAGAGTATGGGTCCCAACTATCACAGTCATCCATTCTTGCCGATATCCCATCACATAGGTGCAACATCCAAGCTAATCCACTCTTAGGAGCAACTGGGCTTCCCCAAGCTCGCTGCCCATGATGGGCCAGAATAGCATGTGTGATTTCATCCACATCAATTGACTTAACAAAATCCTCTATAGTGGCTGGCTTAGCCAAGCCCCATTTTTCGGCGGCAAGGTTCCATTGAATTGCAGAACGGCTGATATGATGAATGCTTCGCTTGTGAGGCATAGAAATCCATGTATCATAATTAGGACTGCTCTCAGGGCCGCTAGGCCCATAGTCCCACATTTTTCCACAGTCATGGAACAATGCAGCCAAGAATAACTCTCTCTGACTCATGCCGCAACCAAGTATTGCATCATTCGCTAGGCATAGCTGAATTACTTCGGCGGTATGTCTAACCAGTCCATGCTTTCCATAGTGATGCTGCTCCCTACGTGAGGAGCCAGACCATAGGTAAAACCTACCATCGCCAATAACTTCATTGGCAATGTGGGCTACGCCAAGGTCGTTGGCCGTCTTTTCAATGTACTCAAGTGATGTTTTAGGAGTCATATGATCCTCTAGGCGAAGCCCCATTTAATTTCTCCAAGATAATGTCAACGTCCTGTTCGGTTAGGCCAAGCTTGTAATCGGTTCGGTAAAAGAGAAGGTTGGGTAATTTCGGATCGCACTCGTCTGGACCCATATCATCCAGTATTAGACCAGAAAAACTATTCCAAACCTCTGGATCTTCTTTTAGCCAATCTTTGATTTCATCTTTACGGTTGCCGCCGAAGGTGTGGGTCGGTGTACAACTGTATAACTCAAGCCCTGCGTGCCTGAGTTCGGAACGAACTCTAGCCTTATTCTTTGGGAGCCTTCTCCAGTCCGAACTGAGCACAATTTTAAAATCTATTGTCTCACAGAGCTGTCGCAGACAGCTCATGTTGAACTCGTTGAAGTAGTCGTCCTCGGAGAGGAAGTTATTAAGGACGCCGTCCACATCAAGAAAGAGGTAATTACTCATTGTCGCTCCGAAGGCTTAAAGAATACTCCAGCAATGGACACTGGGGGCGAGTAGGTCGCCGCATTATCCTTCCATCTATTCAATTCTTCCAGAGAGGCTACAATTTCTTCATAGTCTCCGGGCTTACAAATAACAGTGTGCCTGCCATCTACAGTATCGACCCGCTCAACTATCTTAAGAAGATCGGCCAAAATTAGTGATGTTCTCCAACTAGCCATTTTGTTTATTCCCTAGCTCCCAAATGCCTATCAATATCTCTGAGATAGATCGGGCAGATCACTGGAATATCATTGTTCCCAGTCTCGATCCAGTGGACAGTGTATAGGCCAATTTTTGGATGGTAATAGACTTTGTGACTCTCGTCATGTAAGTTACGCATTTCAGTTTGTGAAAGACTCATTCAAATAATCCATATCCGGGAGTTTTTAGATGTCTGCCCTTATCATCAAACCCATAGAAGTTGATGTCCTCATAGTCGGACACCATTGGTGTAAGCTCTAGTGCTGGATTGATCTCGTTAAGCAGAGAGATCCAGAGGAAGAAAAGACTTTCTGGTGGAGACAAATCTTCCTCTCGCCAGTCATATTTGAGCCCAGAAGTATCTGGCAATATTTCTGAAATCTTATTTTCAATTTCTTGGGATAGAGATCCTTCTCTATACTTCGCATATAGACAGCCTATGTCAAAGCCTATTACTGATGGTGCGGCAAAGTGTGCCTCTCTTACATCCTGAGCCGATAGAGGCGTAGTGACAAAGAAATAATCACATTTTCCATGACCGTCATCTGACCAGTCACCGATTGGAAATCTAATCTTGTTCATATTCGACCCCTAAGAGACTATTTCTGCCGTCACGGTAAAAGTAATGCCTGAATCACTTATGTTAGTTTTGACAGAGACTTCTCCGGCCTTCCGTCCATTCTTCCAGAATTCTCTCGGTTCGTTGAATCCTATCTTCTGTTTGATTTCGAATTCATGGATATTATCCATGTTGCATCCTAGCTTTTTTAGGAGCATCTCTGATGTTTGATAATATAACCTAGTTATTTGTTCGATACTATCTTCTACGAAATTCATGTCTGTTTTACTGGGTTTTTCTGGGGGAATTAGTTAGTTCAAGATGATGTCGAATCCGGTTATTTTTGCTGCCCTGATTCCACAAGCATCAGCCCTCTTAGTAAAATCCTCGCGAATTTGCTCAAAATGCTTCTCATTATCTGGATGTGTGATGATTTTCATTATCTCGCTTTCACCCACTTTAAAACTGGCCATAGTTTCTTCTTACAAGCCGGATCTAAAATCTGCCCATAATAGGAGATTGTCCAGTGTTCGCGAACCCCATTTGGCTCTCTATGCTTAACTAAAGCAACAATATCATCTGGAGGCTGGCCCACCTTGAAAAGGTAATGATGGTATTTCGTGTATCTCTCGAAAATCTGCTTAAGCATATCTTCATCTGATGATATGCCATCATGCCCTACCATTTTGATAGCTTCTTCTAGGCTTACGTCTAGTAGCATAGCTATACAACACTGACCACAGGTCGTGCTAGTTGGCTGTTTCACAAGATTCATCATATTACTCACTATACGTAGGAGGATGTCGGTATTTGTAGTCCTTAAAGAGATCGATGGCCTCTTCTAGTGTTGGGTAGAGTCTGCATCCCCACATTGATCGCGTCTCTTTGTCATAGAGTGAAGACCATTTCTTTCTAGCTCCAACGATATCGCAAGCAGCTTGGAAAGAATCAGCTTCAACAATTGCAATCCTATCGGGGACACTTGGGACTCCCTCCATACCAGTAGCGAGGTATCCTTCCATCCATACTTCAAACTTTGGCATGAATAGTCTCCAACTCTTTCAGGTAGATAGCTTCGAAGTCTCTGAATTCATCAATAAAGGGATACTCATCAAAACTTAAGTGTTTAGGGTAAGCTCGCGCTGCGTTAAAGAAGCGACTGAACAAGAGCCCATAAGGCATAGGATCAACTAGATTAATACCTATAAGGTCAGAAACTAAGCAGCCAGCACTACTTCCTCTTCCTATGCTACATAATTGTCCATCACTTCTACCCTTATTGACAAAGTCTGATACAATAAGGAAATAGCCAGATAGATTGGCCAACTCAATAACCTTCATCTCGTAGCGTACACGAGCGTCATACTCGGCCTTCTTGATAGGATCGAAGTTCTCTGTATGTTGAGTGAGCCCTGCTCGCACCTTAGTCCAGAGTAGCTCAACTTCCCCATCGGAGAATTTGGGGAGTTTTGGGGGAGCAGCAATTTCGAAGACCTCTACGAGGTCGAAGGCCTCATAGATTGGATTCTCGGGGATCTCACTTGGCGAAACCATATGGTAACCAGAGGTTATCTCGGTTAGTTCGGACAGTTTGATCTTAAGTCCTAAGCACCGCAGAATGCGGTAGAACTCTTCATCCTCTTTTTCGACATAACGGCAGTCTGGGAGCTTTCCGGTAAAAGAAATAAGGTGGGGTGAATTAGCTAAGGTGTCCCGATTGAGGCGGGCATGAATAGAGAATTCGTTCACAACAGACAATAAATCCTTCCACCCTTGGAGGTTCTTGCAGAAGGCGTAAGTCTCGCCAAAGTCACACCCGATAATAGGCTTGATCTTGGCTGACTTACACTCCTCAATGAATTCGAGGGCGGCAGAGACATTACCAAAGTCACAGAGGCCTACGGCCTCATAACCTAAAGCTTTGGCCTTCTGTGCTATTTCCTTAGGCTTTGAGAAGGCTCGGTGGATGCTGTAATGGGTTCTATTGATCAGTGGAATCATGGCTTTGCTCGCTTAAAGGTATGTTATCCAAATTTGAAATTTGGACGTTCCAACAATCTTCAGTAAAAGTAAATCTGCCGTCCGGGGAACCCTTCTTGGCGAAGAACCCCCTGTCTAACAAGTCAACTTTGCTAATATACCCCAAGAGCCAGCCGACTCCAGATGCTAGGTTAACTCTAGCAAAGATATACCCGTCACATTCGTTCTTGAGTTGGTAGCTCATGACCGAACATAGATAGTGAGCCTTCGGCTCTGAGGAGCAAGACTTTGTCTTGACATCAATCTTCAGATCACAAATCTCTATGTCGTAGTCGTAGCTTTCCACAAGCTTACCAGAGGTGTGCCTTTCTGTCAAGGCTTCTCCGACAAATCCTGCCAAATTCCCTTTCCCTTGGGTCCGGGAACTGGCGAGGACTCCCATCAAGTCACTGCGGGACTTTGCATTCATCATGTCGATATCCGAGATCTTCATCTCAATCATCGGGCTCTCGCAATAGTGACTCTTTGGATGGCCTCAGATACCTGCTCAAGCTGAGTGGCCGTTAAGCCACCCCGATAATAACTGAAGACCATAGGCGAGTCTTGGCTGAATTTCCCGTCGCGGATAACTCCCACGACCTCCTTACTCGCATCCAATACCAACTGTCTTTTTTTGTCCAGATAAAACATTTCTGTCTCCTAAGAAAGATTCAACCAGAGAGTAGTCCTCTGATGTGTAACCCTTATTATAGCGACAGTTGAGCTGTTGTATTCGGAACTTTTTGCCAACTGGAGTCAGGGATAGATTATAGACGAGGGTCTCGCCTTTGAATAGCCCACACATAACAACCCTGCCAGCGATGATTTCGCTCCTGTATGAGCTTACACAATTGCCCATATAGGTTGACCACTCTATTAGTTCGTGGCAGTCCTTACATGTACGGATTGTAAAGTCGCCCAGTTCAGCCCCATCAAACTCTAATGGTTTGAATGCCACATTCTGATACTTCAGTTTCTTGTGGTAATTGGCCAATTGGTCATGATACTCATTGAGCTTTTTAGCTTTAGAAAGGGCCAATGGGGTAGACTCTATGTCAACAGTGATGGCAATCTCTGTGTACATCTTGAGCGTATCTTCGATCCGCCAAGGAGAAAAGCTTAGAGCAAAGTTAGTTCTCTCTGCCTCGTTGCCCGTATCTTTCCCTATGAAGATATTCTTGAAGAAGGAGGGATTGATACCGATCAGGGGTTTTAGCTTGGTCTTGAACCCCGTCACCGGGTGAATTGTTGTATAAATTTCCCCGAAGGTCAAGTGCCGCCTGAACATCCGTATAGTGTCCAAGACCTCTAATTGTCTAGGCTCACTCAGTTGAAATAATTTGGCCAAGAACTTCTTGCCAGCAAATCCGCAATATGACCTGATACTCTCTTTTACTGATGGTTTCTTAAAGACCTTAACCATACTGAAGGTTGGGTCTTTGTATAGAGAGTTGTATAGTGGATATCTCTGATTGAGCAGGTTCACATAGAAAGGTTGGCCGATCTTGAATTTAAGACCAAACTCTTTGTTTAGGACACGATTAATCTTGGCGTTAACTCCCCTCTTTAGAGTCTTGAATCTGGATAATTGAGAGTATGAGCAATTGTAACCACCACGCACAGGCAGATGTGCATTATTCCGTGTAGTGATTGATATCTTTCCATTCTTAATAGAAAATGAAATGATTTCTTTTACGGATGTAGTGGCCCCAATGTTCGACCACTTGAACCAGAAGCGATTCTCGGCTATGTGGAGGTGTAGTACCTTGGAGACAAACCTGAATCCGGCTCCATGTTTGATGCGGCAAAGACGCTTAGAGATCCGCCAGATGCGTCCCTTTTCGTTCTCGCAGAGAACATACTCTTTTCGTGTCTTCAAGGAATCTCTCCGAGCTTTCTAATAAGAGAGGGGCCTTTCGGCCCCTCGGTATGATGCAGCGACTAAGGCCTATTGACCAAAGTAGATATCGATGTTCTCATCGTCATCGTCATCGTCATCGTCATAACAGTCGCAGACTCCATTATCGCACTCGAACCCGCAATCTTCACAGATATCGTCCTCATCGCGGTCTTCGTCTTCGTCGCAAACGTAGTCCTCTACTTTTCGCTCAACAATCTTTAGATTCTTGAACTCGGAGACAACTTCGTAGCTACAACAACGAATCTTTTGACAGTCACAATCGAGTGGTACACTCACAACATCGGCAGGGTCAACCTTACAAATGATCTGCTTATTTGAAGAGTAAACCTCTGTTACGTACTTCAAACTGCCAACATGAAAACCATATGAACAGCCAACTTCAAAATTGTCATCAACTTGACGACGCGGCATTTCATTAATGTCCCCGATATTATTACGGATTCTTCCCGTATACTTATCGACATAGTCACCAGTCTTAACCTCGCGACCATAGCAGTCAACAAAATTAGGACCATCATAGACGAGCACAGACTTGTACGCCAGAAAAGTCCCATCCTCACAAATTGCCAAGCTCTTATGGGCCAACCAAGAGTAGAGTTCTTTAACAGCCCTGTGGGAAGGATTGTCGAACAATCGTTTCATGAAGTTCAGGATAGGAGTCTCACTGAACCCACCATCGATCATATCGAGAATAATCGCAGTGATCTGAGTAGCCACTTCTTCCCTACCATAGTAGAGAATTCCACCAGTAAAAGTGAAGCCAAGTTTTGACCACTCTTGTACTGCCTTGCCAACACTGATCAGGCTACTGAACACCTGTTCATCACCCACTTTGATCGCCTCAATGAGGCCCTCATAGTTGGTATGATTTTTATCGAAAGTATGCACTTCGCCAGCACATACAACTGTCCAGCAACCATTGTGATCTTTAATGTAGTTCATTTCAGCTCCTTGAGGTAGGTGAGAAGTTCTGCGTCGGTCGGTTTTGAGTAATAGTGGTACGAGATAAATTTCAAAAGGGGGAACTCTGTTGAGTATCTCTCAGAAAGTTTATCAAGTGTGTCATCGTGGGCCACATTGAACAAATTGTACAACGAGATGATATCGCTGTCAAGATCCTTTTTGGCGAATCTCTTGTCAACTTTCGACAAGATCGCCTGATTGGTAGGATTGTCTAAGATCGCCTTTTCCGGCAGGACAAGGTTCTCTTTCAGGAATTCGCGAAGCTCAACTCCCTGCCCCTTGTTCTTTACAGAGGGGGATAACCCATAGATCACATCAATGTCAGCACCCAACTTCTTAGCAGCAGAGACCAAGCTATTCACTGCGTGATACCCAGAATATGCAGATGGTTTCCCATGCATAGTCTCAATATACACGTAATGCTCAGAAGTATCTAGCTGGGCCTCGTTCCAACAGCCATTAACGCAGGATCTAACCTTAATACTCTTCGACTTGGGTCCACGAGCATATACAATCTTCGGCAGCGTGTCAAGATCCTTGATCACATCAAGGTCAATCTTACATTCAGTGATTTGTTGGTCCGTCAGGACCACGATCTTCCCACCATGATCTTTCAGATAACTCTTGATTCGAGCCGTAAACTTTGGCTTGAATCGGTAGTAATCGGCAGAAAGTGGCAAGGCTTTCATATGGCTGATATTCACAGACTTATATGTCTTAGAATAAACAGACATCTCCGTAGAGGTGTGCGGAAGCACATAATCGAACTTCTTCTTATTACATTCGATGATATTGCCCAAAACTCCACAGTTCACCTTATCAAACATCTTTGCACGTTTGAATTCGGTATCTTCAGCTTCAATTAGGCCGATGATATGATCCGCCATACCGTCTTTAACTTGATTGACTCTTGCTTTTAGATTAGCGATGGTCTTGTTGTCTAACGAGAGTGACTCACGCCCAAGGTCGAAGTCCAAATCCCCAATCTCGAATCGGATGTACCCATCAATATCGAGCCCATACCCATGTGGGATGTCGTAAGCAACATTCCCCATGACAGCTTTACATTGACCATAGCCAGTATTGAAAGCGAACCCGTCACCTTTAACTTTAAATTCACGGGCAGCTACGATCTTCTCTTTTACTGAGGAGATGTTAATGTCGGGGATTGCATCGAAGTACCTAAATACTTCAACAGCTTCCCTCTGGAATTCATCATCCCGGCCCATTACGTTGACAATGACTTCAACGCCAGATGGTTCGTTGGTAGGCTCAGAGGTTAGCAAGGCCATCTGAGGGAGATCGTCCTCGTCTTTATATGCAGAGTAGGTATATTTAACTCCATCATTAACTGACTTAACAATAAAGCTATCTACTAAGCAGTATGGGCTTTTGGCCCCTATGCCTAAAGCTCCGATAAGTTTATTGCTATTAGTCTTAGTGGAGCAGAAATAAACGGTATAGACATCCCGTACATCATCTGGAGATAGGCCCTTGCCGTTATCCGCTACAGAGAACCAAGGTTCGAGCTTGGTGGGGAGATGGACTCGTGGGACTGCTGAGACTTCAGCATCGGTGTTTGCGTCAAGAGCATTGCATGTAAGCTCTCGGATAACGGCTCGGACCTTGTACTTATAAGGATTCGACGACAGAAGCTTAAATGCTTTTGCACTAGCCTCAATACGGAATCCTGAGGTCTGAAACGAGCCTGAGGTTTGAGTACTTTTCTTTACGCCTTCGATGATCATGATTACGTCCTTCGCTTGTGTTTTTCGGCCACTCGTTCTTCACGTATCATACCGGGCGAAATCGCCCTGTCAAGAGCCTTTTATTGTTTTATCCTCGATTACTCCATCAGCCACGACGAGATAAAAACTTCGGGAAAGGTGGCTGATTCGGATCGTGTCGCCAGACTCGGTGTACAAATTTACACGAAACTTGTCCTTGTCCACTTCTCTTATTGTAAACCTGTCGCAGGCATGATCCTCAGCCCATCGTCTGACTAGGCCTAGATTATCACCAATTTGAATTGTGGTATGGATCTCGACTGGAAAATCAATTCTTGGACTCTTCTGTGCTTTTTTGGCCATTATTTCCCTAGCGTGTAAATTGTCCAGCTACCTTCGGTAGCATAATCTTCGAGGATATCGTGGACCAGACTTTTGTCGGCTCCCCCCAAACCACACCCGATTTCTGGAAGACCTATAGTCTTCCCAGTAAAAGAGAAGTCTCTACAGATTTCGTCCAAGGCTCTCTTGAAGGCTCCATACTCAAACTTACGACAGGATGTCCCATAGTCATATTGAGCATATAGATTAATAATAGTCAACCCACTCAGGAAGACTGAAGAATATGAGCCGATCCTCTCAATCGGGGATCTATAATCGGCCTGATCTACTAAGAAGGCTTTTGGGAATTCTTCCTTGATAAGTTTGGCCACTCCTGAACCCATCGTGGAGAAGCAATTCGCACAATGAATCAAGTAGTCGATCTCTTTATTCTTGGCCGCTTCTATTAGGCAACCATTCTTAAAGGATAGGGTCATGCGACCTCCAAATCTAGCATTCTGCGAGTTTCTTCGAAGGACTGACAACCGACATCAACATTGAAGACGCTTTTGCCGAAAGTTGGCAGGTAGGAGTTCTGCTCATCTGTAAGGATGTAAAGCCTTTCAGGCTTGACATGGTAGTGGCTGACATGCTTAACAGCTTTTTCTAGGAAGATCCCACCACCACCAAAATCATAACAGGCTCTTCTTAGGGCCAACCATAGATTAAACCCATCATAGTTGAGTTGCTCGGTGATGTGGGATTGGTCAGAGTCAAGGCCTGAACTGGCATATAGGGGTGCGTCAGCCCGCAACTTGATCTCGGCAGCTAAAGCTGCCGCAATTTGCAACCTTGAATAATTGCCGTTAGGCAATTCCATGCTACCACTAACGTCCACAATGATAATGGACTTTGGCAGCTTGGGAAGCTCACGAGCTAGACGAGTGACTTTGTCGTCGTTAGCTGGGGAATAGGGAGAATCAAATAGGTCTAGGAAGGTCATAGGCTTTGCCCTAATTAGGTTTCAGTATCTTAAAAGCTCTGTGCATGTGCTCTGGCGACGACGATTTTAGAAGAGCAGAGGTGCAATGTAGATCTTCTCCGGCCTGATCATCATATCCTAAGTATGCGTCAAATACCATATCTATTTTGTTGTCTTTGCAGATTTTTAGGATCTGTGACATTAAAGGAAAGATCTGGTCATCATAGACCTTCTCTTTTACTGTTGGCATCCCAGTGTCTCCTTTAGTTGTTTGACCCATTTGTTGCGGCTATCGGTTTGTTCCTGCTCCTCTTTCACACTACTTCTAGCTCTTTTAATACCAGAGATTAATTCTTGCAATCTTTCGTCTTGCCATTTATCAAAAGAAGGTATTGTTTGGTCGTCATAGTATGAAGTATCACAGTCAAAATCAATCGACTGCTCTAGTTGTTCCACAATAAATTTGGCATAACTATCATGGTCAGGAGATGGGGACTTGAATGCTTTAGCTTTAGCTAGCATAGATTCATATCTGGCCCTTTCTTCTCTTTTACTGGCGAGCCCAAGCTCTTTTTCCTTCATTCTCTTGATCTGTTCAGTTTCGTAGAGAGATCGCCTTTCGACTGGACCCATATTAATGAATATACCAAGCTCTGTTTCTAGCTCAGATAGTTGTTTAGCATAATAATCGCTAGGCTCGAACTCTGGGATTTCGCCACTAAGAGGATCGTCGCGTAGCATTACGCACGCCCCGAAGGCTCTGGCACATTGCAGTGCGTATTCCTTGAAGTCAGTGATAGTTCCGTCTGCAACGCCTGCTGTATATCCGGTTGGCATAATTAAGGTCCTTTAAAATAGTCCGAGTTTGTGGTATGCTAATCCCAGCAAGGTTGCTGTGAAGGCCGGAAGAAGTATTAAGAAGGCTATTACTGCGGCTTCAACAAATTGTCTAACTTTCCAGCTATCGCCGCATAGGCGACCGAACCACCCACAGTTAATTACCAGACCAAGGATAAAGAATGCTATGAACCACACCAAGAATATTATTGGAATGGCAGAGAGCCATAGGACTATTGGTGGTATGTAGATGACCATAGGTCTTTCTCTTTACTGGAGACTTCGTCTCAAAATAGGGCTACTAAGACTCAAACTTAGCTTTACAATTTAGAAGATTGTCGTGTTATTCCCTACACTATAGCCCCAAAAGATCTTTAGATCACCACGATCTATGTTTCTCTCTCACGGTCTCCATCCCGTCATGATCATCAATATACCAATCAATCCCATTAGGGATCTCGATAACTCGAAGTTCGGCACAGCTACCATTGGCTCGATCTCCAAGTTTTTCGACTACTTCGACAAGCTTTGGGTCGGTCCTGTGTTTATCATTATATCTGTGGGAGTAATCATATCCATTCCATTTAAGCCCGAGGGCCTCGCAAGCTTCTTGAGATAGGCTGAACCTACCCCAGCATCTATTTACAACAACTTTCATGGTTTCTCCTTAAAGGTTGGCGTAGCCAACAAAATGCCCCGGCCTAATAGCACATAGACCGGGGCGGTAGTGTTATATCCTTTCGGATTACTAGTATTGTTGTAACTATCTTCGTTTAATCCTATCGATCATTCTTATGTCTGCTGCATTAACCGTTATGCTAGGTCGAAGCCTAGCTCAGACGCATCTGAACATGGCTTCGACCACGGGAGTTGAACCCGTATAAACAAATGTTTGTCGATAAGAACTGGATTTACAACTCTACTATCGGTACTTAGCCTGTAGAGATAAGCTAAAGCTTACTTCGTTGATGGTGCCTCTACCGTTGGGCTACCCCTGCGTGGTTGAAAATGCAGGGGGTTGGATTTGAACCAACACTTTGCCATCAATACGAATGAAACTGAATCTTATACTAAGGCTACTCTACTTTCCAGAGGGACCAGAGGTCCTCAATATGGTTCGTTTGGGGCGATTAGCCGCCAAACACGAAATCGGTAATCTTCTTACCAATCTCAATTTTCTTTACTTCGATGGAGTTCGCTTCTTCGCGAGCCATCTTGATCGCCTCTCGGAGAGAGTCGACCTTTTTGAGCATCGCGTCTCGTGTTGAGATTCGCACCGCTGAAGACATTTCCACCTTGTTCCAGTTTCCTACGATAATGTCTTCAGTAAAGACATCAACTTGGGCAGGATGCTTGTCAGTGGCTGCTGCCTTGACAAACGCCTTGGGCACCTTCTTGGTTCGTGTGGTCGTCACTGTATCCGTAACGTGGATGTTTGGATCGCTCTCAGAAACCTTCCAGTTAGTGTCCGTGCTGAGCACGGGCAGCTTGGAAATCAGTGCTTTCATGTTGTCTACTTGCTTCTCAAGGAAAAGCATGAGCGAGACGGGAACTTGGGTGGCCAAGGTCGTCCCACCGACCACGATATCGGCTTTAGCCTCACAGTTTGCCACCTCTTGAGTAGCAATAGTGTCGAAGAGTTCAACCAGTTGCTCTTGGGCGGCTCGTAGGTTTGCAGCGACCGTCTGCTGAACAATCTTAGATTCCGAGGGGAGCTTCTCGCCCTCGTCGTCATTGGGCTGGTAAACCCGAGTGAAACCCCCGAACAGGTCCGGTTTCTGCAAGACCTTGTAAATTTCCGTGATGGCGGCAGTGGCTGCTGCTTTCTTTCCGTTTGCAATAGCAATGATCTGATTCAACTTAACGCCCATTATAGTTCCTCCAACCTTTGTGAAAATTCCTATTACCGTTTGATACTTCTGACATGCACGATTGTTGTAAGTTGTGCTCTCTACAAAACTTACTAATATTGAAGATCTCCACCACTTCCCCATCTGGGGAAACGAAGGTATGCCTTTTTGATCTTGAGATTACTGCGGCTTCTATGCTATGCTTGGCTGGAGTTCTACCAGTGTTAGCTAGTTTGATCTTTGCCCTAGTCTCGCTTGAGTTTATCCTGCCCTCGGCAGATTTACTCATTTTCTTTTTTGTATCTTCAGAGAACTTGCACGATCCGGATTCGTTAACGTGGGCAAGATTGTATCCGCAATCTGGATTAGTTGAATCATAAAGCCGTATGTAATATGCCTCCCTAGCATATATGTTATCGACTCCTATCAAGATATCATCTTCTATGATTCCAAATGAAAAGTTTTCTTTCCCATAGAAATTGAAATCAGACTGCATCGCTACAGAATGGAATTCACCATTAGATAATCTCGCCTTGTGGGTGCGAAATCTAACTATAGCGTTGTTTGTAGAGCCAACATAAACTTTATGATTTGGCAGACATAAGATTCGATAGACCGCCCTTGAGGTTTTTATGGGATTTTTCCCATAGTTTTGCCCAAATGTACAGTCTATCAAAATTTTGATTTCGTCCATCTCCGACTCTCTGAAAGCAACTTGCCTCGTTTTCTACATCATAACAGGCTTCAGCCTGTTTGTCAACTGTGAATTTCAAGATATTTCGACAGGATGTGAAGGGCATTACTTCCTAGGAAGTACACGACCACGATGGTCCAGAAGAGGAGCCAGAATTTCTGATCTTTATCCAGAGCTACGCTCCTTATAGAAGGTTTCAATGTCACTATGGATGTGATCTGCATCAACCTGCACTACTTAAAAAGTGAAGGGAGATATTTCCTGAGAGTTTACTCTTGAGTTCTTCTGCAAGCTTTACGAGATAGCTTATCTCGACAGAGCCGGTGAGCATATCGACATTGCCCATGTCTTGTTCCTCTCCGACGAACGTGCCGATGTAGAAGTATTGCTCGTCATCACTTCTCGGTACGTAACAATCAAGACCAAGCTCTTCAGCGATGTTCTCAATCATACAATACCAGTCGTCGCTCTCTTTTCCCATGAACACATATTCAAGTTCTGCTGCTTTTACAAGCACTTTCTCAGTTTTGAGAATCTTGCCAGTACGTGGGTCGTAACGGTTTTGGTCCTCATAGACAGCTTCAGAGACCACATAGGTGATATCTGAGAGATCAACTTCTATTCCCACCATGCACTTCTGGTCGTAATTAACACCCATTTGAAGTTCCTACTTAGCAGTTTTGTCCGGAATGATAGGCCAATCTCAGCTACGATCTGAGCTTTTCTCGTTACAAGGGAGATGTTTTACCAAATAAACTAATCGGCCAAAGTGTTGGCCTTGCAGCCAACCGGACAGCCTTGTTCAGCCTGCCTTTGCCAACTACCGCTGGCGAATTTAGCGGACTACTGCATACTCAAGTAATCTGAGTGCCTAGCACGGTTAGGCAAGACCGACTAGATTGACACAACCTAGTAAAAGGATATACAGATGTTGCAACATCGCCGTATATCAGGGCTTCACGCATAGGCCTATCGGCTTCTGTAGTGAAGTAGCTCCGGTCGGGAACGAGCCGACACGTTACTCGGGTCTAGGCCGAGTTCCTCTGCATTGGGATACGGAGCCATAAAAGATCTTAGACACTTTAATCTCGGAAAGTGTCCGTAGTGGCTATAAGATTTATTCTTTTGAAAGACCTAGAAGGGAAGCCTAGGCATCTGGAGAATCCCCGAAGGAAAGCTTGACCCAAATCGATTCTCTTATTATTTCATAAGCGTTTGCCAGATCTAAAAGGCCACTAACAAGTTTCTTATCCTTAGTCTCTGCTGAACTTATCCGAGCTTCTGTGTGAAAATGAGGAGTCCTTCACACGCAGGGACACAGGATTTGTTAGTGGTCTATCAAGTTTACTTGATCATCTCTCGTTTGTCGAGTGGAGATGTATGAGTTTCCTCAAAAATTCCCAGAGGGGCCGGGACGGTCTTCCCTCATATCCTCGCCCTCCATCATAGTCGTAATCCACACTGAACACCTGTACATCAAGCTGTAGGTCTGAGACTACCTCTTCGACCCGACCATCCTTGAGACAGATGACTACGGTCCCATCCACCTTGGTGGTTCCATCTAGGTTTCTGGCTGGAGTTGTTTGGATCATGATATCTTCGGTATTTTAAGAGAGTCTATGGTGCCGAAGGCACCAAATTCCGGATTGAAGAATCGAACTACTTGCCGCCACCCATCATATTAATGGCACTAAATTTACAGTTTAGCGATGGGAAAATCCGGAGGATACGGTCTGTGATAGCTCTCCTATTAGACGTAGGATTACTCAGACCGGCGATTCTTTTGAGTGAACGCCCGTGGTCCCAAGAATCTGCTAAAGAAAACACCCCACCGGAATAAGTCTGCGACACCTTGTCTAAGGGTTTTGCTCGCCTATTCTGTCACGCCTGAAAATCAGAGCCCTATTGGGCTCATGGACCGTGGCACTTCGACATGCCGTCATGGAACAATCTCATCAATAACGTCTACGGGTGTATGGGGCTAAAGCCCCCGGTTCGTGTGGTCAGCCAAGCTGACGTTGCGTATCGTTGCTCTCATGCTTTTGTAAGGAGGGGCATGAGACCCTCCAGCTTATGCAGCTACAGCAAAGGTTTTTGCAGTTATTGTTCGGTCAATTTTTAAGGAGCCGTTGACCAACTCCTACCCGCAGTTATTGCCTTAATTGCCATTCAAATCAATTACGGCCCGTTTGGCTTCGCCCTAATAAGGAGTCTCACTGAAGGTGAGATTCCTTAGGATATGATCGGCCACCTCAACCCCAGAATAGGTTTCCGAATTCCCCGAGATTGCATTGTAGTAGCCGACCTTCAGATCATCCCTGAAGTACTGGACTGAGACGAGAGTCTCATTCACAATGTACTCACCCATTTTATCAAAGAGGATTGTATCCTCGAAATCTTCTCTGCTCATGACTTCGCCCCTTGTCATTTGTGTTTTGGATCGTCAGATCGCATTTTATCAGGCGTTTTTGGGAAGTCAAGGCCTCAAATCGTTCGATTTGTCGGCAAATTGGTCAGTTTCTACATCGAACTCTTTGATATATCGACAAGGGAGCATGTACTCAAGGGCTTTTGTCTTGTCGGCGGTTACGCAGATGACGGAGTCTGGACCAGTAAAAGAAGTGTCACGGGTTACTACGAAATAGATTTTCATGGACTTTGCCTTATTAAGCGATTCCAATGAGAGTTGAACTCATCCTAACAGCATGACAGGCTGTCGTGCGAACCGATACACTATAGAACCGATGGTAGGCCTAGGTCTCTATTTATTCTCCGGCCAGAGAGACTCCACGAAGTGCCGGACAAGATGTTCCAATGACTCACCTACCTGTGGAACCAACGATCTAATGCCCCGAGGGGCCTCTGTGTACGATTACTAGTTTGTCTCAAGACATACTTGGTTTATACTAGTAATGGGCGACGTACCTTCGCCCCACAGAGTACGCAAGCTTACGCTTGCTTGACATTGACCAAGGTAGATTCGAACTACCGCCAACTGAGTCAAAGTCAGTTACACTGCCGATTATGCTATTGGTCAAAGGCTTCGCAAGAAGTACAGAGATGGCGTAAGCCATCCAAAAGCTACGTCGTGTTTTTATCACCCAGCCTAGGTTTCCCTCTGGGTGTTTATTTCACGAGAACCACGGTCTTTGGCCCCCTTATACGTTACCTGCGCTTCTTACGAAGCAGTTTCGAAAAAAGAACACTAGGAACAGGTCGTTTCGTCCAGCAAGCCTCAGAGCCCTACCTATTTGCCCTTTGTGGCCATTCCTAGTTTTTCTGGACAGCTAATCCATACTTGTTCGGAATAACACCCCCCATAGGAGTATGCAGCTAACGCCTAGTGTTCTAGGCTTCTTGCGAAGCCAAGTGGTTACTATCGGAACCGCCCCGATTTAAAACGGGTTATGAGCCCGTCCAAGATACTTACCTCCCAGTAACGATATAGATGGCTAACGGCCATCACTCGGACCTCCCCGTCAAGGCGGGGCACTCCCTAAGGTTTTCACCAGTGATGGCTTCGAGCCACCTCTTTCACCAGATCTCGGTCAACGAGCAGGAATTGAACCTGCCTGCATCGTTCCGATGCTATAAAGCCATCGGCATATTAATGGGACGACAAAAAGTTGTATAGTCGGGACAGTTAAAAATTGTAGACTATACTAGCATTCGTCCCAAATCAGATCGATCGGACAGGAATTGCACCTGTATCTTATTGGCGGATTGCTCCGTCAGGGACTGCCATCGTTTTCCAGCCCGGTAAGTCTTGTGGTATTCACTCAGCTTGTACTTCGCCTCGTGTGCGTTTCGCTGTCAACGCCGCCGATCGTTTCAGATCCGGTACTCTTTACGGCCAATTGAGCTAGAGTCGTCTGTGACGACTCGATAGGTGGCCAATTCTATCTACCTCCGGAATATAAAGCCAGACCTAGCTTACCCTTATGTCTACCAAGATTAGTCCAGTGGGACACAATGCCCTGTTAGGAATTCCTCTCGCACTCGACACAAGCCTTAGATCTGGTGGGGCAAAGCCCCCTTATTATAGGTTGTAAAAGATCCGCTAAGATCTTATACGCCCATTCTTTGCCGTTAGGCTTATTATTTAGGGCTAATTCTCAGAGATCCGTAGGATCTCGTGATGGTTCCCCGCCCAAATGGCTGAGAAATGTGAACGGCCTTGCGGCCATTCTTAAAAGTTTCCCGAGATAAGGTTCCTCGTCCGAAGGGCTGTGTGATGATTCTATCACCATCAGAACGACGTGTCAAGGTCCCATTTCCAAATTTTGTGGTGATGCTGGTTTCGCCAGCCTCACCTGAGACGCAGATGGCAAAAGCCATCAATGCTGCAAGCAATTTCATGGTTCTCCACTTAGGTTAAGGTTGTCCTTTATAGCCCGAATTGCCTGCCGAGCCTTTTCAGGATTAACAACTGAATGATAAGTCTCCGACTCTGGTTTGTAAATAGACTCCTCACATCTTGTGAGAACTTCCTCAATCATATCAAGGATCTCAAACTTCTCGTCTTTCGTCATTAATAGCACCCAAAAGTTTTGTTCTCAAAGTTGATTATTACGCCTCTAGTCTCATCGTTTTCATATGATGAGATTACAACAGAATGCGGTCGTATAGCAGATAGCTTCTTGATCACAGACTCAATCGAATCTTGTGGACTAATACGTACCTGCTGTGCGATCAACCTACCACAGCTACCCCTGTGTCTCCCATGGCATTCGGGACAGTATGGATCGTTATCGTTCATATTTGCTCAAAGCATTCTGCTAGGTGCCACTCGCCCGAGATTACAAGCATTTTGCCAAATTTTGTGTCGATGATCTCGCTAACATCATAGATGTAGCCCTCAACGCATCGACACATATCGACTTCCCCATCCTCGGCATAGTCTGGGGATTCTTTGATGCAGCGGTATTTCATGGTTTTGCTTCAGTACTGGTAACTGAGTCCTCTGGAACAGCAAAGAGCTGACCTACGGCAAAATGATATCCCGCCATGTATTCATGACTCTTAGAGTTATGGATTCCATCCATAACGCCTTCCTCATAGGTCTTCTTAGAAGACCACTGAAAAGTCATATCTGTCATCTGATCACGCAAGATATCTGCCTCGGCCTTATGGAGAGCCATTTCATGTTTAAGCAAAGTAGACTCTTTTTCAAGATTACCTACGGTAATCAGATGATAGACGCAAGCCAAAGACACCAATGCAACAGCGATAGACTTCATAGTTGAATCCTTGAAGTGAGAGACTCAATGTCGAGCCTCAGAAGAAAAATGGAATAGTCAAGCTCTTTCATGAGTTTAGTAGCCTCAGAACTACCCTCAGGGAGAGGCTCCCCCTTGGGATAAACTGAGTCCTTGGGAGCAGCCATAATCGGACCAATGGCAGATTCTAGGGCCTTAAGAGCCTCTTTCGCAGAGGTTATAGAGGCCTCAGTCTCCTTAATTTGCTGAATTAGCATGGTTCACCCCCTTGGATTTTTCAAAAATGTTACGTTTGAGCATGGCACTAATTGCTCTATCAAGAGCATAAGCAACTCCTAGCTTCTTGTTATAGCTGTCTGTAGATAGACAATTAGCAATTCCTACGTACTCTTCTCCATTAGGCAGGACGATATCTACTGATGTAGATCCGCCTTTAGGCCATACCAGTTCTTTTAGAACCTTAGTCGTTGGGGAAGTATTAACCCATTTGTTCTTGCGAACTCGGTTATGATGAATGTAGACCCAGCAACCAAGTTCACGAAGTTCATCAACACTCATAGACATACCATATGCTCCGAAATTAAACAAGATGATGACCCTTTGAAGTTATTCTTTCAAGGATTAAACTACGATCACGTTGAGTGGGAATGTAATCCCCCAGATATTCATGCGGAACATCGTCCCATGCAGAAATGTAGTTCTGTACATTGAAGCCTCTGAAGAGACACTCGTCATGAAGTTCTTTATATCGCTCTTTAAGAAAAAGCAGCCGGGAATAAAAAAACTTTACATGCCCCGTCCCAAGTGTAAACGATTTTGGCTGATTTGCAAGAGAGAATCTGCCAGATTTTACAACATTGGGGATTCTTTTGATTTCCCTATGCTCAGCTATGAGCAACTTGTCCGGTAGTTCTCCCGGCAGAATGCCGACATTGATTCTGGTCATGATTGGTTCCGGTAAAAGAGATGGGGTGATCGGCCCAAGGTCTTCAGTTCAGGCCAAGCTCCTTGATAATCCGCTTAGTCAACATCTTACTAAGCCTCCGGTCATGAGGAATAGGGACATGCTTTTCCCCATTAGAGAAGATCTCATGCTTCCCATGTCTGGATGACTCATACCCGTTAGACCGGAGCACCTGAATGAACTCTACTCTGGAATATTCACGAAAGACTGCCGCCATAATTCGCTCCATGCTGTTGTAACGGAAGAGTTTAGCCCTTTCGGCCCATCCCAGATCTCGCACTCGTCATAGGATACTTCAGATAGGAAGAGTCCTTATGAAGATATAAGAATGCGGCGGCAGCAAACTCATTTTTGGCCTGCTGTAGGGCATCTTCTCTTTTACTGATGAGATTCTCTGCCTGCTTACGAGAGAAAGCAGAAAAAACATATTCTCCATCACAGTACACATTGAAGTGCTCATACTCGTCTCCCTCAATGTCTGCTCTCTTCTGGGTTCTGATCTCGTAATTTTGCGGAATCATGTTTTGCTTTCTTCTTGTAGAGGATATCAACACGCTTAACCAAGGCTTTGAGCCTTTTAAGCTCTTTGTGAACAGCTAAGGCCATCGAGTCTTGCCACAAAAAGGAGGATTTATCCTCTTCCATTTCGGCAACTACACGACCATAATTCTTGAGCATCTCTGCTACTTTGAACTCGCATCGTTCTAGTTCGACAAAGTCTTCCAGATCGATCCAAGACTCAAGCTGTTCGAGAAATGGTTTGCTCATTTTACGTACCACATGTAACTTCGAATGAAGTTAAGAATTGCGTGAATCAAGATACACGAACCAAGGAAATATGTAGCGGCTGTCATATTCAACTCCAGTATTTTGCGTCAGCACAGTGTTCTCGAACTTTGTTGAAGGCGACCCTCTTGATCTGTTCAAGTCTTTGTCGCGTCTTCAGGCCTATTTTATCCATAATCTCCCGAGAGTCAAGGCCTTCGGCCCTACATTTCAGGAAGTTTTTTTCTTGTTCTGTGAGCTTCTCAATTGCCACTATCTTTTTTACCGACTCTTTGGCGTAAATGGACTCTTCTGACGGCAAAAAGCCTTTTCCTTCAGTCGGGTTGTGTTGTCGGGATATAGCGTCTTTCCAGATTCGTACTCTTGCCCATAGGACGTGCCTAATAATGTCTCCAGCGGTAATCTCATGAGGGACTTTTAATAGGCCTATGGCTACTTCCTGCTCAAGATCTTCCCTAAGCATATCATCAGGAAAATTGAGCCTATATCGCTTGATAGTATAGCCAATAATCCTAGTCATGTCTTTGGAGTAAATCCCGATCATAGGCTTCGCCTTATTTCAAAATCGATTAGATCTTTCATTTAAGTTGTCCTTCATCAAATGGAGCGTAGCTAATTACCGCATCTACCCTATGCATCTTACCATCTTTGAAGTACTTAACCCAAAGATCGCCAGATTCTTCGCCTTCACCATGAAGTGTGAATACTACATCTGGAAACCTCTTAGAGAATGCCTTCATCTCACTTTCGTGATCATACCATTTTATGGATTCTCCGAATCCCCCGATGAATTTGGAAAGCTTCCCATAGTCTGTATCATACCTCTCCATTTGTTCGACAATTTCCCAGCCCAATTCTCTGCCTACGTCTGGCTCTTCTAGTTTATATTTGGTGTAGTAGCCCAAGTTAAAGCTCCATAAAGATTGATTACTAGTAACTGTTGCCGCTATAGGTCCAATCCTGTGGAAGATTAATCTCCACCATAGGGTCATAATCAGATGGTAGGTTATTAAGGAGGAACCTGTCACCGCCAGCAGTCTTATGCAAGAAGTTTACCGCCCCGTACTCGTCAACTCCCACAAACATACATTTGCGGAAACAATATCCGGGAGATCTGAACTCAAAGAACTGGCCCGGAACTAGATCACTAATGCTTGTACTCATGAGCCAATCTCCTCCATCAAAGACACATCCATCTTGAAAGTATCGCCGATTGGGCCAATTTTGCCCACCACACGGTATCTCCTGCCGTTCTCATCCTCAACCACGGAATAGGCATTTCGTATAATTGCCTCACCGGCTACTTCAATAACCAAATCTGGCTCAAACTCAATGACCTTGACCTTCACGTATTCAGGAGCGACATAGCCAGTATCACCCGGTCTACCATTACGACGAATCTCTTCGCAACCACAAAGTAGTACGACTAACAGGAGTACTCTCATATTCCATCCGATCTGAAGTCAATAAGGACAGGAAAGCGTGGAATACCATCGGCAGTATACTCGAAGAATCTCACAGTTGCAAGAGATCCAATATAAGATTCTGCATTTCGAAGATAATCCTCTCGGAGACTCTGATCGCCTTTTGGAACAGCTTCAAACTCGCCACCATCGCACCGTAAAAGAAAAGTCGGCACATTCTCAAATTTTCCTTTACCGGATTCATCATCCATGAAGTCTTTAACGCGTATTATATAGTGACGGGGGTTATTCTGTATCAATTAGGAGATAGGTTAGATGAATAAAATATGTAAAAAATGCCTTATCGAGCAAGACATTAACAATTTTTATGCTGCAAAACAGGGTAAGTTAGGAAGAGCCTCGCGATGTAAATCTTGTCTGAAAGAAGAAGCCAGTCGACCAGAACGAATTGAGATGGCCAGAAAAAGTCGTGACAGATATTACAGTAAGAATAAAGAGAAACAAAGCGAAAGCAGCAAAGAGAAGTATAGACAGAATCCAGAATTTTATATCAAAAAAGCCAAGCTCTGGAAAGAGAACAACAAAGAAAGATCAGATGAGTGGAAGAAGAAATATCTAAGTAATAACAAAGATAAAATAAACAAATATTTTAGAGACTATATGAAGGAATTAAGAGCGACAAGTCCGCACTATAGAATCAAGATGAATATGTCATATGCTATTTGGAGAGGATTAAGGAAAAATAAATTCGGACATAGCTGGCAAGACTTAATCCCCTACACCCCAAAAGAACTGATGGATCATCTTGAATCCAAATTTACAGACGGCATGAGTTGGCAGAACTACGGAAAGGGTGGCTGGCATATTGACCATGTGATACCTCAGTCGTACTTCAAATTTGACTCATATGATCATCCAGCGTTTATCGCCTGTTGGAGCTTAAGTAACCTACAACCAATGTGGTCAAACCAAAACCTCTCCAAGGGCAACAGGATTGAACTTACTCCAGATATACAGGCTTTTCTCGACTCAGTTAATCAGCCACTATAGTCTATGTACCCGCTCTGTCTATATTGGTTATTACTGGGAAGCGTGGAACCGGACTGTCTGTATTAGTAAATCCAAAGAATTTAACAGTCGCAAATTTACCAATATAGCTATCTGCATTCTCTAAATATTCTGACCTACTGGCTTCGTCTCCTTTTGGGACAGCCTCAAACTTAAACCCTTCGTCCGTTTTTAATTCAAATATTGGTACGTTCTCAAATTTGCCAACGCCAGACCTGCATCCGATTATCTCGAATTCTTTATCGTCGAAGGATTTGTGCTTCAACAGGTCGTAAGACCTCTTATTCTTCTGATAGAGGGAGTCGATATTCCTCACCATAGTGCCTTCCCAGCCTTCAGCTAGGAACTGCTTATGCTTAGTTTCAATCTCCTCATGGGAGTTCACCAAGTACCACGGGACTACTTCGGTATGGGCGAGCCCACTCACGAGAGTGTCCAGATAGATAACCCTTTGATGGTAGGTATCCTCATTGATAATATCGAAGGCATAGAAGAAGATGCTCCCCATCCTAGGATCATTCACATCACCCTTACGAACTACTGAGGAAATCTGCTCAAAGGTGAGTGTACGGCTGTACAGTTCCCCATCTAGGACGATATCGTCAAATCCAGCATACTCACTGGTGATATGGTCTAATCCAGTAAAAGTAGTACCAGTCCTACTCGTGGTAGTAACCTTACCATCTTTAATTGTGAGTATCAATCTCAAACCATCTATCTTCTGAACTGCAATACAGGGCCACTTCACCTTTTTCATGTGGTCTTTGTATTTGTGGGCGAGCATTGGCAGATTGGGAGCTTCTGTAGGAATCTCCACCGTGTACCCCTTCCGATCCTTCTGCTTATTCCAGAGGCCTTGGGCCTCTGAAATAGCCTGAGATTCCCCGGTCGTCTCATTGGACCTGCCAACGTTCTTAGGCTCGCAAATCACTAGAGTCTCTTGTAGAGCCCCATTCAGGAGTCCGTGAGATACTGAGTAGGTGGGACCGCTAACGGTCACACACCATACCCGGATTTTTCCTTTTGAGTCAATCTTGTGCAGTGTAGGAAAACTCATAGCTTTGCCTTTATTGATTAGGGAATAGTTCTGCTCTAATACACTTAGCTGTAGCAGAGTTAAGCTCGTTCATCACCAGCTTATCCACTTCAACTCCGTCAATTGTAACCTCTTTGATGATATCCGCAACCACTTCTTTCAAGATGATTGGGAATTTCTCGCCATGTTTTGAAACGGCTGAAGACACCCGATTGGGGCAAAGGTAAGAGAGGCATACAGAGAGAACCTCATTCTGCTCGTCAGACAGAGTCGGCTTGTTAGACTTCTCTTTTACCGCTTTCTCCAAGAATTTGGCAGACTTCTTCTTAAGGATTGCCCGACCAAACTCAGTAGAGGCTTCAACTACAGGCTTCATTACGAAACCTTCAGCTATGTCGGTAGCTCCACAGTCGCTCATCTTGGTGGGAAAGGCAGGATCGATAGAGAGTAGATCACCAAATGATCCTCTGGCAATCTCGGCACACCTTGCTATGTCAAACTTATCACATAGTGTGACGAAGTCGTCATAGTTCAAGAATCCATTATCCCAGATATCAAAGGCGGCAAATCTCTTTTTACCGTAATTGACGCCCTTCTGGATGCCCTGCCCAAACAATTCCCCATACACGGTCTTACCCAAAGCAAGCACCCTAGGCGTTAGCTCTTCCACTATTGGACCAGACCCGTAGAAGTTGCCATCAGTAAACTGAGTTCTCTGGCTAGGCTTTACGGCTCCGTCGATTGGCCAAAACCCAAAGTTGCACCCGTGAACTTTCTCAAGTGCGACCCACTCAACTTTGTCGAGACCGGCCTCCCTTATTGATGCCACAAATTTGTCTCTGTAGGAATTTTCAATTGAAGAGTATGCAACAAACATGGTTCGCTCCGCTCACCGACAAGGATTTGGACTGTTTCACACATTGTATGACGACTTTGTCGTCTGTCAAGGGGCTTTAGCCTCTTTTCTTCCGTGTGTTAGTTCTATGAACGTGTTCGTATCTGGCCTATATTCCCACCAAGTTGGGGTCCAAGGTCCCCGAATTGTAACACACCAAGTGTCTCCGTGTGAGATTACTCGATGAAAACAATCTCTTTTTGTGATCTTGGGAATGAGCGAAGCCCTGAACTCTTTGGAGTCGCTCTTGAGGTGTTCTTCTGTAACACTGCCCCAAATGAACCAGCTTATGGCATTGAAGGCGTGAGAGTGATAGTTTTTTCTGCTTCCGTTGCGGAAGTGGAGCAAGCCAATTGAGAAGAAAGGCTTCCATTCGACCAAGAACCGACCGACTACCCCAGAATCTTTGCCGCCATCATACTTTTTAAAGAAGAAGCGGGGACACATCGGGTGATGATATATACTCTTTAATGTTGTCATTGTTTCCACTTACTGAATCCGCAATAGCCAGCCTTATTCTTATCAAGCCTACACCCAGCTTGCCAGACTTCAAACTCTGTTACTGAGGGAGAGTCTTCCAGTATGATAGCTATCCATACCAAATGTTCTATTTTACAGACTATTTCCCACTTCCCAGAAACTTTAATTGTCACCATTCCGCTTATTCCATCTCTCGATCATCCTCACTACATCATGCTTTGTGTCAGGATACATAGGGCCAAACATAATAGGGCACTTGGTGCATTCAATCGTAGCGGTCTTAGACTCGCAATCAATGTCAAACCCTTCATAAATGTTGGCTGTCGCCCCGCAGAGTGGGCATACACACAAAACAATCGAAGATATATCTATGTCACTCATTAGCTTCGCCTATATGGTTTATCTTGAACGATCTCTCCACAGATCAGGCATTCTTCATGCGAATCTGATCCGCCAGAAGGATCGCCATGATACTTGGTCACTTCGTGACCGCAGAGGATTTCGCTCTCTAGCTTCTTAACATCTTCTGCGGCAGTTTTCCTTATTCTAGCGATCTTTCTGTCCCTGTCAAGCAATTTTGCTCGAATATCGCTGTAGTCTACCAGAAGTTTGGTAGACTCTTCTGGGGTCAGTCCCCGCTTGAGAACATGTAATACTACCTCTATGGGGAGTTCCATCATTTGCTTTCTAACAGCATATATCCGGGCAGATAAAAGATAAGTCCAGCAATGAGCCCGAGGAATTGACAGAAGAAGATGCGGACAAGGGCCGCAGCTACATCAGACGCAATAATCTCTGGAGCCTTAAAGGCTTCTACGGTAGCTATAATCCCGCCGACAAAGCCCCACCAAATTCCGATATAAAGACCGAAACAAATACCGAAGATTACGAGTAAGGCACCTATTAGGTGCTTGATAGACGAAGTCATGTTCTCTCCTATATTAATTGATAAATCGACCATACCGCCAAACCTAAACCAAATAGGTATAGCATTACCCATAGTGAACAGTTACTATCAGGTTTGCCCATAACATCTATAAAGCACTCGTGACACACTAATAATCCATCTGGACCATAATAGTCGGCTCCACATCTGTGGCATCGGCAGACATAATCGCCAAAGGTATAATCGTTGTCGGGAGTTCCAGTCATTGGGACTTCATCGAGTTCGTTCATGGCTTCGCCTCGTAAATTCCTCTGGAGCCAGTAAAGAATAATTCTGCATCGCCTGCTGCGGATTTAGCCGCCTCTAAGCCAGCTATTCCGAATGGGAGTCCTGCAGCCTTAGACCACCTCTGCTTATTTTCAATGTCTTGAATAAGTACGAATAAGTGGAATCGAAGTGGAGATAGTACCTCTAGTGCGTTTGAGTACCACTCTTGATCTTCAGGCTTCATTCTATGGTCCTATTATGCAGATAGTGAGTGAAACTTATCAGAACGTGAACCATTGCTAGGACTATTGCTACTACCAAGCCTATAGGCCATATAATAGATAGAGTCAATCCAATTAATACTAGACTTTCTCTGTCTCGCCATTTCTCTTGAAAGGAAGCTACTATAGCTGATAGAAAGATTAGAGCCATCATTATAACTAGGTATAAGATGGTGACAGTTAGTGGGGTCATATCGTTTTCCTATGGTGCTTTCGATGGTTACGCCCGATATCAGGCTTTGCCACATAGTGCTGCAAATACGAGTTATTACTTTTGGTAAGTGCGATAGGAGAGATTCGAACTCTCGACCGCCACTTTATAAGAATGGAACTCTAACCACTGAGTTACTATCGCAAGATAAGTGGTCTCATTCTAATTGATTCCAGCCAACGTGTCTACACGTATGAACTCTTAGTGGAACAGTGGAGGTATCCAGATCAGGTGTTCTCATTCATCAACCCATTCGGGCCGCACGTTAGTGCATACACTCGAATTGGTCCATTGTATGGATTTGATTTGGTGGGACCATCGTCTCCAACAATCATATCGTAGAAAGATCTCATCTCGTCTTCTGAGTCAAATATACAAAAGCCCTCGCCATCCATCAAAACCTGCATATAGCTATCATCTGATGGATCTAAAAAGATAAGAGCTTTCTTGCGTTCTTTTATGTATGCGTCCCATCCTTCTGGGTCTGAATGGAATGGCTCGCCAGAGTTAAGTCCGGAGAAGAAGACTGCCCATTTATACTCAGCCTTACAATACAGCTTCATTAACTCTATAGTTGTTACGTATGTCCTAGACATCATCTCTTCTCTCTTTCATCATATGCTAGCTTCGCTAGCTGTCAAGAGGGGATTTCTACAAATCTGTCTAATGAACAGATGTCCAGTTCTCCCCACCTCGATCCAGTGTCCTGCCCTGCCTGAATCTCTAAGCAAGCCGCAGCAAATCTATTCCCAACATTGGCAGTATTTAGGATATATTCAATATTCGAATGCTGTTCGCCCAACTCGACCCCCATAGCTCGCAAAGCACGACCAAATATGCAGCCTTTGTTCTGCTCCTCAGTAGAATTAGGACATGCAGCATACTCCCCCATATTCCAATATCTAGGACCACAGTTATAAGAACAGCTTGGACGGAGATTGGGTGACAGTGCGAGCTGTTCGTGAGTCACATACTGATGGTCTGGATTTTGTTCGGCTAAGATTTTTAGTTCAGTAATAAGCTGAGCCTTAAATCTTTCTACACCCAATGATTGAACAAGTTCTGATAGAGTCATAGCTTCCCCTTATGAATTTTCCCAAGAAATCTTGATTGTCTTCCTTTTCCACCATCGTGTTTCACATTCTATCTCAAATCCTTCTTTTGTCAACTCATCCAAGAACTGTTTTCTGGCAGTTTCCGGTAAAAGAAAAGGGCCGTCAAAAGACTTTGGGTCGAAAGTGATCGCGTAGTGCCCATTAACTGCGGCTGTCTCAAGTCTTCGACAAATAGACTGCTTCAAAGCTTTATGAGAAGAGATATGTGATTCATCAACAATTTCTCTCAATTGTTTAGCGTTCATTAAATAACCTTATGGTCCCTTCCATTGCATCCAATTGCGTATGCTGCTTCGCCAACACTCTCTGGATGAGAGGTTAACCAATCTGCCCCAATAAGGGCAATCAGGCTAGACACCTTCTTAAGGCGATCCTCTAGGTGGCCTTCGTCTAGGTTCCTATTAAGCCACCAGTAAAGAGGAATCTGTTCCTTGGAATCGTCCTCGTGATAAAGGCTCTTATAGTATGGAGTGAACTCAATATCTTTAGTCATGGGACGACTTACTCCTTATCTTCCGTTCAGCCTGCTCGCCTTCCAGCATGGTCTTTAGGACAGCCTCCTCACCGTACTGAGCAATAGCTTGCCCCATATAGTACTCAGCTTTATAGTATGCTTTTGTGCCGGGCCCTAAGCCATCAAACATAATAGCTGCTATCTTCTCTGATGTAGTCATGGGCTGATTTCCCCCTTGTCTTCCGTTACGCCCATCTGCTCCTGAACCTTATCCATGATTCCATCAAGAATGGCAATATCTTCCTCTCCCCAACAATGGCGATCTACTATCCAATAATACTTCCATCTTTCATCTTCTGAGGATAGCGAGAGCATGTGAGACATAATTTCACCCCACTTGATCTTTGTATTCTGGATCATAAGCAACCTACGCCTTCTCTAGTCTAGATTGTCTCTTCAGAGTCCCCTCAATTAACATGCGAGCACCTCGACTGATCTCAAGGAGTTCCTCGTTCTCAGCTTCGGCCTCGCAGAAGGCCTCCCAGATCCTCAGGAATCGCTTCTTGTTCTCTCCCTTGAGGGAAGCTTTGAGATCAAAGTAATCGTCTTGTAGGCTCACAGGAGGTCTCCCAGAGGGCACGGCCCTCAGCTATTGTAAAAGGTAGGATTCTCACAATTGAGAATCGCCCACTCCATCCAGAACAACAACCATTCGGCCCTGCACAAATTACCATCGCATTCAGGATCTGGCGAAAAAGAATCACCAATTGATTCTTGTGGGAATTCGGCACGATGGGTCGGGTGTAGAGCCTTGTAAGTATCCACCTTGGCTTTGATGTAGTCAAAGTGCTTCTGGGTAATCCGAGCCACGCCGGGATGTTCAGGCATTAGACATCCTACGAAACTACCGTCAGGCAACTCAAATATGTCAGAGCCACCATTTCTAGTGTTGAACATAATACCTTCAATGCCGATGTTTCGACAGAAATTGCCCCATCCAGTATAAGAAGGCCAACGAGCATTGGTGTAGTCGGTTGGCTCACCAAAGGCTGGGGCATAACTAAACTCTTCATCTCTGATTATGATTCTATCACCATCTTCAGTGAGGTCAACATCTCTTTCACCGATTTTAAGTGTGTAACCCATGGCTAAAGCCCTATTGATAAAGATTGAAGATTTTAAATTGCCAAACATTTGGTATCTTGCCCCTAAGTGTATCTACTTTAGCCAAACATTTGTTAGTATCTGTGTATGGGCCATAGATCTCTATGACTTCACCAGATGCATCTTTGATTACTACACAGAACATGGCTAAGCCTTTAATTGATTTATGCTGTTGGAGGTTTTGAAGGGACAATTGGGTAAACATATTCCCCATTCTTCCAAGGTCAATGTCTACTTACTGCAAAGCAGATATCCTCAATCCTTACACCATACTTCTCGGCCAATTGGCCAAAGGTAATAGTACCATCTAGATTAGCATCCTCTGCCATCTTGTTGGCTAGTTCCCAGAGGCCGACTTTGTCATAACGAAGCATAGGGCACCTATACATTTGTTCAGCGACAGTTAGTTCAAAGGAACCAGCGTGCGATGTTCAAGACAATCATCTTTCGCATAACCAATTCGACCAAGGGCTACACATATATCGTCTTCAGTATTCAGTAGACCTAGTTCGGCACATTCATCTGCTACGCAGGATAACTCTGACATGATTGCAGCGAGTTCGTCGCGTATCATTTCTATTTTTTCTGCGATACGTTGGCTTTTCTCAGTAGATCTCATCTTTTTTCTCCTCGTTTTCCTTATCTTACTCGATGCTAATCAATCTGTCAAGCACCGTTTCTCTGGAATTCGTGGGGAGGAACCGGAGAGAACAAGGCAGAATAGACCATAGAACGTGGCTCTAAACAACCGTAATAAATAGAGCCAAATTCCTTGTATTCCTAATAAGAAACAGGAAGTAATAATAGAAGAACAAGAAGGACGAGAGCGAGAGGGGGTAATTATTTCCATTTTGGAAACAGATGGGCTCACCGCATGCCATATTTTCCAATAACCCCAATGTTTTCCGCAATTTCGCGTCCTACATACTGGAATCCTCGTCCACTATCTTGTACTTAAACTCCCCTGTTTTGGAGTCGTACTCGGCTACTTTTGCCTTGATGGCTGCCTCTCTAAGGTCTATTCTAGCCAAGAATCCACCTAAGAACACCCAAGGTACAGCACTCAATAGGACCC